ATTCAAACAAAGAATAAGTGAGTATTCTTTCGGTTTTCAAGTTATACAAAAATTGAAAGACATGTTAGGTGAGTATTTCAACGTATATATATGTCGTAGAAACTTCGGTTCTGGTAAACAATATGGCGCGCAAAGAAGGTTTATAACTGATAAGCGTAGAGATGTGGATATAGCTATATCCTGTCATATAAATGGTTTAAGACCGAAAAAGGGTCGACCCAAACATCCCGGCTCTGCAGTACTGATAACATCTAAGTACGGATCTTCAGAACACAAAAGACTAAGTGAGGTTTTGGGTAAGAAACTTTTAGATAAATGTATGACAGCCATAGGAACAGAAGTACACAGACAGGGTGTTATAAAGACCCCCCTACACCAACAACGTGCAATGACTATGTTTTATGGATGGGATAATTTAAGAGCATTCGTAGTAACAGAACTCTTCAACGGCCAGAATCCGGAAGACGCCTATAAGGTGTTACATAATTTCGAAAAATACATAAAGTCCCAAGTTGACTCCATTATGGAATTTTATAAAGAAAATAGTACTGAGAAATATGATAAGTTCTTTGAAGATAACAAAGATGTTACGTTCAAATATGGGTATTAATAAATGAAGAAAATAAAGAACGTTCAACAGTCTGACAGTGTTAAAAGTAAAATAGAGGTTGTAGACATTAGGGCCTCTGTACAGTATTTGGGTATTAATGGCGATGAGCTTCTAGAGTCAAATCCCAAGTATGTGAAGGCAAACTGTGAAAAGATCATTTCAGGTACCGGTGATGCGTCCATCGTATTTGGTAGAGATAGGAACTATGACAGATCCTCAGGGTATGGAGGGAAGGGTCACACCAAGTCAAATTCTATTGATATAGTGGTAGGTCGTCTTGGACCGACAATCATAACCGGTAACGAATATGCAGAACCAAACTTTGAGCTAGATGCCTGTAGAGTGTATGTATCTCAAAAATCAGATCCGGATAAATATTTTAAAATTGTTGATGGATCAGGATCTCATGTCGGTATTTCCTCTGTTGGACTGAAGGCCGATGCCGTGAGGATAATATCTAGGGACGGGGGGATAAAGTTAGTGACTAATGTCGATAAGGTTAATTCCCGTGGATTTGATATCAATAAGGTACAGGGTGTTGACATAATCGCAGGTAATGACGATACGTATTTACAGTATACCCCAGCTGGAGAAAACATGTTGGACTTAATTAAAAAGTTAATAAAACATGTAGAGGACTTAAATAGTGTGGTGGATACTGTAGTAACCGTACAGTCTGACTATGATAAGGTTATAGCCAATCACTATCATATGTCACCGTTTTTTGGTAAACCAACCACTCCCTCTCTACAATGTACCCAAGCCGGTATACAGACGGTGGTTAATTTGATGTTAAAAGCTAAGAAGTCGTTGATATCACATAAGATGAATCTGGTTAACTTAAATTACAACTACTGCAGCCCGGCCGGCAGTAAGTATGCCCTCTCTCGATATAATAAAATTAACTAACCATACTCGTCTATACAAAAAAATAATAATTAAGTACATCAAAATGGGGTTATAATATGACTAATGATAAAAATATAAAATTAGGAAGTCCCGAAGACTCTTATTATTCGTTTAAAGAGTATGAAGAACAGAAGAGTTCGTGGGAAACAAAGAGAGAGCAGGAAAAGGCCAAGAAAGTAACCGATGTTCAGACTAAAAAACCTGAAAATAACGGTGATGTATTTGTAGAAGACTCTCTTACTAATTTAGCTAAAACAGTCAACAGTACGATATCCATAATGAATGGATATGAGTTAGAAACTAAGAAGTTTTTAGGCAGGGAAGATGTAACAGGTCTAAAACCTTCGAATTTGACTTATAAGTTTCTAACGGTTGCAGCAGAGAAACTGAAGACATTTTTATCCTCTATAGAACTCTATTTGAATGATGGATTAGGTCTTAGTACAGAAGAGTATGGGGACGACATATCTGTTCGATTTGTTCTTAGAAAATCTTACGTTCAAGTGATAGACGCTGAGTGGATGTCGTCACCCAAACAAACAACGATTGAGTATAAGTTTGAATTATTATCTATCAGAATACCAAAGAGTGAATCCGACAGAGATGATGTAAATAAGTGGGTGGAGGTAGAAAAGCAGGGGCTGGATGATATTATAACGAGGAGGGGCGTTAATGTCAATAAGTTAAACCTAGATATTGAGCGTGCTACAGAGGGCTACACGGTAAGGTGGTTATTACACTATTACTCCAGTCTGAAGAGGAACGTTGCCGGTCTTGACAGTGACTACAAACCGGTCAAAATTGATTGGAAGAAGTTTACAGCCATATACTACAGACCTGTTGTACAGATTGAGTATGGCTCTAAAGTTAAAGGTAAAAATAAAAAGACTGAACTTCCAAAAAATAGGGTACAAAAAGACAAGGATGATAAGGATATAGACAATGAAGATAGGAAAGTGGAGAAGTATAACAAGGAGAAGTCTACATATGCCATTGACGACTCTAAAGAGACTCTCCTGGCTTTATTGGATAAATTAGAGTCGATCGACGCGTTCTTTAATGAATTTATGAATGTGGTAGATTATGATAAACTCCTCAAAGAGGCCGACAAGTGTTTTGGGGATTATGTTGATACAAGTTCAATATCTGACTCTCTGGAAAATACGATAGGAGATTCGTTGGAAAACGCACAGGGTGATATGGATGGTGATATGATTATGGATGACACCACCAAACAACTCATAGATGAATATAATAAAGATATCACAAAGGATCAGTCTGTAGAAAAAACTCAAATACCAACGATATCGTTTGATGATAATATAAAGGTATATGATCCATCGGGTGGTATTCAAGATGCATTCGAGACTTCCCTAAAGAGTGTTATTAAGAATTCACTAATCGCGAGTGTAAAACAGGCCCTTGGTTCTGAGTCTGGTATATCCTGTGATACTTTAAAACGACTGATAGATGATAACACTTGGAGTCGTTTTAAGGACAGCGTAACGGATACATTAAACGACATAAAAAACATATCTCAGGAACTATTAAGTGAGACACTGGAGGGTGTGTTACAATATGCGAAACAGTTCATGAATAAAGACGTGTGTATAACTCCAGATATGATGATATCCATGTTAGATTATATCAATGAGTCGTACACACCCGAAGCTCAAATGAGTTTATTAGAGGGGACGGCCAACCAGGATACGATAAATATGGCCATGAACGATCTGAATAGGATTATGTATTCAACTGGCACATGTGATGAGTTGGTAACTGATGTAGAGATAATAGAGTACGTATTCAATGCAGTCGGTTCGGACCCTAATTGGTTTGGTCCTGAAACGTTAGAGGAGTTGGATAATATCATTGAGTCCGGAAGTGATATGGATGTCACATATGGGGCCAAAATAAAATGTACTAATGCATATGACAGATTACGTAATTGGTTAGCTAACAACGGCTATGATGAAGACTATATAGATTGTATTGTCAGTACTGATACGGAGAAAAAAGAAGCCGGCAAAGAGGCAGTAAGTGATCTACAAACCGGAGATTTTAGAGATAATATACCTAGTCAAGAAGAGATAGTCAACTCGAATATGATTAGTAACCAATCATTTCAGAAAATATTAAAAGAGATATTTGATGTAAATTACAGACCTCTGTTTATTCAATATAAAAACCTACTATCCTATTGGGTTCCTCGTTTGAGTAAGGAGGATTATAATGAGGACAAACAGGTTGATTTTACTTCCAACATACCCAATGATGATCTACCAGAGGGTGTAACTAAAGATGATATAAAGGATAAGTATTTTACAGAGTTGGAATATAGTGAACCACCAGAATTAGAAACGGCCGACGAGGCCAATGCTAAAGCCGTCCTGAAACAGTTCAGGGGTAAGTTTAGTATATCGGATTTGATTTTTGATATTGTAGATAATAATATTACAATCTCCTGGGAGGCCGAAGAACCTGCCTACAGTGGTAGCCCTAAACAGTATAACACAAAACGTGTCAGTATGAATTATGACTATGGTAATGGTTACAGTGTTGATCTTACGAACGCGGTTTTGCAAAAGAGTGAGTTCGAAGCCTCCTACGTAGGAACTCCCACCACTACCGAACTGTACAGTGAGGAGTTAATTTATAAGAATGATAGTACGTTGATGGATAGTCGTACTGAGTTCGGGGATAGATTATATTCTAACGCCAAGGAGTTATTTGATGTAGATGAGTTTCCTGCAGATACAAGTGTTAGGGATTATATATATAACAAACTTTATGATAAGATACTGTTTGGGATGATTCAAGACTATGCGGGAGATGTAAGTTTTGTAGGTCGTAATAAACTAAAGGGATATTATGTATTAGATAGGGACTCAAGGGGATTACCCTCCGCCACTGCAGATGGTTTTGAACTTTTTTCCAATCTCCTCAAAAGTGTAGAGTCGATCGATTGTATAAAAGATAAGTGTAATATTTTCAATAGTGACCTAATTCTCAGAGACTCGTTGTTACTATTCACTCATTGGGCAAAAGACAACCTAGATTCAGACTCGTATGAATCAGACTTTATGAGCTTGGCTAATACTATAGTTCAGGTAAGAATATATATACTGGAGTATGTTTTTTCAAATCTTTACTCTACGAGAAGGTATGACGATTTTTCAACTGATCATATATTAATAAATCGATTAGTAAAAAAATATAATACTTACTTCGACGGTAAAGGTCTGGATATAACACACCATGCGATATTCGGTCAATTACAGGAAGTTAAGGTTTATGAGGATAAATTATATGATATTATAGAGTATGATTTACAAAAACTTATACCTCAACTTAATATTTTATTGATTCATAATAGAAATCAGAGATTCGATTCTTTGATATCAAGTAATTTACCCATATGGAACTTCGTTGGATATACGGACGATATGGCGAGTTTCAATGGAATTTACCAAAATGATACCAGTATTCCTTCTAAGAGTTCTTCCGATATTGGATTTATTACCAACACGGAAGGTCTTTTTTATAGAATGTGGTACATGGATGGTGATAGTAGGGTTTTGGTCGGTGGTACTAAGATAGAGGAGTTGGATAAGTCGTTTTTGTATATAGATTTTTCTGATGAGGAGAATGCTAAAACCCTTTCGGAGATATATAATGCTGATGATATTGTACATTTCGATCTTTGTTATGGCGTATTTGATTATACGGCAGGAGTAAGTAGCTCCACGACAGAGGGACAGATAAAGTACATAATACCTATAGTGGAGGATATTCATTCATGTAGACTACAGTCTGATGGTATCGATACGTTGTACGATTCTGATGGTATGGTAGAATTTACAAATGGAATATTCGACGCCCAAAACTTGTCCGGAATATTTGGACTATTTGTAAGTGACTGTGTTCGTATTACTACGGACTACGACGATCTTTTCGAAGATATGCTATTACAAGCTCAGGAGACTAATGAAGGTATAACCGAGTCCATGTTGAATGAATCTATAGATAGTTTGGTAGATTACGATTTCGAGTCAATGTTGAGTAAGTCTGTTGATGACAACGACACATTCGGTCTGTTAAAGAGTTTCAGGGCCAGTAACTCAATTGAAAAAATGGCTTCAAAAATGGCCTTAGATACCGCTAAATTAATATTCAAGGGTGTGGTCGAACAGTCTGATCCAAACATTAGAGCTGCTCGCACTCTGGTCGACCTGGCCAAAATAACAGGTAAAAATATACCCATAACTGTTGCATCGTTGGGTATACTGTATCCAACCAATATAACACCTCCTTTCGGTTGGGGCCCCCCAATAACACCTGCAGGTTTCGGATATCTGGCCCTTGAGACTGGATTTGAGACAAAGTCTAAAGTGTCGGAATCTTTAGATAATAGCATATCGTCTGTTACGGGAGAGTCGGACTCTACAGTTACTGATGATTCTAATTTAGAGGATATAGAGTTTTTTGATATAGAGAGAATATGTAGGGAATATCAAGATGTTCCGGTATATACTAAACCGGAACGCGAAGAACCACAACCAGAAGAGGAAGAAGATACATGTCAATTACCACAACTAAATATATAGGTCCTCAATTACCTTTAGTCAAGAATAAACAATTCGGTGATTATGTACTTACGAGTGATTACGCAGTACAGGTGAAACAGAATCTAAAGAATATAGTCATGACTAACAAGGGTGAGCGAATGATGGACAAGGATTTCGGTCTGGGTATTAGAGCCTACCTATTCGAGAGTAATACAGTTGGTGCATTTGACGGTATTAAGTCTGATTTGATAAAACAAGTATCAACATATCTGGGTGATGTAGTAGAGATAAAGGATGTGGTGGTGGATCAAAATACTCAAAACCCAAACGTAATAAGTGTACAGATATACTATAACATTCCAGATTTAGAAGTGGAAGATGTATTAGAGTTATATTTTCAGTAGTAGTATGTAATTATCGTATGGAGATAATAAAATGAAGAATAGAAAACAAGTAGGAATCAACTCTCTGATGAAATATACTGATAGGGATTTTGATTCGATTAAAGCTAGTATTGTGGCGAATATAAAGAGATATTATTCGGATACATACAACGATTTTACTTCATCCGGATTTGGTACCATGATGGTCGACACTGCTTCGTATATTGGAGACGTGTTGTCTTTCTACTTAGATTATCAGGCCAATGAGTCTTTTCTGGATACGGCCATTGAGTATGAAAATATATTAAAACACGGTAGACTGTATGGTTATACTACACAGTTGGGATACGCATCCTACGGTCTTGTAGCGTTATACGCAACCGTCCCCGCTGATAGTACTGGTGTTTCACCTGACAGTGATTATATACCGGTCTTAAGACGTGGAAGTACCATGTCGACCGTTGACGATAAAAACTTCATCCTTGTTGATGATGTAGACTTTTCAGTTAACAGCGAGGTCAGAGTAGCTACAGTAGATACCACAACTGGTGTACCCCTATCGTACGCAATAAAAACGTTCGGCAGAGTTATATCAGGAGAGGTCAAGACCGTAGAATCGGTAGTAGGTAACTATGAACAGTTTTTAAAGATATCTCTAGAGGATGATAATATAACTGAGATTATATCTGTTTTTGACTCTGAGGGGAATGAGTACTTTGAGGTTGATTTTCTGTCTCAAAATACTGTATATAGGGAGTTGACGAACACAATAGCCAGTAATCCGGAAATGATATTGAAACCCATAATAGTGTCTCGTAGATACATCACGAGGGATGATACTACCGGTACATATATACAGTTTGGTGGTGGATCTGACAATATTTTAACACAGGATTATGTGAACAATCCTCAAGATGTAGTAATGAATTTCCATGGGAAAAACTATATTACTAACGCAACAGTTGATCCAACAAAACTCATTAAGAGTGACAAGTTCGGTATATCGCCATCAAATACAACATTAACGGTTTCCTATAGATTGAACTCATATGAGAATGTGAATGTTGGTGTTGGTGGATTGAATGCGGTGGTTTCGTACGATACGTACTTTAGAGATAGTATTAATTTAAATGAAAACGTAATGAACACTGTTACCAGGTCAATAGAGGTATACAACGAAGAACCTATTGTGGGTAGTGTATTGACCGACAATTATGAAGAGTTGAAAACTAGAATATTTGACATGTTCTCAGCACAACATCGTGCAGTAACAGCTCCGGACTATAAAGCCTTGGTCTACAGTATGCCTTCCAAGTTTGGTGGAGTTAAAAGATGTAATATAGTTAGTAATCCAAGCAATGTACTTAAGGATGACTTAAACCTCTATATTACCTCGGAAGACGCTTTGGGTAATCTAATAGACGCGAATTCAACTATAAAGTCTAACATTCGAACTTGGTTATCTGGAAACAAGATGGCCTCCGACACTATCAGTATTTTAGATGCTAAGATTTTGAATATAGGTATAGATTTCGATATCATAGTAAAGGATGGATTTAACAGACTTAATGTTCTGGATGAGTGTATAAACACATTGACCGAGTATTATTCGGTACTGGATGAAATAGGAGAACCGTTCATGATATCGGATATATATACAAAGTTAAAATATATCGATGGTGTTTTAGACTGTACCAGCGTCAATATATCTCAGAAAGAAGGAGGCGACTATTCCAGTCTTAGATTTGATATGTCACAGGCCCTTAGCAGAGATGGTCGTCAAATAAATATACCTAAAAATGTGGTGGTTGAAATAAAATATCCTGACTTGGACATAAGAGGAGTTGTTAGATAATGATTAAACGCTATTTTGCAGACAAAGACACTACCATAACGAATGCCTATGATACGTTTATGACCGGTAGAAAGACCGACGCCAACATGGGGGCCTCTGATATATTAGAAACGTATGCCTTGTACGGTAGGTATGGGGACGATACTAGTTATAATGAGACATCTAGGGCGATTGTTAATTTTGACAACACACAACTCTTGGCTGACGTAACTGCTGGGATTATAGACTTGTCGTCTGATAAAGTATACTTTAGACTCTTCAATGCCCCCCATGGAGAGACGTTACCGTCTAATTTTGATATTAAGATATACCCCCTAACCAGAGACTGGGACGAGGGTACGGGTCTCGATATGGAAAACTATTTGGATGAGGGTGGTGCAAGTTGGAATGACGCTACAGACTCTGTTACGTGGACAGCTGCCGGTGGAGATTATGACCCAACAAAAGAAAAAACGGCCAGTTTCGATAGTGGTGATGAAGATATATTGATCGATATCACAGACTGGGTTGTATTGTGGGATGCAGCGACGTTGACCAATTATGGTTTTCTTATAAAGATAAGTTCCGAGACAACTGATACGACGTATTACACGAAACGATTCTTTGCGAGAAAGTCGGAATACTTTTTCAAAAGGCCTATATTAGAGGCCAGAATAGGTTTAGATACCTCCACTCTTACAAAAACAGAGCGTAGTGAATCCGACGGTCGAGAAAACTTCTACTTTAGTAGTCCTCTGGCTTCGGTCACCGACAACGCGAATATAGTTTATTTATATAATAATGTACGTGGGGACTTTAAGGACATTCCAGGCCAAGGAGAGTTTACCACCACCATGATTTGTAAGTTGTGGAATAATGACTACTCTCATGTGATAGACAGTCAAAGTGTTACTTGGGTACGTACGGGAGTGTACTCTGCAACATTTACCGTAGATGAAAGTACCATTATAGGTGATTATAGTACTATACATGATGTTTGGTATCCGGCCTCTACGTCCACCACCGAACTTTATATTGGAGATATAATTCCAAAAACCTTCTCCGAAGACGTCTCTGATTATTCTGTAGAGAACGAGATAGATAAAAAATATATTATAAATATTAGAGATTTACGTAGAAGTTATAGAAATGATCAAGATATCAAGTTTAGACTCTTTGCAAGAGACAAGTACTGGAAACCTAACATGTATGTTAGTTACACTGAAGAGTACGGTGACAATAAAGAAATAATAGACTATCTTTATTACAAGTTATACAGAACTTCAGACGACACCGTTATAGTGGATTATTCACATGAGAACTCTGTTGATTACAGTAGGGTTCCATACGACAGTCTCGGTAATTTCCTAGAGCTTGATTTGTCCATGTTAGAACCGGATTATATGTATGCAATAGAGTTTTTGTATAAATCTAATGATCACTATTATCAGTTCGATGATATTTTTAAATTCAGAATTGATAAGGTCGAAGGTTTAAACGAAGTGTAGTTTAAATCAAATTCTGACTGTGTCTGACACGATATTTGAAACACCCCCTTCCATCCCCCCTCCCAAAACAACAAAATCAAAAAATACCCCCCATACGTTAGTTTGTTGACAGATTCAAAAAAAGATCCTCAAAGTCAAATTATCGATAATTACTGTTAGTGATTTTACACATAGTATTATAGGAAACCGATATGACTTATACGAGTAAAAAAGAACTTATAGATTTGAGAGACAGTGGCCAAGAGGTCGAATCCAAAGCTTTTATAGATGAGACGGTTAAGTGGGAAGATACATTTATACCCAATATAGATTTTTCTGATCCGAGTACCTTTGCAAAGTATGGTCTAGCGGAAAAATATTACATTGATTCAATAAACTATGTAAGGAACTTCTATCCGTATGATGGTTCATTGGCCGAGAGACAGAAGTGGTATAACGAGTCTAGCTATTTGGATAAGTACGTTTTTGACAGTATGTATCCTAGAAACAATGGCCATATTTCCATTTCTGCAACCGGTTGGGGAACACAGGCCGCAGTTAGTTCCGGAGTTGGACTACCGAGTCTGGTTGAGTACATAGAGGTCCATGGTGGACCCAATGTGAATAAAGATACTAAAATAGATGGGGATACGTCGTTTGATTACGATAAGTCAAATATATTAGATTCCACAAATGACAGAGAGAGTAATCTGGAGTTTGGATCTGACAATACGGTAGAGTTCTATCTTAAAAAGTCATCCGCAGCTACTCTCACCAATGAAGAGGTTGTATGTGATATTTGGAATAAAGAGACGTACGGTACATCCAATTATGCCAGACTAACAATCGTTATCGATAATTTGACTCCGGATTTTAATGTAATATACAAGACTTCCAACACCGGTTACGTCTCCACGGCCGTAAGTGGAGGTAATCTTTCGTTTGATGGCAACTGGCACCACTGGGCGTTTGTGTTTGATGACACCAGCAATTCGTTGTTCGTATACATGGATGGTTCTTTGGTTAATACGGTTACTTCATTAGCCAGTACTGGTGGTCTTGTACAGCGAAATATCGTAGGTATTATCGGAAGTTACCAAGCTCCAACGGTCGGAAACACCGGTTTATCTTTAGGGTATGGAAAGTTGGAGGGGTCTCTAGATGAGTTTAGATTCTGGAAAACGGCAAGAACGGACAAAGAGGTCGGACGTTATTATAACTTTACTCTTGGTGGTGGGACTAATACTGATGATTCCAATGTGGGTCTTGGTATATATTTCAGGTTTAACGAAGGAATAGTGGGAAACTCTTCATTTGATAGTAATGTGGTGGACTACTCTGGTAGGAACAGTAATGGTACGTGGGTTGGATATACTACTTCTTCTAGAGACACTACTTCTGCAATGGTTGTGGGTGGCTTTAGCGAATCCGAGTTTGAGGATCCCGTATTATATAAATTGAGTCCGGATTATATAGACCTGGTTGATACATATCAGAAAATTGGTGAAGTGTATGATTTACAGAACACCAACAATATATATAACAACTTCATCCATTCGTGGTATGTAGATGAGGACATCGAGTATGGTGAAGAGGAGTTAAAAACTCTATCTCAGATAATTGGTAGTTATTTTGATACTTTATTTCTACAAATTCAACATCTACCATCACTAAAGACACCGGATTATTCTGATGCTAACAGTTTTGGTAATATACCATATGGGGCTAAATTATTAAACAGTGTGGGATTTGTAAGTCCGGATCTGTTTAGTGACGCGTCCATATTCGAAAAGTACTTCAATCGCGATGATGATGAATTGTATGAAAGTAAGATTCATGACATAAAGCAGTTTATCTATACAAACATTTATAACAACATATCTCACGTTTTTAAAAGCAAAGGAACAACAAAGGCCTTTGCCGACTTGATTAGATGTTTTGGTATAGATGATAGTGTGTTGAATTTACAGGTATACGCCGATAATTTTAAGTATGATTTGGACGACGTAAGAGAGAAAAATGTAGAAGTTAGAAAGAAGTTTGTAACTGCAGCCCACTCCGACAACCACGATGCATCCATATATGGAAACAAACCAGGTTCAGACGCCAATGAAAAGGATTATATTCCAGACGTTGGTACTAACGCCAAGCATGTACCTATAACCTTCGAGTGTGATACAATTTTCCCTAAACTGGATCATGACGTCACTTTTACTAAGTCCTCCATATTTGGATCATATCAACCAGATACCCTAAACCCGGAAGCGTTTGCGGTAACCCAACTGTCAGACTTTCAGGTTTATGCAGAGAGAGATTCATCGAAGACTAACTTTGTAAGGTTCACATTGGAGTCCACAGGTTTAAGTATAGCTTCACTCGATACTGACTATTATGAGGACGTTTATGAGGGTGAGAGATGGTACTTTACTGTTAAGGTCCACAATGAATCGAAAAATATGGGTGTTACAGACTATAAGGATTACTATTTAACTTTCAACGGTTATAATGTGAAATATGGTGAGGTGGTACAGAGTTTTTCTAAGGTTACATCACTTACTAGTGCTGCAGCAGTTGATTTTTTAAATAAACCAAAGAGACTATACGCACTGGCCCAAAGAGCCGATTGGAATGGTACTGTATTGACTAAATCGGATGTATCCGTCGGTGCAGTACGTATGTGGTGGGGTGATTTGTCTGACGAGACGATGGAAAGACACGCTGTTAGTCCGGACAATATTGGTACTGATAGTCCTATGGATCCATTCATTTTAGGTCCTGCCTCTTTAGACGGATATAATGTACCGCAAATAGCGACAATAGTACTACAGTGGACTTTTGATACCAACACTACGTTGTCGACTACCACCATTCCGTATATATATGATACGTCTGGTGGTGATGCGGGGAGAGATGGTAGGTATGTGGCTTGGATAGACAGTGTAATAGCTTACAGATATCCGGCAACAGGTATTGGTTTTACAGAAGTTGATCCAAATAATGTGTATAATAATGAGTATTTAACTACTACAATTCAAATGTTACCTGAAAATGTAAACGGTAACGACATGATTGTATCGCGCGATTATTATGAGCTGGAAAAGTTCGATCCCAATGAAGAACCTATAACTTATGTATATTCTTTTGAAAAGTCTATGTATAGGGTTATATCCGAAGAAATGGTTAAGTTTTTCGGAGTAATGAGTAACTTCAGTAATTTGATTGGTAGGAATGTGGATAGATATCGGTTGGAGTATAAAAGACTTAATAAGTTAAGAAAGTTGTTTTTCGAAAAGATAAGTAATGAACCGGATTTGGAGAAGTTCGTTACATATTATAGGTGGATTGATAAGGCGGTAGGTATTATGTTGAATGAACTGATACCTGCGAGTACGGATTTCGTCGAAGGGGTGAATGATGTAGTTGAAAGTCACATATTAGAAAGATCAAAGCATTTCAACAAGTTTCCAACTATAAATCCCATCGAACAGGAAGAGCTGGAAGGTCAGATGATTTCCGGTGGTGAAAGATTGTACAATTTTACAATCGGCACCCCTAGGTATAGTACTACACCAATATACAAGCTAGGTTCAAGTACATCGCTGTTAGAGTCGAATATCGGATATTATAAATTTGATGAAAATATCAGTAATACTATTGTAAAGAGTTCTTATGGCGGTGTTTACGGAGAATCCAGTATAGACACCAAAGACTTACATGACTCTAGTGGTAGGATATCGAGTTGTTTTAATTTTAATCCAGCCAATGAGAGTGTAACGATACCTGTTGAGTCATATCCCGGAAAGTATTTTTCCTTAGATAAACCATTCTCCATAGCCGGCTGGCTTAAACCAGATAACCTGTCTACTAATCGTTTTGTGTTGGGCACTCTTGGAGCATCTGGTACAGACGGATTGGCCATAGTTCTCCTGGCCGCCGGTCCAGGTAAACTGTATTTTACCTTTAGGTACGGTGCCGCTTATTGGAGATGTTTACAAAATATAACTTTTGTTAGTACTGGAGGTTGGTCTTTTATAACATGTACATATGACGGGTCTGGTACTATATCTGGTATGAAGACGTATGTTAATACCATAGAAGATAGTAACTTGTCCTCCTCCGGACTCATGAGTTCAATTGATACATCAGATCCTATAGTATTTGCAAATGATGAGCTACCCACATGGGTCGATTTTGACGGTAGTATGGATGAGTTTGGATTTTGGTCCAAAGTATTATCTCCTACAGAAATAACTGAATTGTATAATAGTTCCGCGGGAATTACCGTAACTAAGTCCTATAGTGGTTTCGATAACACTAAAAGCTCTTTATGGTTAAATGAGCGCGCTGATCGTACTATGGTCGGTCTTGAAACGACATCATTTCCTGCGTGGGATGTCAATAGAAATATCATTCGTGATATTTCTACTATAAAAAATAGAGAAAAAGAAATAACGTTATATGACTACAATAACTCTACTACATATGAAAGATCTCCATACTGGTCAAGAGCTATAGCAGGTCCCGTGAGGGTCAGTGGTATATTGGATGTACAGAAACATGGTGGTATAAATTATAACAGCTATTCCAGAAATCCAAACTTTATTAATAGTTTGATGGGTCAAGGTAAGAGTCTTAAGGTTGAATCCAGTACATTTACCAGTGACGATTCGACAGACTATGAAGATTTGATAACAACTGAGAAAGCCGGAGTGTTTACTGTCGACAACGGTACCGACCGCGGGAGCTATGATTCGAACAAGATTGATAAGTTGGTACCTATAAATATGATGAGAGAACGTTCCAACGACTCCCTAACATTCAGGAACGTACATTCTGATTCTTATTTGATAGGTGGTGAAGAGCCCCTGCAGTCGGTTTACACCAAACAGGTACAGGGTGGTAGGAAGTATAGAAAACAACAGATAGGTTTAACTAGCAATAGGTCAGAGGCTTTTATAGTTAGTGAAAGTGATTCGGATTATAATATAGGATTTGGCACGTCATCTGCAGGAATCGATCCAAGTATGGTATTGTTTGGAAATACAAATGGTGGAGGAGATCCTGACTCCAACTCTATAGAGGTAGATGCATCGACCAGTTTACATAGAAATCCTAACGATGGAGAAAGTATAAGTGTCTCTTGTTGGATCAAAATGAGAAACAATACCGGATTTAATAATAAGATGTTTATATTTACCAATGGAATTTTTGGATTCGCCGCCAACGATGCCATGGATACCGGTACTGCAGGTCCCGCAGATCCAACCATTTGGTGTTATTCTAGTAATGCCGGCGGTACTGAATATCGTGAGGATACTGGAGTGTCGTTGTCTGATGGTCTTTGGCATCATGCATTAATTTCTATAACTGGTAACGCTCTTAACCCCGCAGATGTGGTCTGTTGGGTTGATGGTGTCAAGGTGGCAGACTATACTGAGTCTTTTGCAAATAACAGAGCCTACAGTACCAATAGAAAGTGGACGTTTTGGCATATCTACAACAAGAGTGGAACTACACAGATGTATTTTGATGGATCAATTGATAACTGTACAGTGTGGGATACCGATCTGGTTGAAAGTGATATGAATGAGATATACATGAATGGGGATGGTAGGAACTGTTTTGATCCATCAACTCATAGTAAGTCTGCCAATTTGATGGAGTGGTGGAGTGTCGGGGCCGCAACGGATGATTTCTCGGTACCAAGCGCGTATGGATTAACCAGTTATCTAGATTCGCCAACTAACGATGGTAAGATATTGAGAGTCTCTCCTACCTCGTCGGATGATTATGAACTGACAACCGAGACTGGATGCGGTTCAGAGGCCACTGATAAAAAGAGAGTTACATCATATATCATAAAGGATGTATCTAGACATGTTTCTTTGGGTAACAATAGAAGTGAAAAACCTTATAGGAGTTAAGAATGACTAACTATAGAGAAGAGTATGAAGTTGTTGGAACATCTTCAGGTAGAACCAATAACAATAGATGGTTAACGGATGTCGGATCTGAGGTTGTCACCACTGGCCACCACGTCAAGCATGAGGTGGACTTAGTGGATGGTTTGATATCCTATTGGCCAATGTATGATAACGACTCTAACACTATGGTTGTCGATATACACGGTTCCAATAATGCCACATGCTCTACCAACACTTCCGTTATTAGTTCTGAAGGTAGAATAGAACGCTCGATGTACTTTGATGGTTCCAATAATTATGTTGATATATCAAGTCTAGAGTCAACACCTGGCGAATACATCAACGCTAATAAACCATTCACGTTTTCATTTTGGGTTAACTTCAAAACACTTTCAGGTTTTAAGGGTATTATAAGTTCATCCTTAAATGCTAACTTTGCTGGATTTAACATATCACACAACGGGGCATTACTCTATATAACTGTAAACGAGGATATATCTAACAACTATAGATATTCGTCGTACGGTAATGAATTGGTAGTTGATACTTGGTATCACATGGTATGTGTTCATAATGGAGAACATTCAGAGGACAGGACTCAAAAGTGGTCTTTTTATATTAATGATCGAAAGATACCACTTAAGTTTGTCTTAGACAATCCTGCAGGAGGAACTTTGAGTGACTTCGCGACCACACCACTTAGGGTTGGTTATTTGGATACGTATACAACATACGATTTTGATGGGTATATAAGCGATATTGGATTTTGGAGTAGAGATTTGGACTTATTTGAGTCGTCCGTACTCTATAATGAAGGTAAGGGGTTATCCTATGAGTATTTTAAACAATCAAAAGTAGAGGGTATAAAAAGTGGTGTGATAGATAATGTTGTACCAGAGTATGGTTCTAATATTGAGTCCAACATGTTGGCCTACTGTAAGTTTGATGATGATGAAGCTTCAACTGTGGTCGTAGATAGTACTGGTAACGGTGACGGCGTGTTAAATACTAACTCCTCCACCATAGCATTACCATATGGAATAAACGGTCATGCATTTGATTTTTCAATTAGTAATCATTTTATTGATTTGGATAGACTTAAAACCTATATAGGGCAGGGTCTGATGTTCTCTGTGTCATTGTGGTTTTATGGTAGTACTTCTAGAACCCTATTTGGCAATACCAACACGTCGGCAACTTCTGGGTTGGGAGTCTATGTGACTGGTTCGGGAGCCCTATCAGCCTTTGCCGCAACGTCGTCAGGTAATTACAGGACTTTAGTGAGTAGTGAGACTCTTTATACCGGTTGGAATCACTGTGTGTTAACTTATGATGGAAACTCTGACTCAAATGGATGGCTTACGGGAGCCCGGCTCTATGTGAATGGTGTTGATAATAACACTACATTGGCGGGTGGAACGCAGACGTCATTCACTCCTGCAAATTTTTTCATAGGTAGATTATCGGGAACTTATGATAATGGAACAATGGCCGATTTTTCTTTTTGGGATATAACCTTAAGTCAGTCAAATACGGACTTATTGTATAATAACGGTAAAGGCCGATTTTATGGAGAGTTCGGAACAGGAAATGTGAATTATGGTTTACCGGATGTGTCTAAAGGTCTTAAAGCTTTTTATCCTATGAATGATAATAATTCAAGTACTGATGTATCCGATTATACCGGTAATTTTAATGGTACATGTACAAACGCCACATCTACCATATCTGAACCTGGTTATTTGGATGAATCACTTACGTTGGGTGTAACAGACTATATAACATTACCGATAGAAAATAATACAGCTGGTAGGTATCTAGATATAAGAAAACCGTTTACGTTTTCATTCTGGGTGACTGGAGATATGTATACCTCATACTATAACTTCCCAGTTAGTACACTTAACTCAAGTACAAGGGGTCTGTTGGTGTATCAAAATACTACCGATGATCTAGTTGTACGTTTCTATGAAAGTTCTGGTGTTAATGAGAGTATTACCACCACAGCCACTTTACCGGTGGACAATCTGTTCCATCATGTGGCTGTAACGTATGACGGTAAAAATATAGCCAACGGTACCGGTATATATTTTGATGGAGCCAAGATGGATACTACATATGTAAACACTTCTGGTCCCGTCGAGAACTTCTCTACCGACGTCGATATATATATTGGACTGCGTTCCTCTGATTCAACGGCCAGTAATACAGATTCCGAATATTCAGATTTTGGATTTTGGAGTAGAGAATTGGGGAATGGGGAAATTAGATATCTTTATAATAACGGGTACGGACGCAGACCTGAAGATATAGTAAGGGTGAATGATACAAATAATGAGAACAGTAGGCTGGTGTATGATAAAATAAAGTCTGACCTAGTTTCATATTACAAGATGAATGACGATATAGTTTCAGAATCTACGACATGTACTGACTATTCTGGTAACGCATTAAATGGTACATATGCCTCAGAAACCCCGACATGTTTAACCACAGATAGTAATACTTTATTAGCTCTAAACTGTGACGGAACTGTTGATAATATAATGACAACAACTGTCGAGAGTTATCAAGGTCAGGTTTTTTCTATTGACAAACCATTTTCTGTATCCATGTGGACAAAGGGTATCGCATCGTCCACAACGGCCAGGATACTCTTCGCGAATACTGTGTCTGGCCCAATAGGTATAACGGTATTGGTCTATAACGGCCGAACGGAGTTCATTTTGGATGGAGCAAATGGTAATTTTAAATATATAGAAAATGTATATTCATTAACCGATCTAGATAGATGGTATAATGTTGTGGTTACATATGATGGCCAAGGAGCTACTAGCGGTAATACCGGTGCGGATAGTATGAAGATATATATAGACGGCAGATACAGTCTTTACGCTTCAGGAGGTTCAGGTCGGTATGATGAATTTAGTACATCTTCCAACATGATAATCGGTTCAGCACCAGTGGACAGAGTTCCGACCTATTTACCCACTTATGCTCCAGTGACGGAGGTGATGATTTGGTCTAGACAATTATCCGATCATGAAATTGCATTAGTGCACAATTACGGTGCACCGTTTAACTTTCAAGTAAGTGATAATATTTATTATCCGAGAATGTCTGGTGATCACTTTAATACCAGTGTTATTGATACTGTAAGTACGTACGATGGTTTCACTCCCGACTCTGAACGTGGGAGAAACACAGACGTATTTGTTAATCGTTTTAATGGTACTACAGACATCAACGGTGCCGTTGGATATTTAGATAAGGAGGCTCTGGAGAAGACGCCTTATAGTGCGACCCCATGGCGTAATCTCAAGGTCAGAAAACAATTAGACGATGAGTGGAGATAATAATGTCGAATATAACCAAATTTGGTGCCTATAGACTGTTTGGAGACAACCAGGATCATATATTAGTAAAAGACCAACCTATGGATTTTAATGAGGGGTCTATATCGTTTTGGATAAAAGTTCCAGAGAAACTCGATCATGATAGTGTGTTGGTACGTACTGGAGATTATGTTAATGGGTCGATAGACTATTTTAGACAGGTGGTGGTTGAGTATGGATTAAGTGATTTCACCATTAGATATGATATTTCACCCGATGTAACAACTGTTGGTAGTATATTATCGTCTTTAAAGTTACTTTATAATCAGTGGTATCATGTGGTAGTATCTTTTGATTACACAAGTCGTAGTTCCATTACGGGAGCTAATATCTTGGTCAATACTAGTGTGATAGTTAACGGTGTGGAAGATACTGGATTGATGACAGATTTAGTGTCTGCGACAACATACAGTATCTACTACAATAGAGGAAACACCAGTGTCGGCTGTGGTTATAGTCTGAATAAACGTGTAGACGATACTGAGTATGAGGGGTATATAACTCAATTAAGTTTTTGGAATGTAAAATTGAATGAGATAGATTCTAGGGTTTTATATAATGATGGAAATCCAACCAGTTTAAATGAGTATTCCAAAGCTCTCAATGTGGTAGTATGGTATAAGTTAAATGACGCATCCCCTTACAGATCCAGGGTAAAGTCATATATAGAGGATTATAGATATAACCATAACGCGGCCCATAAGCGATCGGATTTGTTGGTACCAATTAATAGTTCTTTTAAACACTATGATTATCCAAGTAGTATTTCTGATTCTGATGATATAAATTCACGAAATAATAAAAATAATGGTTTTATAGACATCATGAGACCAGAGACTGATTATGGATATAGCTGGATTAACAACTCTGATGATAGGAGTGAAATAAAACCCAAACTCCAATGGCCATCTTCACAGACTAAGTATCCATATTTTGGTACCAATACGAATGAATATGGAGTGGTCGATAGTTCTGATGACGGTGATTTTTACATAGGTAACGCCTTTAGTTTCGGTTTCAATGTGCACTTTGCTTCGATGTCAGCATCAACCTTAATACACAAGGGAGGGAAGGACGATGTTCCTACCACAAGTTACAGGATCGGTACAGATGCGTCCGGATATCTAGTCTTTGAATTAGTAACTGCAGGTCTGGTGTCTAAAACACTATCTACATCCACCTATGCCCTTAAGGCTAACTATAGATATAGGGTTGTTTGTAGGTACGATGAAAGTACTGACGAGGGGAATATGGATGTACTTAACCTATCTGACGGTACCGGTGTGTCTGTTAGTGGTGCATCTTTCCTGGCCGGTGACACTATCAATGATACCGGTTTGATATTATTTGGTAAAGCTCATAAAACAAGTGAATCTAACAAGATATCGGATATATATTTGTGGGATCACTGGATAACTCAGAATTATTTGACAGACGACGATGCGGCCGCCAATCTTACCGGTACTAACATCGTTGATATATTAAGATGGTCGGGAAGTTATACCACGGGAATCGATAGTTTATATACGTATACTAAGTTAAATGAACAGACTGGACTTGTTGGAAATGATATATCTGGTAATTCTAGAAATGTTACATTAAATCCGATTGTAGTGTGGAATGATCAGGATGATGATTCTAACGTTGGGATGTTCTCTAAGTTTTCACCAGCTAGTAATATATATATTATTGGTGAAAATGTTGGTTACGGTGAAGGATCCAACTTTACCATGGGTGTCAAGATCAATTCAGATTATGATGATACAAATTTAATAGTCATGGGGAACAACTATAACACGCCGAGTGACTATGAGTGGAGGTTGACCGTTACACAAACGGCCATCGGTGTGTTTGATATTGAATTGTATATGTCGAACGGTTCCTCAACTTTCGTGACGTCCGTCCCGGACTATTTGGTCAATACGGATATTACCATCGTCGCGACCTATGATAGTTCAACGTACTACGCTTACCTGTACGCTTTTGATTCACTGGGTGGTGTTGTGTGGGATAGAGTAACGATACCTAGTGGTAGGGGTGTTTTGTCTGATCCTGACTTTTATATAGGTGTCGGTAAGACTACTGTACTGGGTGCCTATTTTGGTGGTACTATATATGATGCATTCTATGATTATGCATTCTGGCCATCAGAAATGGTGGAGTATTACCTACAGGGAGGTCGTTTCAATAATTTAAAACGACCAAAATTTGTATGGAGTATGGATGAACAGAAATATGGTCAAATCAACAATAGTTCTAATACCGTTGGTCAGTTGTACCAAAATAACTCTTATTTTTCAAAAGTGTAGAATCTAATATACTTCAAATAAAATCAAAGGAAGGGGTACTTACACAAATTGAATAATTATATCTGAATATTTGATAAGACTTTACATAAGGTGATAAAAATATGACAGTTATAACCAAAGGCGATTTAGGAAGTTACGAATTTGCAGGTCAGAGACGGTATGCCGACTCTGAAAGCAACGTAGACGCTGATCCAACAAAGAGTGATTTTACACCAAACGATTTCGTTGGTTTAAATCAGAATATATTAGAAGAGGTGGATGTTAGTGACGAGAATGCATCGTTATCGACCTCTACAACCATATACAATCCGGATTATATAGATGTTGTAGATAGTGAGGGTATGTTGTTAAATGCAGTACTACTCAGCCGAAACGGTCCATATGGATATACTACATGGAGACAGTTGGATTATCATAATAATAATAAGGTTTCTCGTGCAATGAGGGCCGGCAATACTATGTCCTTTAATACAAAACCTTCAATATCGGAAGACGGTATGGGAGTTTTTGGAGAGGATGTAAGATTTAAGTACTATGAATGTCCAGTACAAAAAACGGCCGCGTCTGTATTGCAGGAAGTGGTGCCGCTTAAAGAAGAGGATGATGGGATGGTGGAGGGCTCTCCTGTTCGTATAAGAAGTTCCTATGGAAATGACGTATCTCTCTTCGATAATGAGTCTCTGAATATAAGAAATAAGATATCATCAAATAATGTAAATACCGCCTCGTTTAATACCGTAGCCAATCTTTATATCAATATAGGTACTCCTGTAGAGGGAAATGGTTCTACCGAGATATCCAATGAGGTGATATATAACGGTAATCCAAAACAAGTTGTAGAGAATAAAAAGAGTATACGTCAGCAATATAATGGTATAAATGGTAAGTTTAAATTAAAGAGATTATTATTTTCTGAAACTCTATTTCCAAAACGCGTCAATATGTATCAAAATAAAACCAGGGTGCGTACTAACTATACAGACGTAGCTGGGGTAGGTACTAACGGCTTTGATAGGGTTGATTATAATACATATTGGAGAGATGAGTTTACAGATAGATTGAGGACTGACGGTACGGCTCTGAATAGTATGAGTGTGGTACAAAATACTGCATTACCGGTATATGATGGTCACAGTATCCATGATAGGGGCAACACTACACCGGACCTGCCAATGGATGTTTCCCTATCTTCTTGGTTCCTTGACACGTCCATGATTGGTGCGGCTACTATATTGACCGACGGATCAGAAACAGATCGGTCAGGTATGTATAATAAGTTCAACTACAAAAGTGAAAATACCACATTCAGTGCCGGATTTTCTGGATTCGTTTCAGATGATGTTAGATTGGTGGATGGTAAAAAGTGGAAAAGTGGTACATCCACATTAGCTGTTGAGTATAGTAAATCAGGTCCTTCGTATGTGGCCGTAGGATCCTATATACAGATAGATATGGGGGAAGATGTAAATGTCAAGTATATGTCTCTATGGGGACATGACGCCCCAGGGCCCTCAACCAACTTTCCAACCTTAAAGGTAGAGTATTCTGACAATGGATCCATATTCACAAGCGCCATAACAGGATGGATACCCAATGCACAACATAGGAATGTTAGTGATTATATCAACAAGGGTGCACATAGATATTGGAGAGTTACGGTTACCGCCACCCCCACAACCGTCATTGGTGGTAATCCTTATGCATTGTTTTATGAATTAGAAGTTCTGGGAGAGATGATAGGGTGTAGTAAGTACTCAATACCGTCGTCAACAATATCTGGTCACTACGGTGAATTAGGTACGGTTAAGAAGTATATAAATAAAGACGCGTCCGAGTCTTACTATGGTGTCAATTATGGAGACCACTATTATCATTTATATGCACAAAATCCAGGCCTGGGATACACTGTAATGGGTGACTATCTACCTGAGGTATTTTCTCACTATATTAATAACTCCACTAAGTTCAATGACCTGAGTTGGATATGGGATGAGTTAAGTAATTTCGAATTAAAGTATAATATACCATATCAGACAAGTAAAAAACCATGGTATGATTCCTTTACTGATTATAGTGAATTAATAAACTTGGTAGCTAAAGATTATTCAATATTGTCGGAATATAATATGTCTGATTTTGTGGAGGACTATGTTCTAAACGGAGTCAAGGGTCGTATTGGTAATACTATAGTAAAAGATTCAGATGGTCAGTTGGTGTATGGTAGTGACTATATTAGTGATTTTCTTAAAGTGAAGGGGTCGGATTTAACTACCGTCGATGGAGAGTTCAACGATCGGTATGTATACTCTGATGTCCCTAAACAACTTAAGGATTTGAAAACTAGAAATACTGCAGTGGCCGATATAAAGGGTATTAAGATTAAGTTAGATACCGTAAATAAACCTATACCCTATAGAGGTTTTTATCCTGTAGATAGAAGTACACAGGTGGGCAGTTTACTGAAGGAGTCATACGGTGATATCATAGACTCTTTACCGATAAGGTTTAAGGATAAAGTCACGGCCAACATGATGTCTGCTTCTTCCGGTATAAAGAACTTTAGTGCCGCTAATCTTCTACAATACAAAAACAGTGTCGTAGGTTTCAATCTATATTCAGGTGGTGCAGGAGCGTCAATTGGTGATTATATAAAGATAGACTATGGTAAACCACTATATTTGAATAGAATGGCTTTAAATCACGGTACCATAACCGGATCGTGGACTGAGGATATACATTTTGATATAGAATACTCGGATGATGACTCTACGTACTATAAAGCCTTGAAACATTGGACCATGACGTCATTAATGAATATAGACTACAGTCCATTTTTTGATGAAGGAGCACATAGGTACTGGAAGTTGGTTGTATCCAATTCAGATGCAACAGCGACTGACACACTTGATTTTAACTTTATAGAATTGTTTGCAAAACCTTATGAGGGTCATAATGCATTACAGACATTCTTATATCACATAATGTCTCCTGGTGTATTCTATAACTCCATCAAATCCGGCTTGGCTGTATCTATGCCAGCGTACACGGGAGCCGGTGGTAATTTTGGTAAATATGATATCACTCCAGATAACAGTTTTGATGCGGACAATAATATAAAGTATACAGTAGAGGATGCGTCATACAGTGTGAGTGATCGATCATGGGCCGGTACTGGGAGTATATATGAGTATGAAACCATAAGTCTGTTTACACCACCGAACTACAAGGTACCGTTCGAGGTTTTATTAGATGTAAAGTCTAATATATTAAATAATACATCGGAGGATTACTGGTCTGATAAGTCTCACTATTTTGACCCTCAACCATACTTTAATCATGTTGAGGCCACAAATGTGGCCACTCCCGCACCAGAGACTATTGACGCCACTCTGTCTATGAACTTTTCATTGAGACCTAACTCTGGTAAGACTTTTCCATATTTCGAAATGGCAAATCATAATTTCCTTAGTGAGACTGAAAAGTTTTTCCTTAAAGATCAAATGGTACAGAGTTTCATGTCTAAGCCGGAGTCCGAGTTTAAGGCGATGGAATACGGTACTGTATATTATATGGATGTCGTACTTAAGAACAAGAATATTGTCATGACAGAAGGATATATGTCAGAGGGCCAATATGATGTAGATGATAGCCTTTATGAGGCTCAGTTTAGAAAACAGAGGGGAAGTATATATGGATATCCGATATCCAGTAGAACGGCCCAAAACGACACTAACAATCCGGCAATTAGAGATCTGAGAGATCCACATTATGGTCAATGGACTCCACCCTATTTTTATGGTGATTCTATAGCCAGGATATCGTTCTCACCTCAGGAATTCGACACCAATATGAGTCCTGGTGAGAGTAGAAAGTTTACGTTGGATGAGATAATCAAGGGAGCTAAAATAAGGACATATAACAAGTCCAAAATCGGTGGTGCAGATTCGTTCGGTGCATTTAGGCCAGGTTGGGATGACGATATCGATGACAACAACGGTCTGTACAATATGGTAGACTATCATGGTGAGTACAATATCGAGAGTATGATCGATTCCGGACAGATAGTCAACGGACCTGGAGGAGGCTCAGGGTCACTGTCTGAGGGCACGTATTTCAACAGTGCACTAGCATTTTCAGATATGATGCAGATAGATTCGAGTGTTGATTTATGGTCTAGAAGAAGGACTCCCAAAATGAGTTATGATAAGATTAATGCCAATCCTTCCGTCGAGGATAATACAGATGTTAATATGTCAGAACCTACAGACGCGTCTAACGATTGTTGGGTTATCAACACCAAGTGGGAAACCCCAATATTACAGTTCGGTGGTCATGGGGTGGATACGTATTGTACTTTACCAGACTCTACCAACAAGTCACTGACAGATGTACGTCGTGCCCGCGGGATGTGGTATGATTACGGAGTATTACCAGAACAAAAGGATGGTATCTTTTTAGAAATCAGGGAAAGTTTCCCAGAGCGTATATACGAGTCGAAAGTCTTTGCAGATAAAGACGATAATCCACTATATGTGGGCACCAATCTCCCAACGTTCAAAACATATTCAGGTCAGGATACGGATTTTAGACATAACGATGGTGGCGAGTTTTTTGGAAGCCTTATTGATGTATGTGGATTTTCTGTAAATGAAATAAAGTTAGGTCAAGTAGCCGATAAACGTGAAGTGAACGAGGCCGTGTGTGTTATACCGTTTGTTGAGCGAGATGGTAAGATAGAGTTTTTCGATGTAAATAAAGATATGTATAATTCACAAACTGAGAGTAGGTTCAAGAATGGATATGCTTGGCAATTACAGAATGGAGAAATCATAAAGGATACAAGTATCACACAGACGTATGATAGAATGTCAAAGTTTGTAATCCCACCTCAGTTTGATTATAGACATTACAGTGATATAGACCCATTTGTTATGTATATACTACACACAAAAATTGATTTGTCTAAACAGGATTTAGTGGATATATGGCAAAATGTAATGCCCGACACTTTTGAAACTATGACTAAGGATCATATAGAACTCGGTCATAAACTGGAAGAGTATGAGTTTTTCCATAGTAGTGACATACCCAACGATATAAGATTCATGATGTTTAAGGTGAAACAAAGGGCCGAATGGAATTACTATAATGTTCTTCCAAGTAAGAATGACGATAAGAAGTTTAAGTTCAAGATATTAGACGAGAGTGGAGAGTATGCAGAAAAAGAACCAACGTTTTCATACAATTGGCCCTATGATTTTATTAGTCTTGTTTCTAACGCGAAGTTGGATGTGGAATTCGACTTTGAAGGCAGGTAAATAGAATGGAGTTTTCTGATCCCAAACAGGATGTTATAGATTTTAGACTTACACCATATGGAGAGAGAAAACTCCGTGATGGAAAATATAATCCAACTTATTACGCATTCTTTGATGATGGTATCATATATGATACTGCGTATACTGGAGATGTTACTGAAGAACAGAATGATATAGAGACGAGAATATTTGATGAAACCCCCAGAATGAAGGCCATTCCTCGTGTGGCAGGTCCGACCGTTTATAAACGAATGATAGACGACGGTAGTGGTGAGGGTGATTATTTACGTGAGACTGAATTGGTTGGTTCGATTCAGTCTCTAGGTAAGTGTTCTAGTTTTTTAGGACAGGATAGTGCACCACGTTGGAAACTGTACAGTATAAACGGTGAATTCTATTCAGAGAACATACTAGAGAAACCACTTAGTGAAAGTTACGAGGTGGTTAGAATGAATATACCTCAAATACCATATAACGATGTAGAATATGAATGGGAGGCCTTACCACCAGATACGAGTAATACCAGTGAGGTCGTTGACAATGTGTTACAGTATACATTTGAGGACGGGTCTAGTATAAAACTAAATGATAACTACATACTTTTAGACATACAGGAACTTGGAACCGATTTTGATAGTAGTAATTTTGAGTTAACTATGTATGAGGTCGAAGAGGGATCCGGACTGGATGGAGAACAGGAGAAGCTTAAACCTTTGTGGTTCTTCAAAAGACCTGAGTTGGTTAAGGATGACATCCTCCTGGACGAAGAGGATGTGATAGAGTACGACGAAGATATAATACTGAGTGACGAATCGTTAGTGGATTATTATTTGGATATAACTATGGATGGCGACATACCAGATAATATGATATGTGATTATTTAAATAAGGATAACGACAACAACAACATCTATTTAAGAGATGGTGGTATCATGTCTTTAGATGGTGGTACTAGAAAGTGTAAGTCGAGTGACAAAAAAGAGGTAAATAACCAATATACGGTTAGAAGAGAGGATGATTTAGGTAATGAGTGTTAAAAACGTATTCCCACGACCGTATTTTAATAAAGTCACCCTTTCTGGTGATTCAAATGGAAACAAGTTTGATTGGTCTAAATTTAAAAATCCACACATATCAAAAGAATCTTATGAGGAGTACTATAATATAGATACCACATCGGAAGAGGAAGGTGTGGGTGATATAGTTAATTCTACTGTACACTTTTCCATGAATGATTACATCATCTCTCAAAAGGATAGAAGGAATAAATTGTTCAAAACCTTCTTCGGTGATTCATTTAAGGTCTATGTAATTCAGATACTTGATTCTGAGACGGCTAACATAATAAGAAGTGAAGAGAACTTTCATATATTTTATAACACATTTCTATACATGTTGGGTGTTAGAACCCTGACGTCGGATTATTATAACACATATAAAGACGATATAGATGTGTTAATACGTGCAAGAGATAAAAACCAAATTACAGATAAGTTATTTCAGGTTGGAGATCTTCCCAAACATCTTTTCAGTGACTATGTTGTAGATGAGACAGGAGTCCAGATAAATAGTCGTTATGATAAACTTATAGATTATCAATTTAGTGTTAATGACGAGTATGTTGGGTATTTTACCTATGTCGACCTGGATCCCTATAGACTGTCTGATTTACCCACTGAAGATCTAAATCAGGTATTACCGTACTTTAACAGGTCTCAACTTATAGACGTTATCGTCGATGGTAACTTGGTGTATGATAGTACACTAGATACTAGAAAGTCAAAAACAGTTGAAAGTATTTTTGATACAGGATATGCTCAATACGAAAGTACCTCATCCTCGTTGGTGGATAATGTTTTTACCAGATTATACAGGGATATTGATGATAACATAAAACGAAGTAACGTGTTTGATAATATAGTACTATCATATGATGATGACGATAATGTGAATTTTGTGTTTGGTGTTGATGTTATAAAACTTCTAGAAGCAAAGTCTGATTATTACAGACTGATCAGTAAGGGTTCTCGCGTAACCTCTNGTACCACCTTCGATGAATTGAAAGTAGTTCGTAGAAGGGTTAAGCCTCTGATGTCCGCTAACAGATTGGGCTCTGAGTATATAGAGAATGTGGTTTTTGATGATGCAGAAAGTTTAGGAATGGAGGAGAACATAGTTTCTAGTGGTCACAAAATCGATGGGTCTTTTGTAAGTATAAGTGATGATGTGGGGTCCATAAAGTCTATGACAATCTATAATGGTGATATAGATAGTATAAAGTACTTTAGTGGAAAGGATAAAAGTTTGGGAATGTTGACAGACGGATACTATCAGTACGGTTTGAAATTGACATTCAATGATGGTTCAAGACAACATTTGGTGGACGTGTATAGGAACTTTGTGGATAATAAGGTTTATTACGAAAAAGACTACTACTTGGATATACTGAACAACAATAGGTATGATGTAAATACAGAAAGTATTGACAGTGGATATATAGAACACATTGTCAACAATAAATATAAGACGGATATGGACAAGCCTTGGAATCGTATATATCAGTCGGTACGTGAAGTCGTGTCTATTATGTATGGTAGGGAGCAGACGAAAGAGTCATTGGATGTGTGGAAGGCTGTAAATGATATGTATAGTTGGATTGACCCTGAGAAGTGTAACATGCAATCAATGGGCCTATTCATGAGTTTTTTAAAAAATATAGATACTATGTTTAGTACATATTTAAAACTCCCAGCCGCATATACATCGTATGATAAGCAAAACGTTAATATGACCTCTAGAAATAAGAGACTATACGTTGAACATTGGTTTAACAATCAAATATCAGATAGTAATTTTATCAGAAAGGGTTTGAAGTATTTTGAACCTAAAGATTTAATACAAGATTCAGGTCCCAAGAGAGAGGACTTTTTTCCTGAAATACCTATTAATGATTTCACCGACAACGTATATTCGGGTACCGAGTCTACAGTTATGTTACCTAAAGATTTGGTATTCGGCCAAAGAGTGTTTAGTTTGGAGGGTGATGATGACACATTCACAACCGCGGTATTCGGCTCTGTTTTATCTTCCAGTGTTGACTATAAGGTGAATGGTAGTAAGAACTTTTATGATGGTGGTTTGAAGTCGGATAAAAATGATTCTAAGTTGGTAGACGAACAAAATGTCAATGTTAGTATATTCAACACTGGTGTCAATTCGTTATCCTCCATTAGTGTTACGGTGGAGGATATAGACAACCCTCTAACGCCCACCGTTGATGATAACTTCAACATCACTCCCCTTACCGGTTATGAGAATTATATTGTTAATGATTACGGTGTTGGAAATAGTGGTTCCAGCGGTCAGGACAGTATCGATAATCAGATGGCGGTTAAAGAGTCCGTATTAGATGTAACCATGGATGACAAAACCACACAGACTGTCACCGAGAAGGTTAAAAATAATAACATAGTGGTGGAAGGACTTCTTGGTAATTTGATGACCGGAGAGGTTGTGCTTCCTAGTTATGATGCAACGTTGGGAAATGTCAACAACAGTGGAAATATACCCAGTGGTGAATCTGTCGACTTAATACCGGTTATACCACCTCTAGAGTCTCCGGATATGTTATTACAGTATGGTGCTAATTTACAAATATTTAATGGTTATAAGGCTGATGATAAGGGTAATATAAATATAAGATTTAAAATGTGGATGAACGTAACACCATTACAACTGGCCGATCTGTCAACTAGACTTAAGAAACCTATAATGTGCAGGATATATAATGATAGTGAAAAGTTGAAATCTACCGGGTTAGTGTTGTCTGTATATAATGAGTACTTTATACTACAGCCCAATGTTAGTTTGTTGGATTTGGTGAGTTCTGGTGACTTGGATTTAAATGAATTTGAACCACCCGCCAGTGTAACAACACCTGATGTGAATATTCCTACTGGTAATTTTTTAAACATATAGGATTTATAAATGAGTAAATATATAGGTAAAAAATCAATATTGATCGGCGATGATATATTATTACGTGACACACTTGAGGGTAGCACTGAGAGCATATCTGACTTTTTTAGAAAAGAGATAGGTAATCATTATGTTTTGGATTCTGGAAAGGGTCTGTATTTTAGGACTATGAAATCTCAAAGAATCAGAACAGACATATTACAGAGTCCACTGGTACAACCAAACACTCCCGACGTAATAATGACCCCCGTATCTGAAACCTCTACAGGAGAAGAGGTACATGATGTAGAGGTTATATTCAATGTTATACCCAAACTCGAAGAAGTACTTCCAGAAACGGTGAATGAGTATGGAACGTCTATATATGACAGACTTCCAGGACAGGATGTTGATGGTATGTCGGTAGAGTACAGTCCACCTGTTGAGGACGATCCATACGCGTCAGGTATAGCTATACCAGGAGCGCAAGCTCCAACCGACCCGTCAGCTCCATTACCTGCGGGATTACAGGGTGTACAAGGGCCTGTAATGTTTAGAGATGGTAACAGAACAGACACAATACCACAGGGTGATATACCCACTGTCAATATACCAGAGATAGCGGAAAACACCTTACCTGAAAATATTGACAACATATATCCCACAGAAGAGGTTGGTGAGTTGGATAAGTACGAGACTAGTCTTACGGATTCTATAGGTGAGGTATATAGTGATTTCAATATAGAGTTCAATAAACCGTACGACTATGATGAGTTGAGAAAGATAGACGGTATAAACAACCCTCTATCGTGTAATGTTGAAGGTGGTTATAATTTCTATTTTAAACAGTTTGAGGATAAGTACTATAACGATAATGTTAAAGAGGTGAACTTACCCAACCTATATGATATGTATGCTGATAACACATTGGGTGGTAATTTACTGGCCAATTCGAATATAGAAACCATATTGAGTAATGATATTGAGTTTGGAAGATATAAGAATGTTACTATCAATTTCAATGAAGATAATGATATAAAGAACTGGAATCAGTTTGCCTCATCCGCTTTTACGATGCCATCTCAAGTTACGGTTGAATTGGGAATGGAGCCTTCGTCTGTAAGTGACTTTATGAATGATTCGATGATTAATAATGTATTCTTGATAGACTACACATCGGATTATTTAAATCAATATAATAATTTCACAGAGCTGGACTTCAATGAACAGATATCCAGTTTGTATATAGATACAGAATCCGGTGAAGAGACATCCCAGATAAAAAGATCTGATCATAGATTAAAAATGTATGACTTTATGGAATGGGTCGATAGGGTTGTAGATGTGAGTAATGGTGTAGATGAGGAGACCCAAAGACAGATATATCACGATTTAACAATGTTTGATGTGTATGATAATGGATTGGAGGTTATTGACGGAGTGGATGAACTAGAAGATTCCGACTCACTACAGATGTATTTTGTAACAGCCTTACTATCCATGTTCAAGTCAAAAATAAATAACCTTGTCAACGAAACAAGACGTGGATATGATGACATTTTCTCAGGTGATACAGCCTATCAGGAGACGTTATTATATGTTGTATCTAAAATAAACACAAGAAATGATCAGGTTATACAGAATTATATATTCTTTAATAATAATGATAATGAAATAATAAAATATGTAGACTCTCAGGTGAAGTATAGTAAAGAGTATAGATACGAGGTAAAAGCCCATAAGGTTGTATTTGGTACCGATTACAGTTACAGTGACGTTGTTAGACAAAGTAATTCTGTGAAGTTTAAAGTAACGACAACACCAAATGTAAAAATAATGGAAGTACCGTTCTATGAAAAGTCGATATCGATATTTGACAGTCCTCCAATATATCCAGAAGTTCAAATTCATGCGTATAGAGATAGGAATGATAGAGTGTTGATTGAACTCAATCGTGGAATAGGTGAGATCTTCACGGCCCCCATATCTATAACTGAGGATGATGAGTTGATGTTTGAGCAGTTACAGACATCTAAAAACTCGGTAGACGGTCTTATCAAGTTCAAGTCAGATGATGTACCTGAGTATTTTGAGATATATAGGATAGATTTTGAACCTAAGACATACAAGGATTTCGATGGTCACCTTCTGACACGTGTGAATACTAAGGTACAAACAGGTCACAATGAGTTTTTGACATCGGCCAGCGGATCTTTTGTGGATGTTGTGGGTGAGAACAAAACCCACTATTACACCTTCAGGACGGTCGATAATCATGGTAATGTGTCTAATCCCACTAATATTTATCTTGTTAGACTGATAACACATGGTGACAGAGTTAAACCGGTTATAAAGGTTTATGATATAGACTATTTTATAAATCAATTGGATGATTATAAGACCAGGGAGTTGGGTCTTCGAAGATTTATTATGATAAAACCTACCATACAACAGGAGATAATAGATCCTGAATTGTCTGGTTTCGAAGATGCTTTAAGTGTTGACGAGATAGACCAAGATACGGGGTATAGATTTGGTGTTGCAAAACAGTCGGTTTGGGGTAAGAGCTACAAACTGAGGGTTAAGTCTAAATCCACCGGCCGCTTCATAGATGTTGGATTTAGATTTATTAATAAACCAAAAGAAGAAAATCAATAATTAACGTAAAGAAATATTGTTAAGTAAGCTTAACAAAAAGAAAAATATTATACAGGTACCCACCTGTAGAAGGAGATAAATAATATGGCATGGCTAGATAACAGCGGTGATATAATCATTGACGTAGTTCTAACTGATTTGGGAAGAAAGATTTTGGCCAAAGGTGACGGATCTTTCAGGATAGACAAGTTTTCGGTTTCTGATGACGAGATTGACTATACATTGTACGACAGTAGCGATTCTCGCGGTTCTGCATATTATGATTTAGAAATAATGCAAACACCCATCTTTGAGGCGTTTACCAATAACGCGGCTACTATGAAATCTAAATTGATATCTATTCCTAGAAACAATCTTCTGTATCTACCTGAAATCAGAATCAATGATATATTCGACGCATCCACCGACATGTATAGTACATATGATTTGTTTGTGGTGTGTGTGGATGAAGACACTGAAACGTCATTTGGTGGTTTGGGTAATGGTATTTTGTTAGGTGAAAATCCAACTGGTGGTGGTGGTAAAGTTAGAGTAGATCAGGGTTTAAACACAACAGAACTTTCACCAACATATCAACTCGATCCAGACTTGGTAGAAACTCAATATGTTATAGAGATGGATAGTAGATTTGGAAGTGTTGTAGAGGTACAAAGTGGAAATCCTGCAGTACCAAGTAGTGTAGATGATGATTATATAGCCTTTTATAATTTGACTTTAAACACAGATGTAAATTATGTTAAGAAAAATACAGACACCACTACTAATACTACAAAACAGATTATTTCCGGCCCTCGTGGAACTTACATGGAGATGAAGTTAAAAGCGTCTATCGACTTAAACAGTTCTACACATCTATTCACTACACTTGGTACACTGATAACTGCAGGTTCTTCTGGTGATATCTTTGGTACAGCCCCTTCCAACTATTACTTTATTGACAGTGTAGTTAGAGTCAGCGGCGGAACAACAGGACAGGTTTTAGATATTCCAGTAAGATGGATCAAGGCTGCCTAATTAATTGAACAAAATGAAGGAATATAAATAATGGCTAATACATTTAAGACTTTATCTGCGTCCGATAGAACGACCGTCACTTCTAATATAAATGAATCAGTGCCACTTGACGGTGTTGTATGGGATCACAATGACACCTATGGAACATACCCGGCCAACACTAACGTGGAGGATATGAGTAGTGGTATGTTCCAAAGGGTCTATGACTATATCTACACTAACAGTAGCGCCAATCATCTTTTTGATATAACGTTTGGTGTTGCAAGTGATAGTTTTGTATACGACACTGGTACACTGCCGGTTACTAATCCTTATAACGATTGGAATGCCTCATATCAGTCATATGATTCGACAAAAGATTCGTTTAAAAATAAGAAGAATAATATATATAACGGCTTAGCCCAAATGCTTGTTGGATATGATGAGGATGGTAATATTCGTAAATTTGACAAGGATGGTGACTTCTTTGGAACTACTGGTGATAAGTATAACGAGGTATTCGCATTAAACTTCTCTAGACTGACTTGGAAGGATAGTTTCAAAAAGGGATCCTTTGAGATGATAATGGCTATGAATCCAACTGGGTTTACAACCACTACAGACCCAACCGATAACTATGCATGGGGTGGAGCAGCCTCTACATCCTATATTAAAATAACAGACTATGATGGTGCCAACTCTTACAAGGTAAACTCCCCCGTGGGTGAATTCGGTATATTGTACGCTCAGAACTGTACTAGTACCGGTGTCGTGATTGCATCTGGTTCAAACCTAAACGCCCTTGAGGAGGGTTTCTTCGATACGGATGACAAATTAGCCTGTGGACTTATATACTATCAGGCAGGTACGGTAATATTGACTCCCGAATTGTTTGTTTCTGATAACTCCACTTATACGGACATGAGGGGATTCTTAAACTCTACTGCCGCACTTAGTTCATCGAAGGACTTTTTCTTACTGTATGATTCTACTGGAACATACAATGGTGGTGCATCTACCGATCCTACGGATAACAATGGTGGTGCAAATCCTGAGTGGGGTTATTATGATATCTTCGAAATGATGAGAGGGTATGAGGAACCGGTAGGAGCTGTTAATGATGAGGATCTAAGTATCAATAACTTCTGTGATGCATTAAGACAGAGGATAGTTAGTATCCAATACTCTAATGTTATTGAGTTGAACTCGACTGTATACTTTTGTAGATTAAATCACAATGACTTTAACTACAGTGCCAATCCAACGTATACTACTGATAGTAGAATAAACGTCAAAGACACCTCCAATGACGAACCAGTAACGTATGTTACCGGAGTTGGATTGTATTCGGCCAATAACGAACTACTGGCAGTGGCAAAACTGTCAGAGGCTATTAAGAAGACTCCCTCTACAGAACTTACATTAAGAGTTCGTATCGACGTATAAAATATCCATAAAATTAATTCAAGGGGCTATTTGGGACATCTATCGGTGTAGACGTACAAAATCCCCTCTTCTGATGATTAAGCTCATAGAACGTTAAATTTGACACTCTAACATGGACATTCTTTAAAGTCTTGAAAAACAAAAAATGAATAATTAAGGGATAGAACAAATAACCTCATAAGGAACATAATCGTGACCTTTTTTAAATTTGATGATACAAATATTATAAGAAGTACTTTAAAAACTCATCCGGATAATAGTTTTTTTATCTATCTCGGTAAGACATACTATAATAATAACTCTTTGGAGCCTGGTACATATGGTAACGTAATCAATCATTATGATGTAGATGGGTCTGACGATAGAAGTGAGTCATTGTATGAATACAATGTTGACAGAAATGCAGCTGCCCACAATCCTCCAACGGTGGAGACTGTGATATATCCCTACATAACCAAAAGTTCTGACGGTAACAGTATACGTGGGGTATCTACTATAGGTTATGATTTCGGAGATGACATGATAGGATCTTACCCTTTACTGTCTAATATAAGTCAGGATTTCTATGTACCATCTACGGACGCGACATATGATACCGTAAGTGCATACGACCCTGCAGGTACAGAAAACTATGACTCCAAACGCAGAAGAGTTAAGAGTTTGAGGAATGTACTCAATTATTATAAAAGGTTTAATCCACTGTATGCATATGATTACGATGACAAGTATATAAGGCTCATAAGTGTTCCAGAGGTATTTTATGGGTCCAATATCAAAAAAGGTAGTGTTGAGTTGAATATATATTACGACGGTGTTGTTGTTGGTACTCTGACAGACACAAACGCCGACGGAATACTCTATCAGTCGAATGGTCAAGTTAGTACTGAGGATGGGGACGTTGCGGGTCTGGTACTGTATTCTGAGGGCGTAATAGCTTTGACGGGAGACTGGAGTGTTACCACCTCCACAGACAAGTACAGGGCCGATAGAAACGACGCCGCATTAACTACGTTTAAGTGGTTTAATTTCGGAGTTGAGGATTCTACCGTAACCAATACCATGTTCGATATAAAGTTCCAGGGTTCTCTTGATATAAATGTGTTGCAAATGTTGGCCCCCGTAGATGGTAAGGATATCAACTTTTCTAATAATCCAACATATACAGATAAGGTCAATACTAGTAGATCTTATGTAAAGTCCGACTACGAGTTTGTAGAAGAGGGCAATTTGCAAATTAAGAATACTGTTAAGTCCGAATATGACAACATAGAAGAAGAGTTCGGACCTCAGGTGTTTGTAAATAAGATTGGTGTATATGATGAGAATAAAAGATTGATTGGCGTTGCAGAACTGGCCAAGCCCGTTAAAGTCAATCCTCAAAGAAAGCTTCTTTTTAAAATCAAAGTAGATTATTAAATTATTAAAGGTGAAAAATGAGTGCAATACTTGGGTTAGATATCAGTACTAGTTGTGTAGGTATAGCTATTTTAGATGACTATACGGGAGATTTATTGTCTACCAAACATATAGAGTTGAATAAAAAGGTAAAGAAGGTGCCGGAGTATAAGGATTTGTGGGACAAGGCGGATAAGATGTACGATGTTTTAAAGGAGATATCTGAAAATGAAAACATCAGTATGGTGTATATTGAAGCTCCAGCAAAGGGTGGTTTTGGTGGTAAAACTAATGCCAACACCATTACCAACTTGATACAGTTCAACAGTATGATCAGTTGGATGGTTCGTAGGTTATTTAATCACAAACCAGAGTATATTAATGTAAGATCTGCCAGGAAGATATGTGGTATTGGAGGTCTCAAAGGTACCCCCAAGGAGAACAAGACAAAGGTTTGTGAGTTTTTTATTGACGAGTATCCACAGTTTGTGGTAGAGTATACTAGATATGGTAATATAAAGACTCAATGTTTGGATGAGAGTGATGCCATCTGTATTGCAAAGGCTGGATATATAGGTAAAATTAAAATAGTGAAAAATAAACGAAAAAAAGGACAAATAAGTCATTTCTTCTCTTGACACGAGACCGGTTTTACACTATAATATATATAGTAGTAATAAAATCAAGTTAAAAAGTCAATTTCAAAAGAGGTTATGTTGTCTACAGAATACATAGAACAAAAGAAGGTAATAATAGGGGATATATTGGGAGACCATATTAGACATGGTGACGAACATATGTACTATTGTCCTAATTCTGGTTGTAACCATCATAAAAAGAAGTTATCTATAAATTTTAAAAAGAACTCCTTTAAGTGTTGGATCTGTGGGTATAGGGGGAATAGTCTATATAGATTGGTATCTTTCTTTGGTTCTGAGTCTCAAAAAAACCGTTGGGCAGAATACGATTCAATTGGTGATTTTGTGTCTGATTATAAGGATATAAAAAATCTCATAGTCAACACCATTGATAAGATCAAAAAGACGGAATTGTATATCCCATCTGTGGACAAGACAGTTGTAAGACAGTTCCCAGGTAAGACATGTATCTCCCTAGCCAATTCAAGTAATATGGTTGTATCTGCTGCAGCCAAGAATTATCTATATGAACGTGGTTTAAGTCGATATGATATCCTAAAGTGGCAGATAGGTTTCTGTTTAATGGGCAAATACCAGTATAGAATAGTGGTACCGTCCTATAACGTAAATGGTAATATGAATTATTTCATAACCAGGACCTATCTTCCATTCGGAGAGTACAGATATTGGAATCCCAAAGCCAACAAGGATGATATTATTTTTAATGAATATTGGGTTGATTGGAGTAAGGATGTGGTGTTGGTAGAGGGTGTATTCGACGCGATGAAGGTGGAGTCAAACGCGGTACCCATTCTAGGATCTTCAATAACTGAAAGGTCCTTAATATTCAAAAGAATAGTAGACAATGGAAGTACTGTAGTGTTGGCTCTCGATGCCGATGCAAAGAAGAAGTCAGAGAAGATATATAATCTGTTGACTAGATACGGGATAGAGGTCTACAGGATGGATATGTCCGGATATGAGGACGTAGGACAAATGCCTAAGGATGTTGTTAGAGTCAGGTTGGATAGTGTAAAAGAAGACAATTCTTTTTCTTATCTTAGAAGTATGATAGAGGGAATATAGTATGAAAATAGCGCATGTATCCGATACACATATACATAACTTACGATACCATCACGAATTCAGAGAAGTGTTTGAGGAGCTGTTTCAGACTTTAAGGATGGAGAACGTGGATTATATCGTGCATACAGGTGATATAGTACACGGTAAAACAGTCATCAGTCCGGAATTGGTACGTTTAACTGGTTATTTTTTAAATGAACTAGGTAAGATAGCCCCGCTGTATGTCTTATTGGGCAATCATGACGGCTTGGTTAAGAATAAGAGCAGGGATAACGCTATCTCTTCTATTGTTTCAAATCTAGATAATAACAGTATATATGTATTCGACGGATCGGAGACGGTTGAGGTGGGTGATAATCTGACACTTACATCTTTTTCCATATTCGAGTCTAAGGATAATTGGATATTGAATCCAGAGAATAATGATAGAGTTAATATTGCATTATATCATGGGTCTGTGGGTAGAGAGTTGGACGGAAATCTAATGTATGACAACGGACACGTAATGTCTTCGGACGATGTGTTAAGTATAGATACATTCAGTGAGTATGATTATACAATGCTGGGACATATTCACACATGTCAAGAATTGAATGAAGATGGTACCATAGCTTATGCCGGCTCCACTGTACAGACCAATTTCGGAGAATCTCAGGAAAAGGGTTTCTATATATGGAATATTGACAGTGATACTGAGTTTAGTAAAGAATTTATAGCATTGAACAATCCACATCCGTTCGTTACGTTAGATGTTGATGTAAAGAAGCCAACGTTCGTAAAGAATTTAAAGGCTGGGAAGTATAATTTACCTGAGGGTTGCAGACTTAGACTTGTTATAAAGAATGACGATGTTGGATATCGTGATGTAGAGGATATGTTCCGTGCGGTAAAACGAGAGATGAAGGTACACTCCACTCAGTGGATTCGAAAGCGAGTATCAAAGGTAAATACCAGTAAGGATAGTAACAGTAAGTCGTTATCTATCAGTCTGGATATGGAGACCCAAAATAGTCTTATAAAGGATAATTTACAGAATAGATTGAATATGAAGGATGATCAGTTGATAGCTGATATCGTTAAACTGAATCAGGACTATTTTAATGATGAAGAACGACGGGAAGATACAGAGTTAAACCGTAACTCTGTGTGGGAACTAAAGTCGATGGCGTGGAATAACCTATTCAGCTATGGCGAGAATAATGAATTCGATTTTGCAAAATATGATGATGGTGAAGTGGTTGGTATATTTGGATCTAACAGGTCTGGTAAGTCCAGTATTATAGACACTCTTCTTTTTGGTCTTTTTGGTAAGACGTCTAAGAAGGTTGGCCCCAATTCGAATATTATTAATAAACGTAGAAATGGTGGTGATGTAGTAGTAGAACTGGAAATAGACGGTGTTACATATATCGTAGACAGAAGGTTGAAGCGTGCCATCAATAAGTATAATAAGGACGGATCCTTAAAGATTAAGGATCCTAAAAATCCCAGAGCTAACTTATCCAACTCTTCAGTCGAGTTCTATACCGTGGATAATAACGGAGTTATGGATACTAATCTGATAGATACCACTAGATTCAGTTCAGATCATGTAATACAAAGTCGTATTGGTGATCTGGATGATTTTACACTTGGTTCACTCTCAACTCAGTTTAACTCTCTACAGTTTGTTGATAATACCAAGTCTGAACGTAGAGATATCTTAAAACGTGTACTTAATTTGGATGTATTGGATGATAGGTATGAACGAGCACTTTCTGAGTTTAACTATATAAAAAAGAAATTAAAACGAGAGTCCAAGGGTGGTTATACTAAGTTGATCAAAAAGGCCAAGTCGAATATAGAAGTATCAACGGCCAAGTTGGAGGACGAAAAAACACGTCTTGTTAATATTAAAGAAGAGATTTCACAACTTAGAGATATGATAAAGACTCAAGAGTATGTCGTTATTGACTTTGAGAGGAATGGTGTTGAGGATATAGATATAGAGTCCGAGAAGCACGAGTTTAATAAGTTTAAATCTTACCTAAAAAGTACTATGGACGAGATAGTGGCTCTGGAGAGTTCTATAGTTGAGAGTAAAGATAGGATCGAGAGGGGTGACGACTTGTTATCCACCTTCGATCGAGAGGAGTATGAGGGGAGAATTTCGGAAATAGAAAATATGGAAACTGATATCTCCGAAAAAGAGAGTAGTATTGAGATCCTATTGGCCGACATTAAACGTGACAACACTCAGTTAGAGACTGGAGCGGATGTTCCATGTAGGGGTACTGATTATTTTTATAATTGTAACTATATACATGAGGCCGTGGAGATAATGAAGGGCCTCGACGAAAAGAAAGATAACAGGGAGAGGTTACAGGAAGATATTAAGACACTCAGAGAGGACCTAGAGGGGAGATTGGGAACGAGAGATGAGTATAATAAATTTATAAAGGTATCGGATGTAATAAAGACAGAGAGACAGAAACTGCAGCTACTAAAAAGTAATCTAGAAAAGAAGATCTTATTTAAGACCGACGTTGAGCGTAAATTAAAACAGTGCGAAGAAAACATGACCAGTTATAATAACTCTAAGGTCAAGATAGACAATTATCAAAACACCAAAAACACCTTGGAGAAAATCAAACAAGATCTTATACGTCGTGAAAGAGAGAGCCAGGATGTTAATGATGATATTATATCGGACTCTAAAGAGTTGGGTGTATTAGAGAACGTGCCCACGGAATTGGAGGGTAAGTTGCAGGAGAAGATTAACCTGGAGTATAGGTATGATCTATATGAGGCGTACACCAAAACTATAGGTGGTAAGACGGGTATATCTTTTGATATCCTGAAACAGTATATTCCGGTTATTAATAGAGAGATAGAGTCGGTGTTGAAGGGTATCGTGGGTTTTATAGTGTATTTTCAAGTGTCGGACAGTGGTAGTATAGAAATTAGAATAGCTGATTCCCACGGAGACACTCCTATAGAGACGGGATCCGGAATGGAAAAACAGATGGCCTCCATCGCGATTCGGTTGGCGATTGTTAATATAACTTCTGTACCACACTCGAATGTGTTTTTACTCGATGAACCAATGGGAGCGTTGGATGATAATGCATTACAGGATTTTGTTAAGATACTGGAGGTTTTAAAACATAAATTTGATACGGTATTTTTGATAACACATAACATTTTACTTAAAGACGTGGTGGATAGAGTTATTGATGTTGAGAGAGATGAGGATGATATTAGTATCATTAGGGAGTAGTCTGTTGTGGAAATAAAGTTTAGAAGACCGGCATTGTCTTGTGTTTGTAGCTACATAGAAAGAGGTAGTGGTGTACGTTTATATGATTGGCAGAGAGGTTATGTCGATATGTTGGTTGATGAACGTACTATATTTGTTTTAAAACCTAGACAGGTGGGCATGTCGTATATAAATTTATGGTATGTAGACTATCTCGTTAGTAATTTCGAAAATGTTAATGTATGTATGGGATATCTGTCTAAAAACAGGGCCACTATGGAACAGAGTCTTATTCGCTCACGTGGTAACGGATATCCCGACTTTTTATGTAAACAGAATAGTAGAGTAAGAGTCGATGCTGCATCGCGCGCACTTCGTCACTATTCACGTGATCACACGAATTATCTGTTTCTAGATGAGTATATGTTCATACAGAGTATGCCGGATATAAGAGCATTGATGACTAAGTACGATTATATATTTGCCAGTTCTACTCCAAATGGGAGTTCTACATACTACAAGGTGTTCAAGTTGCCCAATGATGATTATGTCATCGATATAGGTGGGGTTATATATAAAGTTTATGATACAGATGAGTTGGCTCAGTTTTCCAATTCACGTCTAAATGTTAATTCGCACACATTTAGTCTATTTTAAAAGCTATTACTATTTCAAAAAAAGGAGGATTAAGTAGACATGATTTATAAAAAAGGAGTACAGAGACCTATGGTTATGGGAATTCAGGAGGTTATTAGAGCCTCTATTGATGGATTCTTTGGTTCTATAACAGAGCAAAAGGTGAAGGACTACCAAGCAGATAATGGTTTTGAACAAACTGGTGAAGTGGATCAGGATTTGTTGGACCACATGTTTAAAGATGGAATGCAGGTAACCTATAGGGTACTTGAGGTTATCGCGTGTTTTGAGATCGGGTTCAAGAGACAAGCCTGGGGCGCAACAAGTGTTGTACCTGGTGATGGAGCCGGTACGAACTATGGTGTTATGCAGGTCAATAAGTACGGTTCGATGCAACTGATGAAGAAGTATTACATGCCAGCTGGAGAGGACTTTACAGATTGGATTGGTTCTATCAATGGTGCAAAGGCTCAATACCGATACTTCCTGGATCGTATATGGTCAGGAGCTACGGCATTTGCTTATAAGGTTGGGGATACGTCTCCACGGGCAGTAGCCTTGTTCTGTGACGCGATTGTTCAAGGGGGTCACACTATGCCGTCAAAGGCTCCTAAAACTTGGAGAGATTGGCAACTGGATGGAAATTATCTTGAGTTGGTAAAGCACAACTATGAAGAGGATACCGTACGTAGGGCATTTATTAAGTCTGTCATGAGCTATAGCCCTCCTGGAAGGGCCTTTGCCGAGATACATCCTAGATCGGGTAATTTGAAGTTTTTAGATGATCAACTTAGTAGACGTAGAACAGTTATCACTGGTCAAGGAATTGTACATGGTGATAGATACGATATGGACCTGTTTGGTTTGTTTGATTAGGGGAGTCTTATAATGACGCTTATCGACAGTATTAAGGGAAAGTACGATAGGGGTAAGTCTGCGTTTGATGTGTGGGAGGAGAGTGGACTTCTCGAAGGTCTACTTCTGGAGCATCAAAAGATAGTGGTCGAGTTTTTAGATTTATGGTATATTGAGATATTGAAGATGAGAGACCCTACAACTGACAGCAGTTTTTACACTAAAGATGAGGTTGAGAGTTTTGCGTATATAGGGTTTCCTATCGTAAGAAGAATTCTACAACCACTTTTAGAAAAATATGAATTGGTTTTGAGGACGGATGATGATGGTAAACATTCACTATTTTCGAAAACGTATAAGGAGTAAAGATAAATGAAGAAGGATATATTAAGTCAGCTTAAAGGAAGACAGTGTGAAATTACAACAATACCTACTGATGAGGAAAAACTCCGATTAGTAGACAAGTGGACATTCGCCGGTCTTCTCGACGGGTTAGAGATTTCCGATAAAACTAAGTTGGCTATGATGTTAGAACTGACATCAATGTCACTTATTGAGTGTATTAAGATAGAGGAGGAGATAGGTAGTGAGGTAGATATTGATCAATCGGCCGCCATAGTTTTTCCTATGATTGTGCGTACCTTCCACAGTATGAACGACTATGGTCTTAAAATAGAACATAAGGAGTAAGTATAAATGAAAAAAGAAGATAAAAAAGATGTACTGGTTGATGAGTGTACAAACGGTCTGCCCATCACCATCGGGGTACCTGATGAGAGTGGAGATCTTAAGGCTGTAACCAATCCCAAACTAAAGGAGACGATTGAGTTGGGTAAAAAGATGCAGGCCGATGAAAGAAGTCATCAGAGTGAGGAAGACCGTGCACGCGGTGAGGCTATTGTAACCAACATTATAGATACCGTCTCTACAGAACTCTTGGGAGAAGAACCTGAAGAAAAATGGCCTCCCAAGATGGATACTGATACGACGGTTAAGGGTGATCCACCCACTACAGAAGAGGCCAAGATTAATAAGGAGTTTGCAATCAAGAGAATTTCAGGTGAGTTGGATCTATCTGACGAACCTCCAGAGTGTAAATGTGGGGGAGAATGTACGTCACACAACACTCTGGCTGAGGCGGTGGGTATGAAACCTGGTGATTTCGATAAGTTGGATCACTATGATGAGCTGGTCAAGGAGAATGGGAAGTTGAAGGAAGAAAAAACTAGATCCGATTTGTGGCAGGCCGATAAAAGAGGGTTTATGGATAGAGCCCTTGGCAAATTCGCGAGTAGAAAACTGTTAGCTTTTGCAGTTACCACCATAGCCTTCTTCATGGGTCTACTAGTGTCACAGTACTATATGGCCATCGTTATGTGTTATATTGGTTCACAAACTGCAGTAGACATCTTTAATCGCGTTAAGCTACCAAGTGTAACCGACGCAGCCTGGGAATCACTGTCTCGTCGTAATAACACTGTTCCACAAAAACAGTCAGTCGAAAGTAAACCGACGTTAAAAAATAAAACATTTAACTGATTGATTTACTTATAGAAACTCCCACCTATCCCACCTCTCGAAATTTAAGTCTCACACAAAACTCACAAATCAAATAATTACATACATAACAAAGGGGAATATGACATGATGAATTCTATTATATATTTTGTAAAAGACTACTACCCTATTATGATCATTTGGGTTGTTATTACACTTGCCATTACGGGTCTGGTAAATAGTTGTAACAAGCGAGAGATTCGTAGATTGGAGAGTATCGTTAAGATCGACAAAGAGTACCACACCAAAGAAGTTAAAATACTCAAAGACACCCACGATAAACAACTTCAGGCTGTTATAGATATACGTGATAAGTATGATGTCGAAATAAAGAAGGTTACAGAACAGTACCGCGACAACCTACAGACCATAAAAGAACAACAAGGTGTGGTGTATGATAAGTATCTCAAAAACCAGGAACTTATGAGTCAGATGTTGACTAAATATTTCGGAATAAAACTTAGGAGATAGTTCTATGAAATATATATTATTTATTTTGTTAATGTTGACCTCTTCAGCGGTATGCGCCCAAACGAAAGATGCTAGTTCGATGGCCTTGGGTTTACAAAAGGGTGAGTTTTCTATAGTAATGAAGGGAGAGACTAATTTATTTTCTGGTTATCTGATATCGTTCGAAGGAGTGGCCAATATAATCAGTACCTTTGATACTATGAAAAAAGAGTTTGAACTAAAATTACAAAATACAGTAGACTATCATACGCTTCAATCTAAGAAGAAGGAAGACATTTGTTTAAAACTGAGAGAGACGGATAGGGACAAGTATGAGTCTTTGTTGGCACTCAAGGAAGAACAGATAGCGAAGCTTAAGAAAAACTATAATCCTGTTAAGAAACCATTTTTCGGTACTTCATTTTGGACAGGAGTGGCCATCGGAGTCGTAACCAGTGTGGTGATAGTATACGGTGGTTTATATTTATACAACAAATAGGTGGTAGTATGATCAAGAGTAAAGAAGAACAAGCCAGAATAAATTCAGTCTTAAAACAGTTGTATGGTGACGATGTACTTAAAAGTCTAGATCCGACTGAATACGAGAAATTAGATGAGTATTTTGAGGACGTGAAAACTTCAGAGAAGGTCATAGAACATAGAAAACCAGAAAAGTATACGGATAATGTTGATATTATAGATGATAAGAGAAATGAAGTTATTAGAGATAAAACGTGTGCTAAGTGTAATAAACAGGAAGTGTTTTTCACAGGTAAAGACATGTTCCACATAATTAAGCATAACGTTTGTGAGAAATGTTATTTTAAATACGTTCAATAGACAGTGAGGTATTGTTAATGGAAAATAAAGAAAAGAGACCCGCGAGTCCAAGACCCGAACTTAAGCACAACAATGAAACGTTAGAGGTACTTAAGGCTCTCGGACAGATCAGTGGTAATAACCATCATGGTGCAATTGACAAACAGTATGATAAACTTGATCGAGGTCTAAGATCTGACAGCGGTGACATGCCTACAGGATATCAAGGTAAGGAATTAATCGACGCATTCGACTTCAGAGTATTTTCTGACATACTGGTTTTGAACTACCATACAGAGGCAACCACGAAAGACGTGCACAAGAATGGTAAGGGTAAATATGAAGAAGAGATTAAGGGAGTTATGCAGGCCAATATTGACTTCATAAAAAAACGTTTCAAAGAGATTACAGGAAAAGAATTACAGTTAACCTCCATGGGTGAACCCAATATGCTGTTCGATTATATGAACACACATCGTAGTTGGTTAAGAGCTCAGTGGAAGTTTAAGATAGGAAATCTAAAATCCATATCTTCAGAAGAATTAACCGGTGAATATCATGACGATATTAGAGGTATAACAGGACAGGGACTGGAAGAGTCTTTTGATTTGGGAGCCTGGATTAATTCTACAAGAGAAGATAGATATAAAAATCTACTGGACGATTAATAAATGCCCCCAAGAAAACGAAGGAAGAATAAAAACGGACTAACCTCGGCTCAAGTTAAGGAAGTTAGAAGGTGTGCAGCCGATCCAGAATATTTCATAATGAACTATTGTAAGATCAGAACACACAAGGGCGCCGTATTATTCAAACTCTATGACTATCAGAGAGAGTTACTTGGTAAATTTCATAAAAATAGAAATAATATTATACTGAAAGGAAGACAGCTGGGGATATCTGAGTTATCGGCCGCATTTTCGAACTGGTTAATAGTGTTTCATAAGCATAAAACTGTGTCTATATTGGCTACTGACATGAAACAAGCCATTCACCTTATGGACAAGGTTAAACTTTCGTATGATAATTTACCGGACTGGATAAAAGCTCAAAACCCCAAAGAGAACGATAATCAACAGATGATTAAGTTGAAGAATGGGTCTAGTGTAATGTCCTATTCTTCTAGTGTCGATGCGGTACGTGGAACTACACCATCATTGTTGATTATTGATGAGGCAGCATTCATTGATGATATCGACGGTATATGGTCTGCAGCTAAACCGGCCCTAACGACGGGAGGGGCCTGTATCGTTCTTAGTACACCATTTGGAGCTGGTACTTGGTATCATAAACAGTGGTTGAACGCTATTGAGGGACTGAGTACTTTTGTACCCACTCTTCTTATGTGGGATGTACATCCAGACCGGGATCAAGACTGGTATGCGCAGGAACTGTTGGACTTGGGTGAAAGAAAAATGGCCCAAGAGTATGAGTGCTCTTTCAACGCGTCCGGAGATACTGTAGTACATCCAGACATATTAAAGTATATAGAAGACAACTATATGTTAGATCCGGTGCACAAGATCGGTATCGATGGTCAGTTGTGGATATGGGAAGAGTATAAAGACGGTCATGGGTACTGTATGTCGGTCGACTGTGCGCGGGGAGACGCAGAGGATTATCATGGTGCACACATTATTGATACCACTACGATGGAACAGGTGGCAGAGTACCGAGGTAAGGTACCACTAGATGATTACTCTGAGTTTCTGTACAACCTGGCTCAACAGTATGACAACCCGTTGATGGTAGTTGAGAATAATACGTATGGATATACTGTATTGAAGTCTTTACTCAAGAAGGGATATAAAAATCTTTATTACTCTAAAAGAAAAACTAAGTATGATGAAGAAAAGATAGATTCCAAAAGAGGTATGTTACAAGACAATATGATCCCTGGATTTAATACCAGTGCATCCACAAGACCTATGATAGTGACCATTATGGAGAACTTCCTGAGAAACAAGACGATCAAAATACGTTCAAGTAGATTACTGAACGAACTCAGGTCGTTTATCTGGAAGGGACATAAACCTCAGGCCGCAAAAGGGTCACATGACGACCTGGTTATGTCTCTTTGTATAGGTTGCTTTATCGTCAACAATGTGTTTATTGAGGGCGGAGACAAAAGAAAGATTAACATGGCCATTATGAACTCATTCAGAAAAAACAGTACTGTATTTAATACTGATACTGGACACTTAGCCGGTGTTGTTTATAGTGGGTCATCAATGAATACACAACGTCAACAGTACATGGATACACATGGTAGATATGCTCGTATGTTGGATGATAGTGGTGGTCGAAAGAAAAGAAAAGTGGTAGACGATAATAAAAAGAAGAATGCATTCTTTTTACCGATCTATAAAGGATAGTTGATATGGGTAAAATAAGAGACGAACTGATTTTTAAAAAATTGAACAGACTTATGAACGGTCCTCTTGCCACGAGACGAACACAGGGAGCTCATAAACTAAAGAGAAGGTATCATAACAAGTACAACTATCAACAGGCCTCATGGAATAAGAATCAGGGTATTACCCGTGATGATTATCAATTATTCAAGGCCCTCAATCTAGAGGCCTTGGCAGACAGAAATAGAACTGCCAGATATATTGAGTTCGACAGTATGGATTTCGTACCAGAGTTACATAGTGCACTTGATATATACGCAGATGAGATTACAACCTGCTCAGAACTAACTCCACTCCTACATATAGAGACTAAGAACGAATCCATTAAGCAAATATTGGAAGAGCTGTTTTATGATGTGCTAAATTTGGAATCTAATCTGTTTGGTTGGGTTAGAAATATGGTAAAGTATGGTGATTACTTTATGTATCTAGATCTGGATGATACATACGGAGTTGTAGGTACAGCCCCATTACCCTTAAGGGAGATACGTAGATTTGAAGGGTTGGATCCGTTGAATCCAAACTATGTGAAGTTTAGTTGGGATTCAACGAAAAGAGAGTTTGAGAGTACACAGATCGCCCACTTTAGAATATACTCCGATGAAAAGTATGCTCCATACGGTGTTAGTGTTTTAGAGGGTGGAAGAAGGATATTTAGACAGTTGACTCTTATGGAAGACGCGATGATGGCCTACAGGGTCGTACGTTCTGCAGAAAGAAGAGTGTTCTATTTGGACGTTGGTGGTATTCCTCACGAATCTATTGAACCATATGTGGAGCAAGTAAGGTCTAGTATTAGACGTAATCAGATAGTGGACGAAGATACAGGACAGGTTACACTTAGATATAATGCTATGAGTATCGAGGATGATTACGTTGTACCAGTGCATGGAAGAGATTCTGCTACTAGAATAGAGACACTTCCAGGTGGTCAATTTACAGGTGACATAGAAGACGTACAATATCTGAGAGACAAACTCTTCAGTGCTATAAAGATACCCCAAGAGTATCTCACTGCAGGACGAGAGGCGGTAGATCAAGGTACTCTATCTCAGAAGGATATTCGCTTTGCAAGAACCGTACAAAGGTTACAACGCTATGTAATAGAGACTCTGCAAAGAATAGCTTATACACATTTATATCTTTTAAAGTATCAAGGTAATGACTTGGTAGACTTCAAACTTAGACTCAATAATCCAAGTAGAATAGCCGAGTTACAGGAACTGGAACATTGGAAAACTAAATTGGATGTAGCGGTGGGTGCAGGTTTAGATGCCAGTTCTATGTTTAGTCGTAGATATATATTTGAAAAGATTCTTGGTATATCACCAGAAGAGTTTGATCGTAACAACAAAGAACTTGATACCGATAAGAGAATGCAGGCCAAACATGGTGCGTTAGAACAAGGCGCGGATGCATCTGGTGGTGGTGCAGGTGGAGCTTTGGATGATATGGGATTCGGTGAAGAAGGAGTAGAGGGTGAGGGAGAAGTCCCAACCGAAACAGACGATGACAGTATGTTGATTACATCCCCAGGTCGACGAGAGGCCAATCAGGCTGAAGAGTATTTAAGAGGTCAGGCGGAGAGGCGACGTGGTATTCATACAACTTCTGGAGCAAAGGGTAAGAAGTACAAAAGTGTGAGTAGTGACAAGAGAGATTTAGGGGCTAACACTAGACATAATAAGTCTCTCTATGGAGATCAATATATAGGCCGCTCCGACAGAAGTAAAAAGATTAAAGAGTCGGAAGATAAAGCAGATAAAGAATAATTAATTTCATAAATGTTTAAGGAGTAAAATATGACCAAATTTAAACATAACGTAAAAAAGTGGAAGCATAACAAGAAGCGAAATACAGCCATCATTTACAATATACTCGTGAATGAGTTTATTGAGGGGTCTGTTAACAAGAGGAATTCCGCGGAAGCATCATTGAAATTAATAAAAGAGCACTTTGGTTCTTCTAGTATTCTGAAAACTGAATTACATTTGTATAATGACTTGCTTAAAGCGTATGGTAATGACGACTTTGGTGAGGTACAACTGGTTGAAAGGCTTGTCGAGTGTGTACGTAAGGAGCACGATAGTCTTGATTCTAGTAAAATAAATGAATCCAAGTCTAAGCTCATATCCATCATGAATAAGACATTCGGTAAAGATATATGGAGCAGATATAGTGTACCCAATTATAAGAATATGGCCACAATATTTCAGATTCTAGAGAATTCCATAGGTCAGTCAGATAGAGTTCTATTGGAAAAGAAGTACGTTGATGATGTGGTGTCTAATAAAGATGTACAAAGTGTGGTGTTGATGGAGGATGTGGAGTTGGTTTCTAGACTAGCTCAAAAGGAATTCAAGGAAGAGTACTCTGGAAAGTTATTAGAGGAACAGAATGTAACTTTAAACAAATATATCAATTCATATAGGGATAATGGTATTGACTATAAACTACACATCGACAGTGAGTTGGGTAGGATAAAGAAGGCCTTGTATGAGTATTTATATAATGAAAAGGCCTTGAATGATGTGGATTTGAGAATACTAATTAAAGAGGCTCTCAAGAAGGTCAACTCTTTTAAAACCAGTGATGATGAGGAGTTGATATTAGAGACGGTACTCAAGTGTCAACAGTTGTTGAAGGAAATCAAATAAATGTCTGAGAATCGTAAGTTAGTGGTTAAGGTAGATACCGGGTCAAAGGAAGAGTTTGATTTTGAAGATATCGACATGGATTTCGACGAGGCCTTAAACTCCATGGAAGATACCGATGTTACTACAAAACTACGTGTAAAGATAGATGTAGATGGGGACGTAACGGAAGACCTACCAGGGGAAACTCCAGAGGAGACTACCAACTTACAAGTAACTTTTGACGTAACCGACCCCATTGCTCACCTTAGTAATGATATAGATGTTAGGTTGAAGATAAGAAAGACTTTTGATGATAATATAATGATTCTAGATCATGAGAATATAGACATTATCATTAAGCCGGTAGATCATAAAATAGTTACTTTTCCAAAAGATTCGTACGATGATATATCTTATAGAACTCAAGAAAGGTTTTTTGAGTATTTAACAAGGAAAGGTGCCATCGATCGAGAGGATATAGAGGGTGGTAATGTGTATGGCTCATTACAGTGTGCCTACGTTGATGTAAGTAACCCCAATCAATCCACCGTACAGATGTTAATATTCTTAATTTGGAAATGGATGGAAAAAGAGAAACCTAATTTCAAATTCAATAAAGAAATGAGTAAGGCCTATATAGATAGACTTACTGATATAGAAAACATAGAAGGTGATGACCCTGAAAACATTGCCAAGAAAAACAAAACGTCCGACAGTCAAAGAATGGACGGTACGTATGGTGGTGTATATGATTATGGTCAATACGCTTTGGGTGGAATGTTTTATTACGAGGAATAACTGATCATCAGTCAGGAGATAGTAAAGTATGTTGAATAAGAAAGAACTCAAGCAGCTCAAAGAATCTGGAAAGTTAAAAGAGTTTTGCAAAACTGTTGTGGAAAGACTTATATCTGAGGGCTCCGAAGAGAAGCTTGCTAGGTTTAAGGACTTTTTGAGAAAACAAAGAAATCCATACAGTAAGGTAGATACAGGTAAAGAGACTCCATTAGATCTTGACTTAGATCCGGGAGCATTTAGTACCGAACAACCTGGAGACTATACTCCCGAAGAAGATCCTATGGATTTGGATGTCTTACGACAAAAGTATGCCCCTGCAAAAGTGTCAGAACCAGAAGATCTACCTTTCGAGTTGGATTCTAAATTAGACGCTGGTGTTTTCGATCCTTATAGTGAAGAAGATTATAACGATACGGTTGTTACAGGTCGACCATCCCCGGCCATCGCCACAGATGATGAAGAGGTAACTAAACCCGGTATTAAAAGAGGCCGTAGAGAGTTAGGTCCCGACTCATTCAGAACTATGGAGGAGTTGGACAATATGGAAAGACAGGATCTTAAAGGAAGAAGAGAGATGAGAGAGAGTGTATATAGAGTTTATGGTGATGAGATGATTGAGGTCGAGGCCTCCAACCTACAAGATGCCGCAGTACAGGCCAACGATTCTTTGGGAGAAGAGTACTGGGAGTATATTTCAGACGAGAATGAAACTGAGATTCTTACTGCAGATGACTATTATAACTCCATGGACAGTTATGATTACAACTCTGATGAAGAATTTGGTTTTGATAAAGAGGCGGCTACCTTTGATACAGAAGATGATTATGTATATTCAGAATCTGACGACTATGATAGTGAAGAGATATTCGAAGGTTTTTATAACAAACGCCTAAGGGACGGAGTCGCATTGTGGGAAGTTCAAGAGAAGCAGACTCTGGATGACTGGGGTAAGTACTGGTCCGATAGAAAAGATAAAAAAAACTAATCAATTAAAAAATAATGAAAAATAAAATCTAAATGGGTGCGTGATGAGTTTAATAGCCTTTATACTTGTATGTTATGGTATGACACAAATATTAACTGTAGGATATATCTTTAATAAGATACGACCCGACTATAAGATGTTTCACTGCAGCATGTGTATGGGATATCATGTCGGTTGGATCGTTTATCTAAGTCTTTATATGTTTGCATCAATATCAATGTTCTCGGTACCATTATGGTTGGGTATGTTTTATAGTGGGTGCATAAGTTCAGGAACTTCATATTTTCTACAATCAACTATCAGTGATCTGGGAATTCGAATAATTAATAACATCGAGGAGAGGAAACATGATTAAAAAAAGATGGATGATACAACCAGTACGTAGATGTTGTGGTGGTTCTTAACTTAAAATTGGTGGAAATATTATAATGACTACAGACAATAAAGTACTTCTTAAAGAATATACTACAGGTGAGTTTAGGTTTGGGTTTGAACTGGAGGGTTTCCTTGAAGGTCTACTCGAAGGAGATGAGTACGGAACCCCAGAGTTCGATGAAGAGGCCTTTTTTGAGGTCTATGAAGAGTTAGAGGGTACGGTGTATGTGGAGGATGTTATACCTGAGCTGGACGATGATGAGGTGACGAGAGCTTATTGGGACAATATCGATCTAGATGAGTCCAACTTTAAAATCGCCAAATATAGTCATGACGATATGGATAACTTGGAAGAGTTGGAATTTTATTGGGTAACCGATGAACACAAGAATGATTTCGTGGCAGAAGGAGCCGAATTTCTGGGAGAGTTCGAGGACAACTTGAATGAGTATGGCGAGTTATCCGAGTCTGTACAAGATTTGGTGCGTTCTGGGACTGTAGTTTTGTTCTCCGCCTCCAGAAGTACTTCGTACAAGGATGGTACATGGTCTCAGGATAAGGATGGGTGGTATTGGTCCACTGAGACTCAAATAATGTGTTCTGAAGATGAACGCAATATGTTGGATGAACGAGGTAATGTCGATAGTGATTTCATGGAAGACATCCTTCAAGATCCAGATATGATGGGGCAACTATCTCAGGAGAATGGTCATATAATTGATCAAGGTGTAAGGGATAGGATTGGAGATAGTGGAACTTTGTATGATAGGGTTTATGTTACTCCTAGGGTTGATTATGAAGAGATGCAACCGACCGACTTCTATCAAACACAAGAACTGAAAGACTCATTGGAGGATTTGTTTGATTCTGATGAGGTGTACAAGGGAGAGCCTGAGGTAACTACCGACTCATCTTTGGAACCAAACAACCCCACGGATATGCCATTCGAACTTAATTCACAAGTTCTGTATTTTAAACCTTCTACATTGTCAAAACTTGGTAATTGGTTGTATGGTATTCAAAGAGAGTATGATTTTTATGTAAATGAAACATGTGGATTTCATACTCACCTCTCATGGCCAGACATAAACAGAATTGATATGTTGTGGATTTTAATGAATTTGTATAATGATGAAAAAACTATGAGTTATATAGAGGGCATTAAGAATGAAGAAGGGGGAATCCGCGGAATAGATTTCTTGAATAGAGTCTACGCCAATAAACGACATTTATACAAGATAGAAAGTATGTTTAGTAATCAAGATTTAACTCCAGAACAAAGACTACAGTATTTATATGATCAAACGGACACAGAGAAGTATGATTTTATGAATATTCATAATCAGGGTACTTTGGAGTGGAGGGGCCCCCGCGGGTTCATCAAACCAAACGACGTAGAGGATATTGTAGAGTATTTAAAACGTCTATATGTACTTGTTATGAAGATGGGCCAATATCTTAAGAATGATGAGCTCAATGGTATTGGTAAACGTGAATTTTATATATTCATGTATGACAAAATTAAAAGTACACGTGGAGATGTCCCAGCAGAACCAGACAGAAAGTGGACAACAACAGGTCACAAAAGATTAAGTAGAAGTAGACTCGATAGATACCTCACTGATATTACAAAATTAGGTCTTAAGTCCACTGATAATCCTGAGAAGATGATCAGTTTGTATAATAAGATGTATGATATTGTGGCTAAGAAAGGTCTTTGGAAGTTTAATAGAGCTTTCGAGAAGGGGGTAATGCAAAAGGGGGATATGTCCGACGATGCAAAGGCCGATTTTGTATTAAACGCACACAATAAGGGTTCTCGTTACTTATACGTAACAGAGTTCTTAAAATATATAGCCGGTCTCAATATTGATTGGCGTAAACATGATAAGTTATTTAACGTTATCATGGATGAGTTTTTGAAATCCAAAGAGAGTAACTATGACGTAGTACTCAATGCGGTGAATTCATTTATGCACTCGGACACAACAACTCCTAAACAGAAAAAGAAGGCCTTCGACAATGTCATGCATGCTGTTAAGGGGTGGAATAGATATAACATAGAGCCAATTGATGTAATAAACTCATGGGGCAAGTTCGTTGGCGTAAGTCCAGAACAGGCAGAAGCTCCCGTTGAAGATCCCCACAGACGTACGAACTCCAGGATTATTCCCCCCCTTAGAGAAAACATTCAACCTTCGGACTTACAACATAAGTTAGACGAGTTGGAGACTTTCTACAGTGTACACTTGGACGAGATGGATGATGTAGACGATCAGATGATGTATGAGTTTATCGAGTCTGTGGAAAAAAACGATCAAGAAACATTTGAAAGGCTGAGGGGAAATGTCGCAGATATAATTAAAGAATATGCTGAATCAACTTGGGAGTTTGACTTAAGGTTGAGTGTAATACCGGACATTTTGGAGAACTAAATATGAAAAATAGAAAAAGTGGACAACTTCTTATTGAACACATGGGTAGAATGAAACCTATCCATAAGGGTAATTTAGAATCCAAAAACCTACAAGAGAGTATCAAGGTAGAGAACTTTTTAACAGAGTCAGAAATGAAGGGCGTAAGGGAGAATGGAGATCTCTATTTGGTAGGTATCATACAGGCTGCAGACACCCTTAACGGTAACGGTAGGATATATCCCAGACCCATTCTAGAAAAAGAAGTCGCCAGATTTAAAAAGCAGGTTATAGGGGAGAACGGTGGATACGGTCATAATCAACATCCAGATTGTATAATTGAGACTGACAAACCAGAAATTCTTACAAAATATGGTTGGAAGAGAATTTCAGAAGTTAATGTTGGTGATTCCGTATATACATACAATACAAAGTCCGACAGTATGGAGTTGCAGAATACTACCAAGGTTGTGAATGAGTTTTATTCTGGGGATGTATATAACATCAAGGGTAAGAATATAGATCTAACAGTAACCCCTAATCATAGGTTTTATATGAAGGATAGAAAGGGTGAGGGTTATTTCGTAACGGCTGAAGATTTATATGATAATCAGACACGTCATGGTCATTCTAGTATACCAAAATTGGCCAACTGGGAAGGCGAACATCCAGAGTATTATGAAATACCGGCTCTAGATGATTCTTTTTACAAACATAATCATCATATGTTCAAGCCGGAGTATAGAAGTCCACTGAAAATAAAGACGTCTATATTTACCAAGTTTTTAGGTATATGGTTGGCGGAAGGTCATGTTGGTAAAGATCATACAAGTAACAATAGTGTGACCATTACTCAAAATGAAGGAACCACGGCCAACAGGATAAGGGATCTGTTTAAAGAGTTGCCTTTTAGTGTGACGGAAAGGGTTAGGATGAATGAGTTTGGTAGTAAAAACATTCAATTTACATTCAATTCCCCACAATTGGCCAACTACTTAAGAGGTTTGGGGGACGTGTATAGTAAGTATATACCTCATGATGTTAAACAATTGTCAACCAGTCTGTTAAGTGATTTATATGAATGGTACCATATGGGGGACGGAAGAACGGCAAACGGTCAAAAGAACATATTCAGTATATCAGAAAAGATGATGGATGATTTTCAAGAAGTCCAACTTAAGATTCAAAAGACTGGTAATATAGTTAAAAGAAAGCCGGTTGATAGATATATAGGAAATAGGTTGATAGAGGCCAAAAATTCTAGATCATTACATATATTATATCATAATGTAACCAAGGGTATGTATTTACGTCCCGGAGTGGTTACCATAAGAAAGAAACGGTATGAGGGCAATGTTAGCTGTGTATCTGTTCCCAATTCCACCTTTTATTCCAGAGTAAATGGAAAGGTAGTGTTGACGGGAAATTCAGAAGATATCGACATAAGAGAAATATCTCACAGGATGGTTGATGTATGGTGGGACGGTAACAATGTGATGGGTAAGATTCAGGTACTACATAACACCCCTGGCCAGGATCTAAGAAACCTAATTACTATGGATGGTATGAATCCCGGTATCTCTAGCAGGGCCGTCGGTTCTATTCATGAAGATTATAATGGTAATACGATCGTAGAGGAAGATCTTAATATTATATGTTGGGATATGGTGGTTACCCCCTCTACTCCATCAGCATATATGATGCAAGAAACATATAACTCTAAGATGTATGAGTCCACAAATACAAAAACCGACGATCGCACCAAAGACGTGAGAGTTAAGTCACTTTTAGAGGACATAGTACGAGGTTAAAATGAGTAAATTGAGAAAGACGAAACCCGGCAGTAATCAAAACGACAAATTGAAGAAGGTTGTCAAAGAGGCCCTCACCGAAGTGTTGCTGGACAATGATGCTTTAGTAGAGATTATAAACTCCGTCACAAACCATGCGTTACAAAAACAGGCCGCCCTGCTGAAAGAGGCCATTGAGATAATTGATGAACGACTGGATGAGATGAATGAGTCTGTAGACCGTAAGCTGGAAAAACAAACTGAAATGTTGTCTGAGTCTATTAGTGTGGGTCCCACAGGTGGATATGTAGGTGGAAATAGTGATGAGGAAGTACATAAACAGTTTTTAATCAATGAACTAAAAGCTAAAGGTGTACCAGTGCAGGATGAGAGTGGTTACAGTCTCCGCGCCTCTACTGGTCGACAGTCCAAACAACACGCTGGTAGTAAACAACAGAAAGCGGCCAGTTTGGTTAAACAGTCCTTAGGGGTCGATGTTTTTGCAGATATAGACGTAGGTAGAGTTGCGGGCAATCATCACATAGATGAGTCAGAAATAGCCCAAGCATATGGCGACACCACTCCTTATACACCAGAAGACGTGGAACAGATGAGTGGTGAGGGTGCATCGTACAGTATATCACCAGAAGAATTCGCACAGTTATAAAAAAGGAAAATAGGTATGAATAAACATCCAGTAACGGTTTCGGTAGAGAGAAGAAAAGACGAAGACAATGAAAGACTTATTCGTAGGTTTATGAAGAAGTTTAAACGAGAAGGAGTTCTTCAAGAGGTGATGGATAAACGATATCATGTTAAGCCATCCATGAAGCGTAGACGTAAAAAGGAACGCGCCGAAAGAAGAAGAAAGTCAGAACAAAGAAAACGTGAGAAGGAGTCTCGTAGATAATATTTATTACCTGTATTTAATTTAAGATATGAAATATCAAATAGTCGATATTTAATATTAGTAATTCTACAGTAATATTATGTATTATGGAGAAAATAAAATATGATGAGTCTTATAGATAAAGCCATAGTCGACGCGAAAAACATTAAAGAGCTGGCTAATAAAAGTGCTGAGTTGAAGTTGTTGGAAAAGTTAGAACCGGTAAAAAAGACTATCGCTCAAAAACTATTAGAACAGGAAGATTTTGGTTTAGACGATGAAGAGATGGAAGAGCTCCCTATGGACGATATCATGGGTGATATCGAAGGAGAGATGGGTGGTCTAAATCCCGAAGAAGAAGGCTTTGTTGGAGAGATTCCTCAAGCTGCAACAGACGGAGAGAAGCTTTGTACCTGTGCTGGTGAAGATGAAACCGGCAAGGGTGAAGAGGTTACTGTTACGTTGGATAAACTAGTTGACTTGGCTGAACAGGAACTTAAGAAATCCCTAAAAGCCGAAAAGGATCTTTTAGAGACTATGACTGGTGGAGAAGTAGATACCGATGAAGAGGTAGACGTAGATCCAGTAGACGAGACCCTAAAGGAAGAGGATGAGGTGGTCTCATTGACGTTGGGTAAACTCACAGAGATCGTTTCAGCTATCACCGAAGAGCTCGTCTTCAATTACAAGTTTCAACCCACTGGCCATATAGGACGACCCAATGATATAGAGGTTGGAGAGTTTGAAGAACTTCAAAAAGTAATGGCCGCACTAGAAGAGTCTGTTGAAAGATTGAATGGTGAAAAATCAGGTTTGGTAGAAAAATATAATTCTTTAAAAGAGAAATATAATAAACTACATACTAAGGCTACTGAGAAACTTAAAGAGGCCACAGAGGAGCTTAAAGAATCCCGCGGCACAATCAAAAGAGAGACACGTGAAGTGGAAGAGTTAAAACTGGAAAATGTTAAACTTACCGCAATCAATAAAGTGTTAACTAATAAAAAATTAAACGAAAAACAGAAAGGTAACATAGTTAGTGTAATAAAAGACTCTATGACCGTTAGAGAGGTCAAGATGAACTTTAATACGGCAATGAAGCTCGTAGAAAATGTGGACGCAAAACGTAACTTATCTAATAGACGTGGTCGAGTAAGTAAAGCCACTCTGAGTGAAATTAAAGCAACCATGAGCAAGAAAGGAAATATTGTTGAAAGTTCGAACACTAAAAAAGAGTCTTCTAATAGTATTTTAGGTCCTAATGAAAGAACATTACGTATGGCCGGAATACAGTTGGACGATTAATAATAGTATTTAAAATTTAACTTTTTTTGTTTATGGAGAATAAAAAATATGTCTATTGTAAAACAACTTATGGAAAACAGAGTATCTCCGGTCAAAAGAAATGATCGTGAAACTGCTCGTAAAATGAAAAAATGGACCAAGACTGGTCTTTTAAAAGGTATTAAGGATGAGCAAGCTGTAAAGAATCTCGCTGTTCTCTTGGAGAATCAAGCCGAGTCTCTTATTACAGAAGCTTCCACAATGTCTGATGGTGCTGTTGAAGGTTTTGCCTCTGTAGCATTCCCCCTTGTACGAAGAATCTTTGGAGCTCTCATTGCTGACAGTATCGTATCTGTTCAACCTATGAGCCTCCCCGCAGGTCTGGTATTCTTCCTTGACTTTACTTATACTGATACTAAACTTGGATATACCGCAGGTAAATCCGTGTATGGTGGTGAAGTAGTTGGTGCAGGAATCGCCGGTGGTGTTGACCTCGATAATGATAATGGTTTCTATAACCTTAATACTGGTTACAGTTCTCCTGAATGGGTAGCTGAAAACGTAGCCGATATCGTATCCGCAGGTACTCTTGCTGACGATCAATTCCAAAATGTAGACTTCACCAACGGTGGAGCCGGCCCTTTCACAAGAGCCCAAATTATCACCAACGCTGATCAAGCTGACGTAGATTACGACGAAGACATTCTCACTGATGACGGTACTTGGTACTACAACAAATATGCTATTAGACTTGCTACCACTGAGTGGGATAGAGTACAGTTTGATAATCTCGTATCTATGTTGTTTGCAGATCCTACCGCAGGAGCAAGTCTCTTTGGTGCAACAGCTGAAGTAGTTAGACGACTTAGTGACGTTACTAGTACTACTAACAGAACTATTAAGTTCTTAGTAAGAGCTACTAACATTGCTCATGTACCTATCTCTACAGCCAGTACAAAAGCTATTAACTGGGAATTCACAGTTAACGACAAGTATAAAGAAGGTACAAGTCTCGGTACAATCCTCGGTGAAGATTGGCACTTAGAGGGTCCAGATACCAGAACATCTGGTGCTGGATATGAAGATATGGCAGAGCTTGACATTAAGATCAACTCCCTGCCTATCGTAGCTCAAACCAAAAAACTTAAAGCTAAGTGGACCCCTGAATTGGGACAAGACCTCAACGCTTATCATAATGTAGATGCAGAAGTAGAACTTACTGGTATCCTCTCCGAACATATCGCTCTTGAGATCGATAGAGAGATTATCCTTGACTTAGTTAAGGGTGCAACAGCAGGTACTTATTTCTGGAACCGTAATCCTGGTAACTTTGTTAACAAGACTACTGGTGTTCTCATTACTGGCGCAACTGCTCCTGACTTTACCGGTAACGTATCTGAATGGTACGAAACTTTGCTTGAAACCATTAATGACCTCTCTGCAGTTATCTACAGAAAGACTCTTAAGGGTGGGGCTAACTTCCTCGTATGTGGTCCCGAAGTATGTTCCTTGCTTGAAATGACCAACGGATTCCGCGCACAACCCATGGGTCCAGATGTAGCTACTACTTCTGCTGGTGTTGTTAAAGCTGGTTCTATTACTAAAAAATGGGATATCTATGTTGATGTATACTTCCCCAGAAACCTTATCCTTGTAGGAAGAAAAGGAAATTCTTTCTTAGAATCAGGTTATGTGTATTCTCCATATGTACCTCTTCAAGTCACCCCCACAATCTTTGGTACCGAGGATATGACACCTAGGAAAGGTGTGATGACTCGATATGCTAAGAAAATGGTCAAGCCTGACATGTACGGTCTCGTTCGTGTAATCAACCTTATCCAAAAGTAATCATTAGAATTTAGATTGTGGGAGGTTTCCTCCCACTTCTATCTCCATCCTTTCAATATAACAATACAGTATAATTTACATGGGGTTTAAACGATGTATAGGTCTATTTGTCATTGACTTTATCCAATAAATGTGCTATAACCACTATATAGGATATTAATTTTTTGATTAAGGAGTTATAAATGCCGGCAAAGATAAAAAAAGAAGATTATGATATATTGTGTGAAGGTTTTAAGGGTGGTAACAAGATAGAGGTACTGTCTGGGTTCGATGAATATAAAAATCTAAAAACCAAACTTCGTTGTAGGTGCACCGTTTGTGGAAAAGAGCAGTTAAAAACCTTAGGCAAGTTGAAGATGGGTCAAGGTTGTGGTGAGAGGGTGTGTAAGGGAAAGAAGGTAGGGCTAAAAGGAAGACTGTCCAAAGGGAAGTATGACGAACGTTGTAGACAACATCGTGAACAGTTTGACATGTTAACACTTACGGAGTATAAAGATTTTAAATCTGCAACGTCCAAAATACGATTAAGGTGTGAGGTGTGTGGGGAAGAACAGGATAAGAGATTCGCAGACTTAACCAGATACGGATGTAATAGTAAAGCCTGTCGAAATAAAGACAAAATGGGCCCACTACGTTCAGAGGGGAAGTTCGATGAGTGGAAAAATCAGCTTGAACTGAAGGAGGCCCTACGTATTCAGACTCCCTTTTCTGACGTCACCAAGACAACAGATAGGGTGGAGGTGTATTGTGGTGAATGTAAAAAGACTTCCATCAAGACAATAAAGTTATTACGTAGTGGGGCGGGCTGTATGTACTGTGCTAATATACGTAGGGGTAATCATGGAAGAAAAACTAAGTCTGAATTTATGGAAGAAGTTCGTAAGGCACAGAGAGATTTGGGTATAAGTATTTTAACGAAATATAGTGAATATACCACCAAGGCCTCCAACGTTAATGTTGAGTGTATTAAGTGTGGTAGAGTTCATAAAAAGAGTATGGACAGTATATGTAGAGGACACGGATGTCGTTATTGTTCAACTTCAGGGCCCAGTAAGGGTGAAACAGAAATATATGACTTGGTACATGGTTTGTTTCCAGACACAGTCCAGGGTGATCGCACTGTATTAAGTGGTAAGGAGATCGACGTTTATGTACCAAGTAAAAACATCGGTATAGAATATAACGGTCTGTATTGGCACAGTGAAGAATACAGGGACAAGAAATACCATATTGATAAGTGGAAAAAGACTTCAGATAATAACATACACTTGATTCAAATATTCGAGGACCAATGGCGAGACAGACGAGATATAGTGGAATCTATTATAAAGAATAAGTTAGGTTTAACCGAAAATAGTATATATGCTAGAAAAACTAAAGTTAGATTATTGGAATCGAAAGAAGAACGATCTTTGGCCAAAATATTTATGAATGATAACCATCTCGACGGTCACACTAACTTCCACTTCGCGATTGGTCTATTCTTAAACGACGAAATGGTACAGTGTATCACCGTCAGGAAGCCGTTTACGTCAAGGTATAGTGGTTATTATGAGATTGCACGTCTGGCCAGTAGGTTGGATACGGTGGTGATAGGTGGGTTTAGTAGGTTAATGAAATATGTTAAGGAGAGGGCTATAGACGAACAATCTAATGGTCTTTTGACGTACGCCGATTTAAAGTTAGGTACTGGTAAAGTATATTTAGACTATGGCTTTGAGTATATTGGTGATACACTTGGTGAGTATTGGTATACCGATAGTTTCGTGAGATACAATAGGTTTAAATACAGGGCCACAAAGGAACTTACAGAAAAACAAGTTGCAGAAAAGAATAATGTAAAGAAAATATATGGCGTAGGCTCCTCAAGATATATTTTAAACTTCTAATAAGAAAATCATAGTACATATATATAGGGGTTTTAGTCACTTACTGTATGACTGTATATATCGATCTATAATAAAACTCACAGAATACAAAAAACGAATAATTAGGGGATGTATATAGGAGAAGTGTGTATGACTAAATTTCATAAACTGTGGGAAAATCATAAATTCGAATCTACCGAAAACGACAGTGACTGTCCATGTAAGATAGATACCGACAACCTGTTTGAACGTAAGAAGTCGCCTACCGAGATAATGTACCACGGTACCAGTAGCAATTTCTTGGATAGTGTATTATCACAAGGTCTAATTCCTAATCCACCTAAGAGGTATTGGGATGATGGTGGAGATAAACCAGATCATCTCCCCGCAAATGTGATGCCAGACACTACGGTGGGAGGGGTGTATTTCTCCAGTTCCATATCAGCTGCAAATAACGCCGCAGAAGACTCGGCTGAAAAATTCGGTGGTACACCCATGATCGTAATAGCCCAGATTCAGAGAAAGAGTGCATATGCAGATGAGGATGATATGTCTTTTGGACTTTTAAGTTTGATAGACGAGTTAAAGAGGGATGTTAAGATTTTACGTGGTGGAAGTGAAGTAAGTCAGAACAACTATCTGTTTGGTTATATAACGGCTCTTGGACAAGATGCCTCATATATATATGATACGTATGCTAAGTTAATCAATGATAAGTATGGTAATGAGAAAACACCACCCGATCTAGATGGTGCATCCCTGGCCCTCAACGCCATACTCTATTCAATGTTTTCAAAATCTGGTAACTACGAAAAGAGACTGTTTGATGACGGTTTCAGTGATGGTTACCACAGGTTGAACAAAGAGGATCCTACGCGTAGACAGTTGAGAAAGGCGAGACCTGAGATTGACACTCGGTCAGCCTACCAGCTGTGGATAAAGGCTCAAGATAGGCTGACTAGAAGGTACAAAAATATAGCTACCAATTATGCAGACCATGGGGGATCGTCCACTCTAAGGTTGATGGAACCCGTTGATTATAGTGGTTCAAACAAGATTATCGGCATTATAACGATACCTGAACGTGGTAAACTACAATTGGAGTATGGAGCCGTACCAGATTCCATGAGTAATGAACTTAGAAGAACGTTCGGTGAGTATGAGATAGTGTCAGATGAACAGTTAGATGAGTTTAGTGCTGCCGGAGCTGGGGCAGTATCCGGAACACCAGGACCGTTAGGAAGTCCTGGAAAGTGGGTGACTAAGAAAGAACGTGATGAATATAATAAAAAGGTAACCAATTCCAAACTTATTAAGGGGAAGTAATAGATGTCATATGTAGATACAGTACCAAGCAGTAATATCCCGAAAATAGTATTACCGAGTCAAGGAGTGCTCGTTAATGTTAATAAGGTTTCTGACCCTCTACCCTTCTCTCTTTATACGGACGATCAATACTTTCTAGAGGGTTGTGTAGATCAGGTATCATACACGTTTGATAGATTGGGTGGTAGAACGTTGGATATAGAAATCAGTGAACATGATGTATATTCTCACTACCAAGCTGCATGTATGAGATACTCCTACCTGGTAAACTATCATCATGCAAAAAGTATATTGGGAAATGTATTGGGTACGACACAGGGATCCTTTGATGAAGAAGGTAATCTGACCCCTGATAGTGATATTCCCGCTGGAAGTCATGTAGAACTTACGTACCCAAAGAACACTCTAAACGCCGCTAGAAGGATAGGTGAAGCTCTTGCAACCGAGGCCATGGTTGGTGGGTATACTGAAGTATATCGTACTGGCTTTGAGTTGGTTGGAGGACAGCAGGACTACGATCTCCAGGCTATAATCAAAGAACAGTCAGAGACCGACGATACGACTTCTTTCTATGGTAAAATAACCGACGGTGTAAACAACAAGATAATCATTCGTAAAATATATTATAAGTCACCAATGGCCAGCTGGAGATTCTATGGTTATTTTGGTGCAGGACTAACTGTAATGGGAAACCTGTCTACCTACGGTCAATGGGCCGACGACTCACAGTTCCAGGTAATACCGGTATGGCAGAATAGATTACAAGCGATGGCCTACGAAGACAGCTTACATGTACGTCTAAGTCACTATTCGTACGAGATAAAAAATAACAAAGTTCGTCTTTATCCTATTCCAGGAGGTTTGGCACCAACCAAGATGTATGTAGAGTTTACAATATCGGAAAGTCCATGGGGTGAATCTGGTGATGAAGATACCGACGGTACTAGTGGTGTAGGTGGAATCAATAACGTCAACACTCTACCCTTCGAGAATATACCATTCCAGAGTATCAACTCGATGGGTAAGGAGTGGATTCGTAGATTCGCCTTAGCATTGTCTAAAGAGGATCTTGGGTATGTACGTACCAAGTTTAATCAGATTCCATTCCCCAATCAGCCTTTGGTGCTCAATGGTGAAAGGATGTTGTCTGATGCTAAAGATGAACAACGAGAACTGACAGACGAACTTATACAGGTACTGGAAGATACTCAATACGATTCTTTGTTGGAGAGAGAGAAAAACGCGACTGATAACGCTCAAAGTATTATGAGTCGTATTCCCATCCCAATATTTGTAGGATAATAAGTCATGACTGATGAAAATAAGTGGGTTTTACCTGACAATAATGAAGTCAATTCCCCAATGTTTGCAGGGGAGAAAGAAAGAAACTTTCAGAAACAAGTAAACGAGGAAATGGTCGAAACGGTCATGAATCAATTGGTTATATATTATCCAATAGACCATGACGCGACCAACTATCATCCGGTATATGGTGAATCCATCAATAAGACCTTTTTTCCACCCGTGAGAGTTATGTGTGTGGTTGAGTGGATGGGTGAAGAGACCACCACGGACGTTTTCAATATAGACAAAATACCAAAGGTACGTATATATTTCGCTCATAGGAGATTAACTGAAGATCAGGGGTTGATGGTTCGCGAAGGTGATTTTGTTAAATATGGTCGCGACTTTTATGAGATCGTAAAGTTGAATGAAGACCAGGAACTGTATGGTACGTTTAAATATAAGGTTGAGATTGTGGCAGATTGTGTGAAGGCAAGAAATGGTGTCTTTGACGTAGAAGAGGTTTAATATGACATATTCGAATGATATAGAGTACAATAGACGAGTGGTCCCTACGGAGGGGGATGATGTAGTTGATAATCTACCAATGAAAAAGACGGATATGCCCTCCTTCGAATACTTTGATGGGGCTATGCTGAACTGGGTTAGGGATTTACACATATTCAGTGATACAAACAGGGGTTTTAAAGAGGTCCCAGTTATGTGGTATGGGTCCGAGAGAGCTTTTCAGATTAAGAAGGAAAAACAGTTACGAGATCGTTCTGGTTCCCTGATATTACCCATCATAACTGTAGGTAGGACTGGTTATAAGAAGAATCCATCCGTCAAGGGTATATATTGGGCCAACATCCCTGCAGTTCGTGACTTTATGGGTGGTACCATCACCGTGGGTAAGAAGATTAAACAAAAGAAAACGTCTGAGTTCAACAATAATAAGACTCTTCAAAAGACAGGACAGTTAAATTATAAGTTCACAGATCCAGACGAAAAACCACTGTATGTATACGAGACTCAGAATATACATATACCGGTGTATGTGGAAACTTATTATGAGATAAACATCTGGACTAGTTATCAACAACAGATGAATGAGATTGTACGACCTTTCCTTACTAATGCTCAAGTGGGAAACTTGAACTATTTCACTATTGAGAATATGGGCTATAGATTCGAAGCGTTTATGGATGGTGATTTTGTTGAGGATAATAATGTTGCTTCGTTGAATGAAGAGGATAGAAGGTATAAGACGAAGATCAAGGTTAACGTATTGGGTTACATAATTGGTGAAGGTAAGAATGAAGATCAACAACATGTACCAAAAAGAGAGAGTATTACAAAAGTAAAGTTTGGTTTTGAATCAATAGAGTAATTAATAATTAAACATCGAAAAACATAAAGATGTGTAATTATAGAAGAGATTGAAAAGACGTATTTACTATTAAGGAGATATAATAAATGAGTGTAGATAAATTTAAATTTATATCACCCGGTGTTCAAACAGCTGAGATTGATAACAGTGCTTCACCTACCATTGGTGACGGTGTAGGCCCTCTAATTATCGGTAGAGCCAAGCGTGGTCCTGTTATGACACCCATCAAACTAAGATCACAATCTGAGTTTGTGGAGATATTTGGAGAACCCGTTTCTGGAACAGCCAGTGGTGATGTATGGAGAGAGGGAGATATCCTTTCACCTATGTATGGAGCGTACGCCGCATATGCATACCTCAAAAACGTATCTCCGGTAACGTATGTAAGATTGGCAGGTTGGGAACATCCTGACAGAACAGACTCTTTCGGAGAGGCCGGTTTTAAAACCACATACACTGAATTATCGGAAAACACTGTAGCTTCCTTAGCCGCAGACGATACTAATGGTGGGGCCTACGGTTTGTTCGTAATGGACAAATTTTCAACTCCAGTATCGAGTTCATTTGCAGACGTTACGGTAACTGCAACACCTACAGCTCCAGCCCTTACTGGTACCAACATTAGTATCGTAGAGGCCTCATCTGGTGTCGTTGCAAATAGTATCTTACAAGTTAAGATTGAAACCGCGGTAACCTCATTTGTATATTCTACCGATGGTGGGTCAACGTTTACAGGCGTGGCAGTTCCCTTTGTGGCAGATACACCCATACAGATAGGGACTACGGGTCTGTATGTTACATTTACTGGTAGTTATACTCTTGCTGACACCTTTGGTGTACATATGCAGAACAGTGACATGGTTCTGGCTGCAAAATTCTACTGTAATGATGGAGCAATGGCCCTTAAGGGTGATCTGATTGGTGGAACTACCCCTACCGACAGTACAAGCGCTGCAGGTCTTATTGACTCTGTTGGTTCTAACTATGAATTTGATCTTAAAGTATATGACTCTGACTGGAACAATGCTGGTACAGAGGACACTGATGCTGAGTTAGAAACTATTAGATTTAACTTTAACAGATCTTCAAGTAGATATATTAGAAAAGTATTCAGTACTAATCCCACTCTTACTAACTCTGAAATTACTACGGCCTCTAATGTTAAGTCCTACTGGTTGGGAGAGTCATATGACCAATTCCTAACTGACTCTCTTACCGGTTCCACTGGTGTAGGTAGTCAAGTGGCCACCCTTCTTAAGATCGAATCTGATACTGATATCGTAGGAAGCGGAGCGGATTATAGATTCGCCGCTCAAGATGCAGAGTCCGGTTGGGTATTTGCACAGGACTTCAGTGCTGACTACACCCTGTACAATCCAGACAGTATGCAAAAACTCTTTAAGATTTATTCTAGAGGAGACGGTGACTGGGCAGGTAAAAACATTAAGGTTTCTTTTGATAACATCAGATACTCTTCATTCTCCAGTGATCCATACGGCAAGTTCGATGTATTGGTAAGAGATGCAAGCGACACTGACAAGAAGATGAAAGTACTAGAGACTTTCGCTCAATGTACATTAAACCCCAACGACCCTAACTACGTAGCTAGAAAGATTGGTAATAGATACATGACTTGGGACTCTACTAACCTTAGATACAAACCCTTTGGTAGGTTTGAGAATAGATCTAAGTTTATTCGTCTTGAGATGGATCAAGATGTTGACACTGGTGCTCATAACCAATACTGTCTCCCATGGGGATATTATGGTAAGCCAGTATATGCCAACATTACTATTGATACTACCGCCGCAGGTACTATTAACTTTACAGGTAATCACTTTGTTAGAGGTGGTAACACCACTACATCGTATCTACCATTCGCCACTGAAACTACTCCCGGTACTTTGGACGTCGACAGTGTAGAGATTCTCTCCACTCTTAAAGACGCCGTAGTTAAACTTAGAGATGACAGTGTTGATGGTAATATAATCAACTATAAAAAGGCCTTCTGGGGTCTGTATACTAATAGAGACAGTAGCGATAAGTTCGATACATCCTATTATGATTTGGTAAGAAGTAAGTCCACCATGGCTAACGCTACAGGCGGTACTGCTTCCGGTATGAAGTTCTCTCACAAGTTTACTTTGGATGATACTAGATATTATAATCCTGGAGTATCTGGAAGTGCGATTAGAGCTACATACGCTTCTGGAAACAGGGTAGCCGGTGATTCCATTTCCGCGGGTGAGAATGCAGATGGTACTACATCTTCACCAACATACACAAGAGTGGTAGACGCAGGATACGCAAGGTTTACAGTTGAACTCTACGGCGGTTTCGACGGTAGAGACGTTAAAGAAAAAGATCCATTTAGAAATGAAAGACTTTCTAAAAATGGTGGTTCTGAACAACTCAACTATGCAATGTACTCTGTTAACACTGCGTTAAATATTGTATCAGATTCAGACTTGGTAGAATTCAACCTGTTGGCCGTTAACGGAATTACCAACAATGAAGTAAATACTAAGATGATCGACATCTCAGAGACTAGAGCCGACTGTTTTGCAGTTATCGATACTGAAGGACAGTACGTACCTTCCCATGAGAATAACTCGGCCGAGACCAGTAGGGTTGGTTCCGTGTCTGGGGCCGTGAATGCTCACCTGGCCAACGATATTGATACTTCGTATGCCGGAGCATATTTCAACTGGCCACAGATTGTTGATGGTAACAACAACAGTGCGTTAATCTATATGCCACCTAGTGTAGCTGCAGTTGATACATATGCGATGTCTCAAAGGTTAACCGAGATCTGGATGGCCCCTGCAGGATTTACTAGAGGTAACCTGACTAGTGGAAATACTGGTTTGAATTATGTAGACCTTCTGTTCACTCTCAACAAGGATGATCGAGATGAATTGTACGAGGCCAACTTAAACCCCATCACTAAGAGATCCGACGGAATTCAAGTGTATGGTAATAAGACCTTAGAACAATCTCAGACCGTTCTGTCTAGAGTTAACGTACGAAGGATGTTAATTTATATCAAGAAAGAGATTTCTAAAATGGCTAATACGGTTCTGTTTGATCCCAATGTGGATGTTACATGGAACAGATTCACCAGTAAGGTAGAACCTTTCTTGGCGGGTGTTAGAACCGGTTTAGGTATAGAGAATTATAAAGTAACTCTTAACAGAAGTACAACCACTCCCGATCTAGTTGATAGAAATATCATTTATGGAATAATTAAAGTTAAACCTGTACAGGTAGTAGAGTATATCGCTCTCGATTTCGTAATTACCAATGCCGGTGCAGCCTTTGATGATTAAGATTTGATGGGGGGTCTTTGACCCCCCTCTTCTTATACAATATATTATAGTAGAATATGCATATACATAAAATCTGTTCAACATGTAAGGAAGATAAACCAGCCAGCGAGTTTGGTAAAGATAAAAGACTCAAAAGTGGTTTAACCTCTCAATGTTACACCTGTAAAAGATTGTCTGAGAAAAAATACAGGGTCTCTGAAAAGGGTCAAAAAAGTAAAGCTGAGTATCGTACAAAAAATAGAGAACGAATAACTAGAAAGAACAAAGAGTGGTATATCGCTAATAGAGAACATGTAATATATAGAGTTACAGAGTATGAAAGGAATAACATTCAGGTTAGACTAAGACACAATATTTCGAAAAGAATCTCTATGGGATTAAAGAAAGACGGTTTTAAAAAAGACAAGTCTGTTATTGAGTATGTTGATTATAGTATGAATCAATTGGTTGAACATCTTGAGTTTCAATTTGAAGATTGGATGAATTGGGATAATTACGGTAATGGTGATGGATGTTGGTCGTTGGATCATATTATTCCTCAATCACGTTATGACTTCACGAACGATTTAGAGATTAGTTTATGTTGGAATCTTAGAAACTTAAGACCTTTGAGTCATAAAGAGAATATTACTAAGAATGCCAAGTTTGATTTATTATTAATAGAAAAGTATGGTATTAGTGATTTACTACCAGGTAGGGATCGTTAAAAAGTCCTGAAGAAGGAGAACGTTTTGAGTTTCTGGACAGACGAAAGAAATATAATTGAACCAAAAAGAAAAAATAGATGGGTTCTTATTATCAATAATATCAAAGCCTACACATGTCTTAAGGCTGGTAAGCCGAAATATGAACAAGGTAAGGCCGAGCATAACTATATGGGTCACACCTACTACTTCCCCGGATCTATCAAGTGGCAGCCCTCCGAGGTTACTGTTGTAGACCCTGTTGATGATCCTGCAACAAAAAAGTTGGTAGAGATTATAGAGAGATCCGGTTATCATCCACTTAAAGACGTTAATGACTATGGTTTTGTATCTAAGAAAAAAGCCGTTGAAGAGTTGGGTCTCGTTAGATTGATGCAGATTGACGCAGTGGGTAATCCCGTTGAAACTTGGACGTTACATAATGCCTGGATTGAGAATGTTGACTTTGGTGACCTGGACTACGAAGATGATGGTTTAGTACAAATTACATTTACCATCTCTTTCGATTGGCCAACCCTTGAGAACGGTGACGGAACTAGAAACTTCGACTTAGGTGGAAGTAATCCCGCAGATACAACCCTTACTTTATAAAATCCCACAGAATCCTTAAAACGAGGTTAAAATGAGTAGAAATGATGAAGAAAGATTGGGGATCACGAACGCACCAGTGTCGTCTCGTGAACAATTTAACTCAACGATGAAAGAGGCCGAAGTGATACAGGCTCCCAAACCCGTATCGTCCAACATCTCTCAACCTGTAGTGGACAGGGGGTTGGTGTTTGTAAACCCAACAAAACCAGTTGTACTACCTTCGAAGGGTGAAAAGTATCCCGAAGATCATCCACTGTATTGTGTAGAGGAGATCGAGATTAAACAGATGACCACAAATGAGGAAAACATCCTAACCAACCACGAATTGATAAGATCTGGTATGGCCATTGATGAGTTTCTCAGAAGTGTTATAGTTGATCGACGTATTGACCCTCAATCTCTATTAACCGGTGATAGGACTGCAATTCTCGTAGCTAGTAGAATATACGGTTACGGTTCAAACTATGTTGCCAAAGTACGATGTCCCATTTGTGGATCTATTATGGAGAGTGCTTTTGACCTAAAAGATGCGGTAGAGAACGGTTTAGAGGCCTTAGAACAGATTGAAGAAGTAGAGGCTGAATTTGGCGTTGTGTGGACTGGTAAAAAGACCTTTAAGTTACATCTAGACACCACAGGGTGGGATGTAGAGTGTAAGTTGACAGACGGAAGAGACGAAAAGATTAACTTTGATATTAAACGAAAACGTGATATCCAACAGAAACGTCTTCGTAAAAAGAACAAAGACATCATCGAGGTGGAAGACACCAAACATATGTCTGAATTTCTAAGATCCATTATTGTTTCTATTGATGGAAATGATGGTGTAGGACCCAGAAAAGATAAGGGTCAGTTGAATAGGGCGATTGATTCCATGCCTACGATGGATATCGTTGTAATAAAAGATGTATATAAACTTATTAATCCTAGAATCGCATTACTACAGGAATTATATTGTGAGAAATGCAATTACGAGGGGGTGATAGACGTTCCGATTAACGAAAACTTTTTTCGGGTTATCTGATAACTACGCGAAGAATATATTCGAACAGTTCCATTTTATGATGTATTATGGTAACTGGTCTTCACTTGCAGAGTTGGTCAACCTCCCCGTAGGTCTCCGTGACTTTTTCTTTAAAAAGCTTATTGAAACAAAGGAACGTGAGAAGGAGGCCAACTCAAACAAGGGAAATGCGAAAGAGGCTACTGCCGCCATTGCCAATCAAAACGCGGCTTATCAACATTATTCCAAAAGAACACAATAAATAAAAACGTAAAGGGGTCAAAAATCGATTCTGAGACACTTTATCTCATTTGACGATGTGTTGGTGTATCTTGGGTAGGAAACGTCAAAATGGTACCCAAATTTAAGTCTAATGACCTATCCCCTTTCTATAATCATTTGAGTGGTTGAACCTAAAAATGATAATTATAGGTAGTTCAAATGACGAGGAGTCTAGGATATGCATAAGATAGAGATAGATTTAAACAAGTTAAAAAGACAATCTGTTGACACGGAACGAGAAGATTTGGAGGAGGAACTGTTGAATGAGGGTGAGTTGGAACAGTTCGGTGCACAAATACAGCTTCTCCTGCAGAGAATGTTTGGTATGAACAGTCTACCGGTTGAGATTACCGGTAATAAATCAGACGTAAGATCCTTTGCTCAGTTGGTTGGAAGAGAGAAGAACTATATTCAAAAGATAGCCGACTATGGTCTTAATGATCCATCCGTTGTAAAGGACAAGTATAAGTTAAAACAGGCTATACATAAGTTCGAAAGAGAGACGGGCATAAAATATCCCTTTAAAACACGATAATAGGAAAACTCTGATATGGCAACTAAAATAGAAGAAGATCTTAGGAATCTAGAGTTAATAAAACAAAGTTACAGGGAATTACTAAGATTAGAAGAGGAGTTGGGGGAGGAACATCTTCAGACCAAGTTACACAGAGATACGATGTTGCAACAGGCTAAGTTTATACTTGATACGGAAGTAAAGACGGTAGAACAGTATAAGATTTTAGAAGAACATCTCGAAGGTATTAAAGACTCTCAGGAAGAGTATAACGAGATGCAACAACACAATTATCGTTTAAGTAGATTTATGCGTAATGAAGTTGAGAAGGTATATGAGATAAAGGCCAAAGAGTATAAGTTGGAAGAAGATAAACTGGAGTACATGAGAGTTTCGGAAAAGATAACGAAACAGGAGTATGAGGTTCGTCGTGATATACTAAACGATACGGCTAAGATGTATCAAAATCAAATTGATATAACTAAACAGACTAAACTGATGGTAACTGCCAGTACTGGACTTAGATCTCAGTACGGTGGTTTGGTAGAGGCCGCAAGACTGATAGGAAAGACTAGGGGCGGTTTTAGAGCTATGGGTGCTGGTATAGCCAGTGTATTAAACCCTATGAGTCTTTTATTGAACCTATTCCAAATGCATGTTGATAGAATAAAGGAGTTGGACGTAGCCAGAACTTCATTCAACCTACAGACCGGTGCGGTTAATAGATATAAAGAGCAGCTGGAGGATGCGTATCGTTCCAACATAAGGTACAATGTGAGTCTTCAAGAGATGAGCGGTTCATTTGCCTCTCTACATAAGGAGATGACAACGTTCTCTGGTATGTCTCAAAAAGCTCAAATGGATATTGCCGGATTCACTGCCAAACTTAGAAAGAACTTAGGGGTGGATGCTGTTGGAGGGTTGGAGACTTTAAGTAGGGTCATGGGTCAGACGGGAGACCAGGCAAAAGACACATTTACATCTATGATCGAGGAGGCAGACCAATTCAATCTTAATATTCAGGAGGTTGGAAACGGTTTAATATCCAATGCCAACAATATAGCACTATACGGTAAACGTGGTGTTAAGGTGTATATGGAATTGGCTAAGAGATCTAAGACATTGGGTATCGAGATGGGTAAACTTCATGCGATGTCAGAACAGTTCTTAGACTTTGGTGCCGCTGCTCGAATGTCTGCAACCCTTGCTCAATATGCGGGTAAACAGGTACTATCTGCCAGTAAGTTGATTACAGCCGATGCCGAAGAGCGTGTAGATATGATAACTGGAGCGGTTAGAAAGTTGGGTAATTTCGAGAAGATGACTGCCCAAGAGCGAATGGATATTGCCCGCTCCATGGGTGTATCTACTGCAGATCTGGCCAAGATGATGAGGGGTGAAAAGACGGAGGCCCAAGAAAGACAGGAGACACAGAGAAATCTAAATACCATACTGAAACAGAGTATTACCGTCGCGGATAATATGACAAACGCGTGGAAGAATATGGTTCAAGCGTTAGGTCCTTTGTTGGATATTATGAGATGGGTTGTGGGAGTGTTTGCCGACTTTATGGCACTAGGAGGAGGTCTTATGGGTAAGATTATTCTTATTGGTGGTGCACTTATATGGTTAGCCTCTAAGATACTGGCCCTTGTTCCACCCATTAAGATATTAGGGGCCACTGTATCATTATCGACGTTACCGTTCACTCTATTCCTGGCTGCGATACTAGCCATTGCAGTAGCGGCGATATACTTTAGAGAAGAGATATTGGGGGCTTTCACGTATGTATTCGAAAGTCTAGGAGATATGTTCTCAGATGCATATGAGTGGATGAAAGATGCAGGTTACAATATGGTTAAGTTCTTAGCGGACGGTATATGGTCTGCAGTAACATTACCAGTAAGAGCGATAAAGAGTGTCGTGGGTAAGATAAGGGGTTTCCTACCCTTCTCTCCTGCTAAAGAAGGGCCCCTGAAGGATATTATGGATGTCGGTCCTAATATCGTACGATTTATAGGTAATGGGATTGATGCAAACCAGGATATGGTAACTGAACCAATGAATAGATTGGCGGGTGATATAATGCATTCATCAATAACAAGTCCAACATCCATGGATGTCGGTCCTAATATCGTACGATTTATAGGTAATGGGATTGATGCAAACCAGGATATGGTAACTGGACCAATGAATAGATTGGCTGGTGATATAATGCATTCATCAATAACAAGTCCAACATCCATTACTAAGGCCATGGAGTCGACCACTTCTGATATTAAAAATAGGGAGGTTAATGACTTTAGAAAGGCTATTACCACATCTTCTAACGTGGACAATTCCAGTAGTTCATCCACCGCAGGAGATACCAACGTGGTTAATGGGGGAGCCCCCGGTCAACCTGTTATTATTCAACTTAAGATTGATAGCAAGGTAATTAAAGAGATCGCCTTGGACGAAATAATGAAACAGACTAAATTAAGTAACGTATTTAGTACGTATAACTAATAGATAGGAGAAGGTCATGCCCAATGATACAGTTATATTAGGAAAACGACAGGAAGTGTGGATCAGGTCCATACCTTCAAAGGCCGAAGTCACACTTCTATCTTTCTTAGACTCCTTCAATGACACCTATCAGGCTCATTGGGACAGAGAAGCGGTATACGGTCGACAGGATCCTATTTCGACATTTAAAAATACTGATAGGATTATAACGTTTTCTTTAACCATTCCATCCAGTTCGGTTGATGAGGCCGTAGAGAACGCTCAAAAGATATGGCTTTTACAAAGAATGCTGTATCCTAGATACAAAACATTAGACACTACAGGAGACAGAGTTATATCCACACCTCCTCTTATAGGGGTGTTTTTCTATCCACTTATAACCGAATACAGTCAGGAAAAAGGAGCTCATGACTATCTGTATGGTACTGTTGATACTGTATCTATGGATCCTAACTTAGCCGAGGGTTGGCTATTTACGGACAAGCGTACGCCGTTTCCTAAGTCATACAGTTTTAGTATGACATTAAATGTTATACATCAAAATCCCGTTGGTTGGAGTGAAAACGGTGGAAGAGACTTAGTAACAAAGAAATTAGGTAATAAATACAGTATTCAGAAACACTTTAAAGGGTAATTGATATGGGTAGATTTGGTAACACGGAAACGTTCAATAATAGTAATGATTTGTATAGAGATAAGTTTAAAGACAAACAACTTAAGTACATAGAACAATATAAAACTACCACCTTTAATCAAATCACCGAAGAGATGTTAGAGGACGTACGTTTTTTTAACTATGCCTGGTCTGTGGGGGATACATGGCAGTATGTCGCTGATCAGTTTTATGACTCTCCAAAAGAGTGGAAAGTACTAGCATTGTTCAATAAGTTACCAACTGAACTTCACATTTCTGTTGGTGATATTATCAGACTTCCATACTCACTTGACGAACTTAAAAGCGCTATACTAGGATAACCATTATGGTAGATAAAAATAAACAAAAACCAGCTAAACCTGTCAGTTGGATGTCTGATGATGATGTAAAGGAACGACTAAGTCAACAGTGCGTTCTTATGTTGTATTCTGACATACTTAAGGGTTATAGTGATCCTAAGGGTTTTTATGAACGTCGAGGTCCATATGTGGTGAATGATAAGTTCCCCGTATACAACTTTAAGAATAAAAATGTTGAATATAGTAAGATAGAGGGATTCTCTACCTTAAAAAGAAATGTTGCTAAGTTACCCAACAACCACTCCATCAATCTGGACTATGTATATGATCAGTCTTCCGATGTAGACCCTAAACTCATCATACAGAAGTATTACAGTTCAGAAAATAAGTCATATGATAGTGAAATAGTCGAGTTTCTAGAATCACTATCTACTATTCAGTTATCTACCCTCATGGCCAACATTAGAGTGGATAAATTTGTGAAGGGATCAAATAGTGCAGAGATACCAGATGGCGTATATACGTTAGACCTTCATGGGGACAACAAGAGTACTCTTAAGGACTTTTTTGATGGTAAGAGGGAGAGTATAGGTGGGTATGGTATAAAAAGTCTAGGTATTAAGCAGGAGACATCTAGGAAGACCAACTATTCAAGTGCTAGATATCATTTGGAATTAAAGATGGTGTTTAATTCTATGAAGGACCTACTCTATGAATACACACACAAGAATGGTTCGACCTATACCGCCACTGATGTACTTATAGGATTCTCTAATTCGGTATTAAATGAACAACAGGGCCCTCTAACGTATACCACTAGATTTCATGTTGGATACGATTCGAGCTCTTTGGATCCTGAGATATTCCCTAGAACTGTTAATGGTAAAGACGTCGATTGGAAAAGAATATTGCAAGAGATAAGCTTAGAGCTCTTTGCTACAGCCTATCAGTGGGATATCAACATTACAGAAGAGGGTAAGATAGAGGTAGTCATCAACTATGTTGGCTATACATCTATGCAGGAGACCTCTAGAGCCACGAATATACTATTTCTGGATGATGAACTCCTGGCTTTGAATCATATCAATGAGTCGAAGAAGACAGCCAAAGAGGATAAGAAGATATCCCAGTCGGAGAGTAAGAAGCGTCAAGAATGGGCAAACGAAGACTATAAGAATTTCCTGAAGTCTGGATATACTAGATTTGTAAAGGACCTGTTTGACAGTGGTAAGATAAACTTTGCCTATGTTGATTCTACAGATGTTGAAAACATAGAACGTGGTATTGATTATATAGAACAGAATGGAGATATAACATCTAGTGAATTCGCCAACATTAGAGTACCCGACACGGTTAGGGATAGTCTTAGACGTAACAAAATAATAGTGTCGGAATATGACGGTAGATATAATATTACATCTGACCAATCTATCAATGCCTCCAATCAACTGTCTGGAAAGGGTCACGAAGGTAATAAGGTGTCACAGAGTAAGAGAAAACTGAGTTTAAGTGATCTGACTGTGGTAAATGGTACCGGTAAACGTGGAAAGGTGTTATTGGATAGAGATGATTTCCTGCAGATTAACGAATCGGGCAGTGGGGAGATTGTGTCGATACCCTATTTTTATTTCAAAGATCTGGTTGCAACCGCTATGGTTATATACTATGAAAATATGAAAACCCACTTTCAGAAAGTTGCTAAAGTCAATTTAACTATGGACTTTGGTGAGATAGACATCTATGATCCAGTGTTCCCCGATAAAACGTTTAGGATGAGTATAGGTGATATACCGATATCGTACGATCTATTTACTGTATGGTTTAATCACTATGTAGTTAAACCCAAAAAGATACAGTACTCCCTGAAAGAGTTTATCCGTGATTGTATAAGATATCTTATATTACCATCCATAAAGGCAGATCAGTGTTTCTATAAGGGTAACAATCCATGGAAAAAGGGTGGTAATGCCGATACCGATATCGATCTATATATGAATTCAGATGTTAGTAAGGATTTCAAAAATGTATGGAATCAGTTTTATATATTCTCGTATGCCAAAAAAGATAGAAAGTTCAAGAGTAAAGAACAGGATGGTAGGGATGGTATAATCTGGTTGGCCCCCGGTAGAGATAAGGGGATCGTGAAGAGTATTAATTTCGGTAAGAATACATCCAGTATGCTTAAATCTCATCTCATGGTCAGAGCTTTAGAGAAAACTACGGATGCAGACAAAAAGTCTAAGGTGACACAGTTACGAGAGGTTTATGATGTAACTGTACGTACTATAGGAAACTCATTCATCCAGACTGGTTCAACCGTGTGCGTTCAGCCGTCACTCCTAGATTTGGGTAATATATTAGACGGCGAGAATGAATCGTGGAAGATATTGGGTATGGGTGGATACTATTCTATCGTATCGGCCGAACTGAATTTCGAAGACGGCAAGTATGATGGTGTATATAAAGGCGTTTGGCAAGGAACCCCCTTGTCTAGAAAGAAGAACGATAAATAGGGGGATATAATATGGATTTTGTTAAGCTTAATAATCTACATCCTAGAAAAATGTTTGAGTATAGAAAAAATTATGATACATACATAAAGCAGTATATAGAGTGGATTACATTTAATAGACCAGATCTGGATCACAACTTTATTGATGTTTGGTATAACAAGTATCTGTACGGTAAAGTAGATAACAATTTCATACCTGTATATCCAAAAGAGAGGTATATAAGGGTTGTAGAGTCAGAAAACAAAGAGGATATGTACCTTTTACAGTTTGTATATGATGCATATAGTGACTTTAAAGACTACTTCTTTACATCGTGCAATAAACAGGGCATAGTGGTTGGTGACTTTATAGATGGTGAAATTCACCGCGGTTATGAGAGTGCCTTTGAGTCGTATACTGAGCATGTACAGGGTATCGTAAATTCTTATTGGGATGTTTTTTATTTTAACAAGAAAGAGAACAACGTCGCCAATTTTACTGAGTTTGCAAAAGAGTTTATAGACTATTTAACCAACCAGACGGTCGACGTCTTTACATTCAGTGGTTACGTAGAGTCGGGATACAATTCCATATACAGTACCGCCCTAGCCTTGGATATGGTGGATGGTGAGTATTTCAATGACGAGGACAAAATAACAACCTATTTCGACTCAGACATATATACTGTCTTCGTCGAAGCCGCACGTCGTTTTGGTTTTTTGGTAGATCGTAATATTCCATGGAGGATAGTGGCTGACCTGAATAGTAAGGCTATGCAGTATTACATTCATCGTATGTTAGACTTGGATTTTATTGAGAATGTTAGAGATGAGACTGGTGATTTTGAAAACTTTACAGAATATATGGTTGACTTTATCGACGAATACACTACATTAGATGAGTACATGTTGGACAAGAATCGTATCCCTTTAACCGCCATCTTCGACATCTTCTTCGAGAAGACATATAATGTATCGTTAGAGGGTGAGGATGACATGTTGAGATCCTTGGTCATATCCATGTATAACGACTTGGTTGAGGTAGAAAAGAGAAGAATGACCGCCACAATCGACCAGTACACCGGCATGATCCGAGTTAGTACCATATGTAGGACGGTTAAGGATATCCTGTCTCACTATAATGAACCAAATTGGCTGAAGGAATACACCAAGATAAGATTGGTTGAGTCTGGTTTTTCTAAAAATGATAGTAATTTCAAGATACTGTTAAGAAAAACTAGTATGATGAAAAAAATACTTGACAATGAGAAGAATTTAAACTATATTTCTAATAGACTTGCTTTTTACAGATACAAGTTGAAAAATTAATCAAAACTAATAAAACTCTAAACAATTTCAAAACGGTGTTGAGTTGACTAACAAAAGTGAATATTTCCAGTTAATAAAATTGAGTGATTTTGGTGACAATGATTACCGCTCTATAGGTGTATTTGATCCAGATACATTCACCATAAACTATGATATGAGCTTAGATAACTGTAAGTCTAAAACCTACGATTACGATGAACTCCTGTCAGCTAAAACAATAGACTATGGTGGGTTATACTGTGGTGGTAAGACGATTCTTGATATGTTTAAGGAAAATCCAGAGTTAAATAACTTATTTTATGATCAATATATAAGCACATTGGATGAAATTAAAAAATATCTTAAGATATACAGTAAGGTGCGTGATAAGAGGGAGTTGGTGGTAAACAATATTATACCCAACAAACTACTAGTATTGTATTATAATATAAAAAATAGTATAACCAGATATATATTTGAAAACTACAATAAACCTCAGAATTATGATCTACTACAACAGTCCAACATCTTATTAGGTGATATTAGAAATAGGGAATTGAAGTTAGATCAGGTTCGAACTGTGAGACATAAAATTAAAGGTCAGAATTTACATAAGTTGAACAGTATTGGTGAATATGGGGATAGTACCAACTTACACTATAACCTATTTGGTACTGTAACCGGTAGATTGAAGACGGCTCCGAAGACCTTTCCTATAATGGGTTTAAATAAGGAGTATCGCGATATAGTTGTTCCGTCAAATGATATGTTCGTAGAGTTGGACTACAAGGGAGCCGATGTACAGACGTTTCTTTACCTGTTCGATTCAGAGCATAGTGACGTGTATGAAAAGTATGAAGATATATACGATTTTTTCAGAGATAAGTTCTTTGGAGATGCAAAAAATCGCGATGAGGTAAAACAGAAAACCTTTGAGTTATTATATGATAAGAGAGACAACTATTTTCTAACACACCTGCCCATAAATAAAATACTGCGGGGCATGAGTGTGTTAGAAAATGATACCGAAGTGATTTTGAGAAATCCCTACGGTCATGAAATGGAGTTGTCTAAAGAGGGGGATTTTGTTAAGCACAAGAAGATTAGCTATATGATTCAGTCTACAACAAACTGTAATATGCTACAGTCGGCAATTAACATAAATGACTATCTAAAGTCTAACTGTGTGAAGTCGAAAGTGGCTTTTATGATTCACGACAGTGTTATTGTGGATTGGGACGAGGGAGAGTTCGTTAATCATTTTGATGTAGTGCAGAGTATATTTGAAAGTACTAAATTGGGTAAGTATAATTTTAATGTTTCCATGGGTAAGAATTTTAAAGACATGGAGAAGGTGGAATAGTATGTTGTATGTTATTTTATTTGTTTTAGGTTTTATCATGGGGTACGGTGTTCGTTCTTTCTATGGAAAACAGACAGAGAAGGGCCCGTCTCACAAATGGGAATGTAAGGGCGCAATTAATATGTGTATACGGACATATAGTGGTGACACCCCCTTAGGAGAGTTTCGTTACCCCCTATATAGGGTCTGTAAGGTTTGTGGTCAGGTAGATAAAAACTGGAGAAATAGTGAGAATGACAAACATGAGACTTGGATATGCTCCGAGGTCGGTGATGGTAAGTGTGACAAGGATAAGGTGTAGATATGCAGGTACACTCTGTTCAAAGTTCAGTTGTAGAGGACTTGGAGATCAACGTACGACTGTATATACTCTACCTGATAACTCACTCGAATCGATTCATAATAGATCACCAGAAAGGTCATGTGGCTCCTTTTTTTAACCTTGTATATGATAATGTCAATAAGAGAAGTGTTAGAGAGAGTGTGTCAAAAAATATGATATTAAAGCTTGACGAAGCCCATGACTTTAATACTGGATATAATGATATTGTTAATGATATTATGAAAAACTATCGTGAATATGAAAATGACTCTTATACCAGTCTTGATTATGAGTCCAAAATGGCCGGTATTTTTCATAAGTGTGGCACGTGTAAACATTGCCGACCTCATGATATCGTGCCAATGGCGGTGGAGTGTATGTTAAGACGTCAGTTTGATGGATCCATCGGCCAGCCACCACCAGATGTGTTTTTGTACGAGGCCTTTGGTGCACGGGGAACTTTAAGACCCCCCTACTGTGACTACGAGTTTTCAGACGATAGTGTTTTCAATAATATGTATAAGATGTACAATGAAGACATAAAACCCAAGTTTCAATTGTTTTAAGGATGAGGTGTGATATGAATACCGTTATTAGTGTAGGTGAGACCAAACCATTTACAGACTATCTCAATAGTAGCCACAATGGTTTGTACGATTTAATTCATATAGGGACCGAGGACTGTTTGTCGTATGGTTTTATAGATGTAGGTGGTATTGAGAAAAGTCATGAACGTTATGAGTCAGATTTTTTATCTACAGCAGGTGATTATTTGGATAAACTGTCTGGAGATAAGCTCACGTGTGTTGTAACATCTGAAAAACTGGCCGGTCTAGTTATGGTACTGTTGGACACTTTGAGGTCTAAGTTCAAAAATGTAACTGTGTATTTGGTCTTAAAGGAATCTCGTACGACAGATTACGAGGAGATATTGATAGAAAGACTCAATAAGGGAGTCTTATCTAATGTCACAAAGGGAAAAAGACAGTTGGTCGATGAGTTGATGGTTATGTCCCTTGATAGAATGATAGGTGGATCATACTCATTCAGTAAACAGATAGAACATTGTGCCAAAGACTTTCACACTATTAATGTATTCAGTCATCATAAACCAGAATACGTTAAGTCCAATATGATGAATTTAGATATGAAGTTGATTAAAAGGGCCAATGAATTGTCTAAGGTCTCGACAATATATGAGAATTCGTGTATAGGAGAAAAAAAGTTAGAAAATGCATTTTTTTCTCTTGACATGCCAACCAAGATTTGCTATTATAGTAGTATAGGGTGTGAATCGGAATTAATCGATGAGGTTAATGAGATTGATAAACTGATGGACACTCTAGACAGTGATACATATTATGTTTTTGAGATATATAATCTTGGAAATAATACAAATATCTCTGTTATTTCTACTGATCAAGTTCTAGGAGATGATCCTAAGAAAGGTTAACTACAATGTCTAAATTCAATCATAAATCCGTAACCGATAGAGACTTCGAACCCAGAAAAGGTGAAGAGTTTGACCCTATGAATGCGATCGATCTTGCGATGGAATCTTATGACGACCAGAGAGAGAGTGAAAACGCCTGTAGTGCCAAGAATCTCAACAGACATGCGAAAAAACTTCGTAACGTATTCACTGATGAGTATGGTATGATTTGTGATCCAACAGACGGAAAGTGGGTAGAATGTTAGTAACAGCCAAACATATATTCGATGAACCCAAGATCTATCCATGGGATGTATTGGATTGGGCCGAGGAAGGACAGGTCGAATATGAAGTTGACTTGTATCTCAGAAATACCGATATAACCCACCTACCTGATAACATGACGGTCAATGGTTATTTAAATCTCTACAGTACCAATATAACTCAACTACCTAAAGATCTACATGTTGGTGGCAACTTGTATCTCAATGATACCAACATAACTCAACTACCTAAAGATCTACATGTTGGATATCATTTAGTTCTCTACGGTACCAATATGGCTCAATTACCTGAAGGTCTGTATGTTGGTGGTAATTTACATCTTGGGCACGATGACAATATTAAGATTCCTGATTCTGTGGTCATAAAAGGTACAATTTGGCGTACTTGAAAAAATTAATTTAAAATAATCCTTGACAATAAGAAAAATATATGGTATAACTATAATAGAGGTAAAAACAGATTGTCTAACAATAAAGATAAAAAGGGAGAGCAAGAGGGGTTGAGTAATGTAAAATTCATTATTATAACGATTGTTTTCGTTATATTAGTGTTTTTATTGAATTATATTAATAAATTTAGTAACGAGGAATATGTGGTTAAACATGTTATTCCAGAAAGTGTAGGTAGATAAACACATAAGGAGAAAAAATATGAAGATTGATATGGCTAAAATGAAGGCAGCTTTCAACAGACTTAATGGTAAAGGCGGATCTGGTGTTTGGTATAAGGCAACCGATGGAGATCAAATTAGAATCTTACCAACCGATGATGGAGTACCCCTCAAAGAGTATTTCTTTCACTACAATGTTGGTGATAAGGGGTTTCTGTGTCCCAAGAGAAATTATCATCAGGACTGTCCTGTGTGCGATTTCGTAAGTGAGTTATTCAATTCCGGTGAAGAGGACGAGAAGGAATTTGCAAAAAATATCATGGCCAAGCCCAGATATCACAGTATCGTCGCCGTTAGAGGTAAGGAGGGTGACGGTCCCAAGATCTGGGCCTACTCTCCAACAGTATTCAAGTCCATCTTTGGTCTTATGTTGGATGAAGAGGATTTCGGGGATATAACAGCCGTAGAGTCCGGTAACGATCTTAAGGTTTCTGTTGGTAAACAAAAAGGTCAGAAATATGCAATGGCCACAGTAAGTCCTAAGCCTACTAAAACCCCATTATCTAAATCAACCAGTGGAAGCCTGAAGGATGACGTAATTGATGTCCTTCTACGGGAGCAACCAGTCGTTCTAGACTATTTAGATAAACTTACTTCTGAAGAGGTAGGACTTAGACTCAAACAGTTGGTAGGTAAGGAAAAAGAGACTCAGGTTGAGGTTAATACCGCCAAATCTGGATCCATTGATGAGAAGAAGAAAGAGATCGACGAGTTTCTAAATCAATAGTAGGATAATCGTTTCTTATATATTAACTTAGCTTAACATTTTTTTATTTCAATATACAATTAGGAGAAAAGAGGGACGATGGCTAGAAAGACTAAAACTAGTAGTAAGAATACGTCCGGTATGAGTTTTAGAGAGAAGTACGCAAAGAAACATGGTGCCCTCTCTACGTCTGAAAACAGTGCGGTTGATATGTGGATTCCAACTGGTTCAAGATGGTTGGATTCCATTATTAACGCAGGATCAATGGCCGGCATTCCCACAGGTAAGATTACCGAGCTGGCAGGGGAGGAGTCAACCGGTAAGTCGTATTTGGGTATGCAGATTGCAAAAAACGCTTTAGATATGGGCCTGATGGTAGTATATCTGGACTCTGAGTCTACATATGATGACACTTTCATGGAAAAGGTTGGGATAGACCCAGAGAATGAAAGGTTTATTCACGCACCAGCCGGAACAGTAGAGAACGTGTTTGAGGTTATAGACGATATGACTAAGGAGGCTATCGAGGCCGAGACCAGGGTTGTTGTTATATGGGACTCAGTGGCCAATACACCTTCAAAGGTAGAGATGGCAGGAGACTTCAACCCCAACTCATCCGTGGCCGTAACCCCTAGAATTATTTCATTGGGGTTCAAAAAACTAACTCAGACGATGGGACAGACTAAGACCACGTTGATTTGTTTGAATCAACTTAAAACTAAAATTCATACCGGACCCAATGCACATATTGCGGCAATGTTGGATCCATGGAGTGCCCCAGGGGGGAAAGGTATACCTTATAACGCTTCGATGAGAATATGGCTAACCAAGAGAAAGTCCAAATCTTCATTTGTTTATGACGACAATGGATACAGGATTGGATCCGAGGTTAAATGTACTATCAAGAAGTCACGGTTTGGTAGTGAGGGACGTGTTTGTACGTTTAAGATCCTTTGGGGAGGGGATGAGGTCCGTGTTGCCGATGAAGAGAGTTGGTTTGAGGCTCTTAAGACATCTGATAGTCTTTCGGTTGGTGCATGGTGTAATCTTCTCGACACTGACGGTAATGTCATTGGAGGTCAGTTTAGATCGAAAGATTGGTTAAAGAAGCTTGAGGATCCTGCGTTTAGAGCACGCGTGGAAGAGTTGATGGACGAGGAGGTTATATACAAATTCCACTCTAGGAAAGGTAAGGCTAGTGATTATTATACATTGGAAGATGATCGGGAGGGGGAACATCCTATTGAACCGACCATAGAAGAGGATTAATTTTTTAAACTAAGGGTCCGTAAGGGCCCTTCTTTATATGGAGAGTAGATATAGGATGAGAAAGTTATATATAGATGGAAATAACACTTTTATTCGTCATTACACAGTCAATCCTGGTTTGAATGTTGATGGGTACCCTGTAGGCGGTATATTCGGTTTTCTTAGAGACGTGGGGAACCTTATGCACCTTAGTAGTCCGGATGAGGTGGTGATAGTCTGGGATGGTGAGGGTGGATCGGTAAAGAAACGTAAGATAATGAAGGAGTATAAGGAGGGACGTAAAGCTGTTTCTGGACCTAAACTAAATCGGGAGTATGAACTAGATCCGGGTGATGAAAAGTTAAACAGGTTCTTTCAAATGGATAAGTTGAAAGAGTATTTGGATTACACACCTATTAAACAGGTGGAGTTGGATGGTATAGAGGCTGATGATATCTTGGCTTATTTAGTTCAAAGGGACGCACGTAAGGGTCATAAGTGTGTGATCGTAAGTATGGATAAGGACTTCTTACAGTTGGTTGACAGTAATGTTGTCATTTATAGACCTGTGAAAAAGGATGTATATACCGTTGATAAATTAGTAGAAGACTACGGTATCAGACCCAGAAACTTCGCTCTATATCGTTCTATGTTGGGTAAGGGAGATAAGAGCGACAATATAAAAGGAATTCAGGGAGTGGGAGAAAAGACATTTCTTAAGTTCTTTCCTATGTTCTCGGAAGATCGTGATGTGAATATAAATGAGGTGGTTGATTTCTGTCGTACTAATAGAAAGAAGTCTGTAAAATACGAAAGATGTGTACAGGGATCGAATATTATAACACGTAATTATAGATTATCACAACTTTATTCCCCAATGATAGGGTCTGATAAGGTTTTAGAGTTAGAGTCTCAACTAGATGACAATGATGGTAATTTTCAACATCACAATCTTATAATGTTGTTTAGAAAGGACGGGTTTCCCTTTATTGATGGTTTAGATAAGGCTTTTAGATACTTGAAGGGAATCGCGAAGAATTATTGATGGAGTAGTATTATGGAGTCTAGATGTCCCTACTGTAGAGAGATATATTGGAAGATATTTGTACAACGACCCTTTAAGGTTATTATAGATGGAGTACTTGAGACTGTGAATTTTGACAATGTACCTTATTGTCGATTTTGTAAGAGAGATGTACTGGAGATTAAACATATCATAATGGTAGAGAACTATCTGGATAAGAAATATAACGGTAAGGCTATATGGAGGAGAGATGAGTAACGCAAACGGTGGTATGGTAAACTTTGCCAATTTCGGTACTAAGTTTCAAAGAAAATTAGGACAGGTTATGTTTGAGGAACATCTCTTCGCAGATCAGATGTTTGAGGTACTGGAGAATGAGTTCTTTACCGTTGGTTACGTTAGAGAGTTTATTAGATCCATAAAGGACTACAAGGAGAAATATGGAGTATTTCCCTCGTATGATATAATGGATACCGTTATAACAACTCAGATGGATGATATGTCTGACATTGTTAAAAAACAGGTAATGGAATATTTCACCGATATGAAGAGTTCTGTTGTACAGGATAAGGAGTTCATAAAGGGAAATAGTTTAGACTTCTGTAAAAGACAAGCCTTAAAAAGGGCCCTCCTAGAGGTGGTGGGTTCGGTTGAGTCTGGTTCGTATGAAGATGCAGCCCGTACAATTGAATCCGCCCTGGCCTTGGGATCGAACAGAGATATGGGTCATACCATTATTGATGACTTCGAGGCCAGATATATGTTACAGCCAAGAGTACCAATACCCACAGGACAGAAGGCCTTGGATGATCTTATCGGTGGTGGATTGGCTAAGAAGGAGTTCGGTATTTTCGTTGGTGGAACAGGATGCCACGCTAGGGGGGCGGAGATCATGTTGTATAGTGGTGATACACTATTGGTGGAGGATGTTAGGGTCGGTGAACTCCTCATGGGCCCTGATGGAAGAAGTAGGGTGGTTACGAGATTGTATAGAGGTACCTCTGACATGTATAGAATTACACCTGATGTAGGTAAATCTTTTGTGGTCAACGGAGAACATATACTGTCCTTAAAACACTATAAGACTGGTAAGGTGGTGAATTTAAGTGTCAATGCTTACCGTGATAGGAACGATGAGTTTAAGTCTATTTATAAATTGTACAAGGTTATAATTGATAGGGATTTGGGAGACGAATTTATTGATCGTCAACCAAGTAAGGATTCTCTATTATCAGATTTCAGACTAAGCTCAGAGGGGAGGGATGACTTTTTTGGGTTTAATCTTTCTGGTGATCATCTATATTTGATGTCTGATTTCACAGTCACACACAACTCAGGCAAGAGTATTCAAATGGTTAATTTCGCTACTGATGCTATTTTGAACGGATATAATGTAATTTATTATACCTTAGAACTTCAAGACAGTGTGGTGGGTAAAAGGTTTGATAGTTGTATAACTGGATTCCCTATGAGTGAGTTAGACAGCAACAAGGAGTTTGTATATCAGGGTTTATCGGACAAGGTAACCGGTAAATTGATAATCAAAGAGTATCCGCCTGGTTACTGTACTGTGGCTATGATGAAGAATCATATTGAGAAAACGTCTAGAACCCTGTTCAAGCCGGATTTAATCATTGTGGATTATGCTGATATTATGAAGGTGGTGGTCAGTAAGGGAGATTCGCGATATGATGCATTGGGATCCCTATATACTGAATTGAGGGGAATCGCCTCTCATTACAATGTGGCTTTATGGACAGTATCTCAGGTTAACAGAACCGGGTACTCTTCTGAGTTAGTATCGGTTGATAATTTAAGCGACGCGTTCAATAAGGCCTTCATTGCCGATTTAATTGTGACTCTACAGAGAAGCCCTGCACAAAAACAAAAGAATGAGGCGACATTCTTCTTGGCTAAAAATCGTAATGGTCCTGACGGTATAATACTTAAGGGACGGGTTAATCCTGGATGTATGCAGGTTAATATTGATGGTGAGAAGTCGTTTGAGGAACATAGTACTGACCAGAAGGACCTACAGAAGGACCTTAAGGATAGGATATTCAATAAATTCTCCAATCTCAAGAATTCTTAAGTCGATCTCCGTAGAGGTACCAAATTTACATTCTGACGTACTTTTACCATCATTGATGTAAAGACACTAGTCATAGAAATAAACGTCAAAATGACCACTAAAAATTAGTTTAAAGGGTGTATTGATATTAATTCGGATAAATGGTTTGGTTTCGGAAATTTACCAACATATGTCATAATTAATTGTTACGCGGAGGCCGAATTGTTAACAGACTATAATAAGTTTTTATAAAATAGGAGATATAATGGGAATGATCTATACGGAAGAACGGGTACGTGAGGCTACATTAAGTTACTTTGACGGAGATGAGTTGGCAACTAACGTCTTTATGTCAAAGTATTGTTTGAGAGATAGAGTGGGTAATTTTTTAGAGTTAACCCCTGATGATATGCATCGGAGAATGGCGAAGGAGTTTTACAAGGCGGAGAGTGTCTACGGATCCTACATGACCGAGGAAGAGATCTATAACCTATTTAAGGACTTTAGATATATAGTGCCGGGAGGTTCTATCATGTCTGGGTTGGGTGATGACGGTAGGTTGGTTAGTTTGAGTAACTGTACGGTTATTAAACCCCCCGAAGACAGTATAACCAGTATTATGGACACTGGTAGAGACATGGCCAATCTATTTAAGGCAAGGTGTGGAGTTGGAACTGACTTATCTCAATTAAGACCACATGGATATAGGGTTAATAATAGTGCGAAGTCATCTACGGGTGCTTGGTCTTTTGCAAACTACTATTCTGAGGTCACCAAGTCTATCGGACAATCTGGTCGCCGTGGAGCTCTTATGGTGTCCATGGATGTGTCTCATCCGGATATATTCAAGTTTGTTACATGTAAGAAGGATCTGTCTAAAGTAACTGGTGCCAATATAAGTGTTAAGATTGATGACGAGTTTATGATGGCTGTCATGAATGATGATAAATATATGTTGAGGTGGAAAGAGTGCGAGGTCGAGATAGACGCTCTGGAACTTTGGAACACGATCGTCTCTACGGCTACCACGACGGCCGAACCCGGTATTCTGTTTTGGGATCATCATCTAGATTATAACCCAACTAGTGTATACGATGAGTTAAGGCCTTGCGGAACCAACCCCTGCGGCGAACTTCCTCTGTCCGATGGTGATGCCTGTAGGTTAATGGCCTGTAATCTGGTTCATTTTGTCGAAAACCCATTTACCGACAAAGCCAGATTTAATTATGAAGAACTTAGAGACAGATTCACGAAGTTGACACGTCTAGGTGATGACTTGGTCGATCTTGAGTTGGATAAAATAAAATTGATCATGGATAAGGCTCGAGCCGAAGGTGACGTCGGAGTATTGTCTTTGTGGGACAAGTTCTTAAAGAAAGGTGAGCAGGGAAGACGACTGGGACTGGGTGTATTGGGTTTGGCCGACACCCTAGCCAGTCTGAAATTGAGATACGATTCAAATCTGGCCATAACGGAGGTCGATAAGATATTTAAGACAATCTTAGAGACCACCTATGAGACATCTATCCAGTTGGCCAAGGAAAGAGGTCCGTTCCCCCTGTTCGATTGGGAAAAAGAAAAGGATAATGAGTTTATAAAGTCGTTACCTCAAAAGATAAGACACGATATGGCTCAATACGGTAGAAGGAACAGTACTTTGTTAACATGTGCACCCACCGGTTCTGGAAGTCTACTGGCCAAAGTATCATCGGGAATCGAACCAGTATTTCAAAATGATTATAAGAGAAGAAGAAAACTGGACAGTTCGGTAACCGGAGAGGGTATCATTACAATGGCCGATGGACAGAAGTTCGAGGAGTACGTGGTATATCATCACAACGTTCAGGACTTTATCAATAATCATAACAACGGTGATAAGGAACTCCCAGACTACTTTGTAACATCTGCGGATATAGATTGGCGTCAAAGAGTTAAGATTCAAGCTACAATTCAAAGATATATTGACAGTTCCATCAGTTCTACTATAAATCTCCCTAGAGGTACTTCGTCCAGTGTTGTGGGTGATATTTACCTAGAGGCCTGGAAGCAAAAACTGAAAGGTGTCACTGTGTATGTGGAAGGATCCAGAGAGGGAGTCCTAGTTGCTACTGATACAGAGGAAGAACGAAAATACCACGATCCCATCAGACGACCAGATGAGTTGGAGTGTGAGATACATCATACGTCTGTTAAGGGTGAGAAGTGGGTAGTGTTCGTGGGAATGTTGAATGACAAACCCTATGAGGTATTTGGTGGTTTAAGTGAGTATATTGATTTGAGTAAGAAGTACACAAGCGGCCATATCGTGAAGAGAACCTACAAGACTAAACACAACAGGTACGACTTGATAATCAATAAGGATCGAGAGGACGAAATTACTATTAAGAATATTGTTAAAATGTTTGAAAACCCCAACCATGGTGTTCTGGGAAGATTAATCAGTCTGTCTCTGAGACATGGTGCTCGTTCTGCATACGTAACCGATCAACTATTCAAGGATACTGAATTTGACTTTACAACCTATAGTAAAGTGATGGGTCGAATTCTGAAGAAGTATATCGGTGACGGAGAGGAGCCGGAGACGGAAGAGCACTGTAAAGATTGTGGTGGTAAGATGATATTCCAGGGAGGCTGTAAAGAGTGCGAGGGTTGTGGAAATTCGTACTGTTCCGGTTAATATCCCCACTTTCTTTCCTTTCTAATAATTCTTAAAATAATACTTGACAATTGAATAAAATGGGGTATAACTAAGGTATTGGTGGACTAACAATTTTCACCGTTAACATAGGAAGGATTTAAAATATGACATGTATTATTGGTTTAGTAGATAAAGACGGAAAGACTTACTTGGCTGGTGACAGTATGGGATATGCCAATGTTTCATGGGGAACCCCGGTATCCAATCCCAAGGTTTTCAAGGTAAAAGATAAACCCATTGTGTTGGGATACACTACAAGTTTTAGGATGGGCCAATTGTTGGAATTTCATCCTGAGATATTTCCAGATCTACATAGAGACAAAACTGAATACACACGTGAATATATTATCAGGGAGGTAATTCCTAGATTACAGGGACTCTATAGAGAGTCTGGATGGGGTAAGAAAGATGGTGATGGGGCCGCAGATGGAGGAACTTTCCTAATTGGTGTCCCCGGAGCCGTTTATACCGTACAGGACAATTTTGCAGTACTGGAACATATCCATGGTTATGAGGCCTGTGGGTGTGGTTGTTACGCCGCCTGTGCCTCGGTAGCTACATCTTGTAAAAATGGTGTAGAGGATCCAAAAACGATCCTCAAGGCCGCCATGGAAGTTACCGTACAGTACTCTCCTGGGGTTCAACCTCCATTTCACTATGTAACAACAGATGGTGAGGCTGGAGAGTTGTAATGGGGTTTATCAAATATTTACTAAAATCCATTTGGCGATGGTTTAAGCAGTTGGGTTTCATTATTATAATATTTCCGTTCTTTCCAATATTGTGGGTTTATCTAATGCTGGCCGACAAGAAGGAGGAGTATGACAACCATATTGCAAACGAGAAATTACACAAAAAAGATAAGTCTGGAGATTTGTGATGATTATCAGGTTGCGTGAGTATGACAAGAAGGGCTTTAGAATGTTTACCATTTTTGATACGGAGGGTATGGACTTGTATGTCTTCTTGGTTCAATTAAAGGCTCACTTAACGTCCAATTTGGTTACTTGGAGCGATTCAGAAGATAAGTGTCGTGTGTCAAAGATAGATTTTGATTATTTTGATCAAATAGCCGAAGAGTATGGTATGCGTGTTGATGAGCTAATTTGTGAGATAGAGGATATGGACTTTTGTGTATCTATCGACAACGTCGCACAGTTTGTTGTGATAGGTTGTTCAAGACCAACGTACAATGATGGTAAGCGCTCGCTATTTTCAGAGGTGTATCATGAATAGTTGGAGAGATAGATGTTTTATGTTGTATTACGAAGAAGAGCTCGGCCGAATGAACGCAGTAGTAAACATGACCAATTACAATGACTGGCCATTAACTGAGGATAAGTTAATTAGGGATTGTCGATGGGCTTGGGATATGTTACAGTATTATAACGGGCCCGGTGTAAGATACCGTTCAGAGGCTCTAGATTATTTTAATTTAGAATTCAACTTCAACCTTTCAATTGAAGACCTGTTGGGTGATTCGTATTTTATAAAAGAACAAGATTCAGAGTTTTTGATTTATAAGATTGAACCCAGTAATGACGGTAAACACTCACTATTTTCAGAGGTGTATTGAGATGAACTTAGATAGGTATGGTATAGTGTTTAAAAGATACCAAGAGGAAACGCTCGAATGGACCTACTTCATATGTTCTAAGAGGGGTAGAGGTAGACGAAGATACTCTAAGCAAGGAGAGTGTTTGTGTGTTCTGAGAGAGATGATAAGAAATATTTGTAAACGAAATGTATTGGAGGAGTTATACATTCCCTTTGACTGTTTTGATGCAATATGGGAAGAGTTTAATGAATATGAATTAAACGTTTCTGAGTTAATATGTGATGATATAGACATCAAACGTGACTGTTATGACGGTACTGGAATAACGTTTACGTATGGTGGATTCTTTATCCCCGATGATGGTAAACATTCACTATTCTCTAAGTTTTAAACAATTTATTGATAATAAGTGATAATTAAAACCATATTGAATGAGATAACTTATTTTATTAAGGAGAAGATATAAAGATGGATCTTAAAATTTCTAGAAATGGCTCAAAACTTATTACGGAAAGTGAAAATAAAAGTATTAAGTTAGATCGTGGTTTTGCAAAAAAGATTATGAAGTACTCGAAAGAGTTTAATGATGTATACCAAAGAATCGCAGATGATATCGACGACGGTGTACCTGTGGACAAGGGAGAGATGAGGGAACTTATTTACGCTCTCAGACATACGGAAGGTGATCATGCCAAATCTGCAAAGTCTTTGGGAAATAAGCTCTATAAGATGCGCATGAGTGACGGTCAACCCGAACCTGCTTCCACACCCAACGTTCAAACTCAATTTGACACCCTTACACCTCAATCCGCCACTCCTCCTGTACAGGATAATGGTGGTGTACCTCCAACCCCTCCAGAGACTCCAGTAGCTGCAGTAGCTCTAGAAGAGGATAGACTAAAAGAGATTTACAGTACTGCCCTTAATGAGTTCGACCCCAGTGGTATGTTTCATGATTATACCGACAAGGATCCTAAGTTAGCTCAAAAGATCAAGGCTCGTGATACCGCCGCGAAGAGTGCCAAGTTGAGACAGAAGAAAAAGTCTAAGAATGACTGGAAGGCCGGCACTGAGCTTAAAGGTGGACTTCCTGGTGGACAAGGTGGAATCGATTGGGGTAAATTTGCAGAAGCCATGAAGATGATTCGTGAACATGAAACCTCTACTGGTAAATTCTTAAATGAACAAGAAGCTGAGTCACTCTTTAGAGGCCTTTTTGAGAGATTCGAAAAGATGGGTAAGGTTCGTCGTGTTAAGGGCAAGGAAGAGGTTGACGAAGGTTGTGGTTACAAGAAAGAAAAGATGGAAGAGGAAAATCCTGTTGATGAGGCCGCTGACACAACCCGTCGTGAGAAGAAGATCGAGAAAAGTGGTGTACCTCAAAGAAGAACTTCTGACTTCAACGAATCTAAAAAATAATTCTTAAATTAATCCTTGACAACTGAATAAAAATGGGGTATAACTAAGTAAGGAAGGATAGATTTATCATGATTGTAACAACCGAACATATATTCGATGAAGTTAAGATTTACCCGTGGGATATATTGGATTGGGTTGAGGAGGGTCAAACTGAGTACGGTAATGATTTAAATCTCAGATATACCGATATAACACACTTACCCGACAATATGAAAGTTGATGGTTATTTAGATCTCAGAGGTACCAACATAGCTCAATTACCCGACAATCTGCGAGTCGAGTATGGATTAAACCTTGGAGATACAAATATAACTGACTTACCCGATGACCTGTATGTTGGTGGTAGTTTAACTCTCAGTAATACCAATATGGCTGACTTACCGGTACAGGATAGTGTGTTTGTTGGAATGGAGATATTCAGATGATTGTAACAACCGAACATATATTTGACGAGTGTGTACCTAGAGTTTACCCGTGGGATGTATTTGAAAACATTTATGAAGGTCAGACTAGGTATTGTAACGATATAGATTTTTATGATACCGGTATAACCCATTTACCAGATAATATGATCTATGAGGGTCATTTAGATTTAGAAGATAATACTGACATAATTGAACTGCCTGATAACATGACGGTCGATGGCTATTTGGACATTAGAAGAACCAAAATATCTAAACTGCCTAATCACTTAAAGGTTCGTTGTTGGTTAAATACTGAAGATACCGGTATATGTAGTATTCCGGATACTGTAGAGGTGGGAGGGGTGACATATCTTGATAATTAAAACAGCATTGACCAACAAGGATATTAGAAAAGAAAAGGTTCGTAAATGTTCCATACAATTGCTAAAAGACGCATACAGTATAGAGCCACCTAGGTATGACTGGACCTATGAACTGTGTAATATTGAATATATGGTGAGGGAGTTTAAACGGGAACATCACCGATACCCAAAGGACTTTTATGAGTTTTGGGATAAATCCGCGGATGTAGTACATTCCGACTCTCTATTTTGGCAATTTGAACTGGCTGATGACCCTCATTCGTTTTTATCAACCTATGTATGGATTAACAGTTTATTGTAGGAGTTGTTATGGGTCGTAAGAGAAAAAACTTTAAATACAAACTCCTATTAACTCACGATATAGAGTCGGAGTGTTCGTACATAAAGACAGTTACGTCTAAATATTTTACTAAGTATGAAGTGGGCGGAGTTGAGTATCTTGTCAGTAAGAGATTTTATGGTTTAAAGGGGGAATATGACGACGAGAAGACCGTCGGATATAGTACTCTGACTGGAGACTCCGTTTATGTGTTTGTCGATGAATGGTACATGTACCTGGAGACCTATAACGACGATATGCATAAGATACTATCTGGACCTTGCAAAACATTCAACGATAAGGTAAAGAGGTTTATTCCGGTGGCCTTAAATAGAGCTGCGTTACTAAGGAAGTTTATAAAATGAAAACTGAAGCTCGTAAAACTACGGCCAATTACCTGGGTAAGTACGACATTAGAATATCCGGATATGCGATGGATATGTTTGATATACCTTATTCAGATTCGTCCAATTTTTACAAACTAAACCCATCAGATAGATTAGAGGTACTGTGTAAGGCGATCACCTATATATTGAGAGCCGGTAGCGAATATCGAGGTACACCAAGTTACTTAAAGGTAACATACTACGATTGTTATGACTGGCTTAATATGACTATAGCCAAGGTGTTAGCCAATATAGGTCCTAGTACTGATCTGTTGTGTGAGGACAATTACAATTTGGGTTATTTAAGATTCAGGCTTAAACCCGCAGATGATGGAAGGTTTTCTTTATTTTCTAAAAACTGATTTTAGAGGAGGATATATTGAGATTTATAAATTATGTTAAAAATAATAGTAAGTTGGAGTGGTTGGTCGATGACGTAGACAATCCAACTAGGATCATGTTTTGTTATCTAGGATCATATTCTAATCGATCCGGTACAGAAAAATGTCAGAAGTTCGTGGATAAGTATGGAGATAATAGGATCAAAAAGAAATTTCCCGTGTTTGAGGTAGATTTCGTATTTGATCACACTTGGTTATGGGAGTCATCTGCAGGTTGGGTATGTAAGGATGTTGACACCGATGAAGAGTTTAGGGTGTCTATTGTAGACCAGGACGGTTTAATGGATAGGGTAGAACTCGTAAGAACAATAGAGGGAAACGGTGATGTCGACGACAAGAAAGTGTATCGTATGAAGGGTTTTTATCGTAAGAAGTCAAGTTATGTATACTTTATTCCGTTCGTTGGAAGTATAAATGAAGTATACAAACCAAAGGCACATCAATTATTTTAAATATAAGAGGTAGTATATATGGCATTTGATATTAGAGAACATTTTAAGAAAGAAGAGGTGTTGGACAAAGGGTATATTGAATTAACCGACGGCATGGTGAGTGATCCATTGTTGAAGATAGTAAACTCCGCCAGGGTATCCTTTCAGAAGGAATCAACTGTATTAACTAAAAAGGATAAACAGTTGATTAACTATTTGTATGAACATAAACACTTCAGCACATTCAGACATAGCTATTTTACGTTTAGAGTTGGTGCACCCCTGTTTTGTTTTAAGCAGTGGTGGAAGCATCAAATTGGAAGTGACTTTCTAGAACGCGATATCGGAGAAGTTCAAATGCCAGAGACGAACTGGAATGAGGTTAGTGGTAGATACGTGGAGTGGAAACCTGAATTCTATATACCTGCCGTGTGGAGAGGACAGAGTGATGATAACAAGCAGGGATCCTCTGATGTGGTAATTCATGTTGATGACTTTGAGGATAAGTGTAATCGTGACTATGATTACTATAAAAGTCTATTGGATCGAGGGGTGGCTAAAGAGATGGCCCGTATGGTTCTCCCTCCCAATCTATACTCCGAGTGTATTTGGACTGTGTCGTTACAGGGACTGCTATATTGGTTAGATCTAAGAAGCGACAGTCATGCTCAGTGGGAAATACGCCAATACGCCAATGCCATTGTCAGTCTCATGAGTGGAATGTTGGGGGACATGGTGGAGTAATGTCCAAAGATGATAATGAATTTGAGATCTATGCGGAGGGTCGTTACGGGGCCGTTCATTTCAATCTACAGGTTAATCTAAGGTGTGGGTTGGGAATGTATCACGGCCTCATGGAAACATTAACAAGATACGATGAGTATATACATTATCTTATCTGGAGTCGTAAGTTACAACGAGAAGAGTGGGATACCATTAAGGATATGTATAACCTGAATGGTATGGACGTCGATAGAGTCCTAGAGTCTCAGGATGTATGTGGAGATAAGTTAGATATGGTAGCCCTTTTGGTTGGAGAAGATCATTTCGAGGTTGAGTTTGTGGTAGATAATATAGCCAAGTCATATAAATACTATACACCAAAGGATGATGGTCGACATTCTTTATTTTCGGTTACATACGATGCATAGAAATAGTGTCAAATCCATTGTATTGGGGGCCACGTCTGAATCTATCAAGTATGCCATGAGTAATAATTCTCATGTGATATATAGAAATGTAGACTATCCAGTTCAGTTTAATATTGATGATATAGACATTATGGAGACCAGTATGATGTTACTGTCTTTAGTGGGAAATCTTCACGAGGTAGAGAGACCAACCGTAACTTTGGATATGGTTAACTCTCGAATCAAATATGAAAACATTGGCCAGGAGATAGAGTTTGAGTATGAAGAGTTGAAAATATATGATGACTCAATGATTCGAGAGTTGGCAGGAAAGACATACTCCGACGAAAGCTTTGAGTATCGTATTACGTATGAGTTTCTTGTTAACATAGGTCGTTTTCACTTGGCCGGTAAAGATTTTGACTTTGACGATTTTGGGTTTGACAGTATGGATATTGGTAAAAGCGTTAAGGGACGATCGTCAAATACGCTTAGTCGAAACTGTGTAGTGGAGACAGAACGTTGTAGTATCGAGGATTTGTGTGTTACTCACGGTTTCAGGATAAATTGTATTGACTCACCACCTTTAACTGTGTATAATGATGGTTGGGAAGATTTGATAGAGTGGGAAGAGACGCGATTTGATAGTTTGGGAGATGACTGGGAATCTATCAGAGCTCTTCAGAGATACTCAGACACATTTACCAATATATTCACAGTTATACAGGCTGATGAGTACGATGAGTCTTGGATAGAAAAGTTCGAGGTGTTACTGTGTGAGTGTATAGTGGCTAAGACTTTAACCAAGGAGGTTGAGTTGACTGAATTGAGGGTGGAAAAGATTAGACTCAACAAGGTCTACGATAGTTTAAGAGAAGAGGTTGAGAGTTATGATAATGTGGAGGTTTTATGAAGAAACCCATAAGTGTGTTTGATCACAAGTCTATAAGGTATAAAAATAACGTAGTTGGTATAATTCCAGTTAACGAAAACCATCTGGGTTTAAATTACCCATGGCCTGATTATATGATGCCGATTGACAAAGATTATACCTTGGTAGAGAACGCTGTGGTGACTCAATCTGTCTTGGGAGTAGATAGTATATGGATTGTAGCCTCTCCTAGTACTACAGGTTTATTAAAGGCTAGAGTTGGGGAGAACATACTTGACCCAACATCTTTAGACAGACTACAGGATGAGTTTCTTAGATCCACATTACTTGATAAGAGATCAGAGTGTATGAGAGAAACCAACTGGTGGACGTCGGAGATAAAGATAATACCTATATATTATATTAGTTTACCGAATTCAGATAGGTTGGCTGGTTTGGAGGGGTCTGATCTATGGAAGGTCATGTATGGGGCTTATACTCTTAACAATGTGTTACGTAAATTTACATCATTTATGGAACCCAAGAAATATGTGGTTACCAATCCTTATGGTATCACTCCGATGTTGAAGTACTTTACTGATCGTAATAATCATGAAGTTTTAAAGCAGCTGCGAATGAGAATGGCCAACGGACGTCATCGTGGATATATCGGAAAGGGAGAAGGTAGGAGTCGGTCTGATCGGTCGGATAAGGATCAAATGTTGTTATTTGTTGATGAAAGTGACAAAAGTGCAGTAGACGGTAATAGGCTAACGTTCTCTTTTGATAAAAAAATATGGGAAGAGATGAGAAAATATGTTTACAAAGAGTCTAAAACGTGCTATAACATTAATGATGACGGTAGTACCTCACTCATGACGTTTAAAGACTTTTTACCAACTGTCTCTAAACACTATAAGAGGGCCCACCGATACACTATGTCTCCATATCACGAGATAAACTCGTATGAGGATTACTCTAGGTATATGGGATTTAGAGCCAGTTTGATGGAGAATGATGATAAATGTGATAAGATGGATTTTAAACCTAATTATTACATGGAAGACTATCGTTTAGGTAGGTCAGGATGGGGAGAGAGGGACAACGATGTTGATGTTATTTTGTTTAAAAATCTATTTACTGGTGATTTTGTATAAGGAGAGTATAAGTGATGACCAATAAGAAAAATATAGGCTGGTATAAGAAACAAGTTAAGGAAGAGTTGACCGAGTGTCCCATCTGTAGGGGTTCGCTAAAGTTAAAACATGAACCAAAGACTGAATTCAATTGGCAGGGAAAGGTGGTTATCATTAAAGATCTGGAATTGTTGCAATGTATGGGTACTTGTGGTGAATCCTTTTACACTTTAGAGTCCGAAGCCAAAATGGAAATGATATTAAGGAAGTGATATATGTCGTATCGATGTTGTAGTGAGTTTACAGATTGTGAGCTCAAAGTACATAATAAGTTAAAATTAGTTCCATTTCAAAGATTTCAACTATTTTAAAATAATCCTTGACAAGTCAATAAAAATCTGGTACAATTATATAAGAAGGTAAGTTTTGTTCGTTATCTAAGAAAGGAGACAGCATGTTGGGATTTTTAGGTGGTGTATTTGGTTACTTAATATTACTGTATATTGTGATCCATATAAGAGTAGCATATACGTCAGAAGTGGATGAGATAAATGAGCTTTTTAATCAAAGACGTGAAATTATTGAATATGCATATTTACTCAATCAAGAACCCGTTGTCGAAATGAAAGATCATGAAAGATTTCGTAAGTTTAGATTTCATAAAAATATAGACCTTCAATCTAGAGACAAAAGGTTTAAATTGGATATTGTCCATGAGGCCACAATGTTGAGTGGTAAATATCGTGACTATAAGAGTGAACGAATTCGTGAAACCACAAAGGCCTTATTTAAACTGTATACAACCGCATATTTTAATCATAGAGAGGTTGTGAAAATATATGATGAGTTTTTAAAACAAAGAGTCAATAATGGTCATCAAACGCTAAAAGACTATATGGTATTCCACAATTCAGATTATCCAGTTAGGGATTTCGATAAATTTCAACTGTTTTAAGGTATTAATCATGATTGTTAAAAAGAAGACCGAGTATGTTAAATCCCAAAAGGGTAGGTATTTCGAACCACCAAAGCGCCACCGCCAAATCACGTATGATAGGTTTACGGATCTTGGTTTAAGTTGTTATGATTGTGCGTATTTTAATGGAGTAGGCGAAGAGTGCACATGTTGGATTCGTCAGTGTAAACCAGGAGGCCTCCCCCAAGGTATGATTGCATCCATATTAGCTTGTTGTAATCTACCCAAAGCACTTTGTATACAGTTTAGATTAATGGCAACTGTTAAAATATATAAAGATTTTCAACTATTTTAAAAGGAAGGATATATGAGTAAAAGACAATACGTTCCACTTCACACACACACTGGTCTTGGATCCCCCTATGATGGCCTCGGATACCCAGATGAATTCGTAAAATTCGTATCTGAAAAGGGTATGAACACAATGGCCATTACCGAACATGGTAACATGAACTCTTTGGGAGAGTTTGTATCTGCATTAAAGTCACACAGTAAAGACGATGGAGGAATGAAGGGTATATATGGGGTGGAGGCTTACTACATACCCTCTATAGACGAATGGCAAAAGAACTATGATTTGTTCGAACAGTTGAAGAAGGACAAAAAGATTAAACGTGGTACAAAGAAGATTAATATGGATACGGACGATATCACTGAAGGGTCTTATGTCGACATAGCTTGTTGGGTTTCTAAGGATGACTCTGTTGATATTGATGATATTGTAATGAAGATAAAGGAGAGATATCACATCCTCCTCTTGGCCATGGATGAGGAGGGGTTAAAGAATTTATATACCCTCGTTTCCAAATCTCACATGGTTGAAGATAAAAGATATTTTTATAAGTTTCCACGTATTGACAAGGATCTACTTATGAGGCATAATAAGGGTATCATAGGTTCTTCTGCGTGTATGGGAGGAGTACTTGGTGGTGTATACTGGAACTATAAGGATGTTGTACCCGATATACAGAATAAGATAGATGACACCAACAGGGAGTTTCAATCCATCTTTGGTGATAGATGGTACAATGAAATTCAGTTTAATAAAATTAAAGGTCAAAAAGAGATAAATGATCACGTAATCAAATCGGCTCATAAACTCAACATACCAATTATAGCCACTGTGGATAGTCATTTTACAGATAAGAATCTATGGCAGGCTAGGTGGTTATATAATAAAATGAGGTTCATGAGAGGATCAAGTGTTCAGGAGATAGAAATACCTCAGGATATTGATGAGTTAACATGTCAACTTTATATGAAGGACGGTGACGAGGTGTTCGAGTCATATAAGGAGTATTCTTCTGAGATACCTGAAGAGTTGGTTGAGAGGGCAATTCAAGAAACGGTTAAGCTGTCGGACAGAATAGACACGTTCTACCCAGACAACTCCGTAAGACTCCCTAATTTTATTCTACCCGAAGGTGTTGATCCTGATGATGAGTTACGTAGACTTGGTCTTGAGGGTTTAAGACAGAAGGGTTTCATAAATGATCCGGATTATAATGAACGATTGGAACATGAGTTAGATGTTATCATTTATAGGGGATTTTCACGTTACTTCCTGGCCATGAAGGTGATCGTAGGTAAGGCCAAAGAGACTATGCTAAATGGAGTCTCTCGTGGTTCTGCGGGAGGTTCACTATTGTCCTACTGTTTGGGTATAACCGACATTGATCCCATACCCATGAACTTGGATTTTTCAAGGTTTATGACTAAGGGAAGTGGTGGTTATCCGGATATTGATTTCGACGTAAGTGCACCTGCAGACTTTAAGGAACTGTTGAAGTCCGAATGGGGGGAAACCTCCTTGGCCTATGTTAGTAATTGGAACAAGTTAAGTTTCAAAAGCTTGATCAAGGATATAGCTAAGTTTCACGGTATACCATTCCAGGAAGTTAATAATGCGACCACCCAAATGATTGAACAGATTGTTGATACAGTCCGGACAATGGATGAGTACAAGAATGAGATCATATCCGCCAGTAGTTTTAAGGTTGAGTTAAAACATCTCAACTACTCTAAGGCTTATAGGGAGTTTGTTACAAGATATCCTGAAATAAAGGAACCGTTGGAGACTCTCTTGGGACAGGTTCGTGATGTCGCTACCCACGCTGGTGGTGTCATTATCGGTGACAATCTTGAGAGTGATATGCCACTGATACGTAAGAATGACAAACTCCAAACTCCATGGCCAGAGAGTGGAAAACATCGTGTGTTGGAGGAGATGGGTTTCGTCAAGTTCGACATATTGGGTATCTCTACTTTGAAGATGATTGAGAATACTATAGAGTTGATATTGAAGAAACGTGGTAACTCGTCTCCATCTTTTGAGGATGTTAGAAACTACTATGAACAAATTATGCTCCCTAGTGTTCTAAATATGGAAGATCCCGACGTATGGAAGAATATATTTCATGACGGTAATATGATAGGAGTTTTTCAATTTACGAGTCCCGGTATGCAAAGTTTCTGTATGCAGGTAAAACCAAGCTCCATCGTAGAATTGGCAGCTGTTACCGCCATCTACAGACCAGGACCGATGGGTGCCAATGTACATAACGACTATGCACAAACTGCAAGTGGGAAAAGAAAGTCTGTTTATCTTGGAGACGAACATCGTAATGTGACAGAAAAGACGTTTGGTTATTTAGTATTCCAGGAACAACTAGCTGAATTGGTTCATAAGCTGGGTGACGGTATTACGATAGATGAGGGTCATAAGATTCGTAAATTGTTAACCAGTAAAGGTGAGAAGCAAAAGCTACAGGCCGAAGAGTACAAGGATAAGTTCATTGTTGGGTGTAAGGCTCATGGTATCACCAAAACAAAAGCCCTCAAGCTGTGGGCAGACATTGTAAAGTTCTCAGGTTATGGTTTCAACAAGATTCATGCCGTAGGTTATTCTGTGGTATCATATCAGTGCGCCTGGCTCTGTCACTATTTCCCTGTGGAGTGGGCTAGTGCCTATCTGAATAAGGAATCTACCAGTAAGTTGGAGAAATCTATTGCCACAGTTCAAAAGTCTGGATTTAAGATTATGGAAGTGGATATTAACAGTTCGGGGTCGGAGTGGATTCCAATTGGTCAAAACGAGGTTGTACAGCCGTTAACTTCAATTAAAGGGTTGGGTATTAAGACCGTTGAGGCCGTAGAGAGGAATCGACCAATCGCAAGTCTGGAAGAGTTGATGTTTGGTGGTAAGTTTAAGAAATCTGAGTTGAATAAAAAGGCCATGAATCTGTTGATCAGATCTGGAGCCATGGATGACTTATTACGAGTCGTTCCAGAGGTTAAAAATAAGAAACAGATAGTTACAGTCCTGGAAGAGGAAAAGAAAGGATTCAAAACATATGAAGATTTCACTCAGGCTTTGACTAAATGTGATGTTCCAAATTACACGTTTGAGGAAAAGATAGAAAATATATTTAACCTCACCGGGGTGTTCCCGTCTCATCTGATATTTGATGATCAATTGAGGGACGATATGAACAAGCGTGGAATATTGAGTCTGACTCAGTTTGAGGATCTGTACAATGAGATAAAAAATGACGAAAGTATAAATGACTATAGTTGGGATAATTTGAGTGTCTGGTTTATACTTCGTGGATATGAGGTTAAAAGTACGCGTAGGAATCGTAAGTATGTACGTACCTGTATGGTAGATGATGAAGGCTTGGTGAGATATATGAATATGTGGAACTCTAACGATGAAACAGAGAGTAAGTTACAGCGTTACGGTCTATATCTTGCCAAAGTGAAATACTCGGAACAGTGGGGATTTTCCATTAGTTCAAATAAGAATTTTATGAAAGTTAAGTAGGTGTAAATATGATTGTTATATTTGGAGTTGCCATCGGCCTAGCGCTACTGCTCTGGTTTATAAATAGTACGATAAATCATGTAGTTGAGAAGAAGATTACAGCCGCTGTGGTCAAAGGCCTAGAGAAGACGGTTGTAAAGTATATAGAAGATTACGATAAACATGTAGACAGTAAAATACACACATTGTACGGACTTATGATATTAGTTAGAGGTATGTCGGATGAGGAGTTCAAAAACACCTTCTCCCTCAACTTTAATGATACAGAGTATACGTACGATGTTAGGGACAAGAAGGCAGTAATAACTTATATAAAGAAGGCAAAAGAACTCATGGAGGAAAAAGATGACTAAGAAAGATTTAATTAACAAATTGGCCAATGAACGTGGGTGTAGTAAGGTTGAGGCCACAGAGATTGTAGAGACATTGTTGGATATTATGGTTGAGGAACTTACCGACGGTGGAGAGATTAAGGTTAGTGGTTTTGGTGTACTGTCTTCAAAAGAGTACAAGGCCAAAACCATCCATTCGGGTATTACAGGTGATATCATTAATGTACCAAAAAAGTATGTTGTTAAGTTTAAATCCAGTAAGGTGTTAGAGAAAAAGGTCAATAGAGACTAGGAGAGTTTATGTATCTAAAGTATTCTAAATTAAAAGACGATGTTATGGATCCAACCCGTGCAAACCCCTCAGATGCAGGATTGGATGTATACCACTATAGTGATGTAGATATTACCGTTAGTCCAGGTGAAAGTGTGATACTTAAGACCGGGTTGAAATTTGAGGTACCTCACGGTTATATGCTTCAAGTGTGTAATAGGGGTGGTATGGGGGCGAAGAAGAGTTTGGTTTTCGGAGCTCATATTATCGACTCAGGGTATGACGGTCCAGTATTTATCAATCTTCATAATATTGGCACTACCAAACAGGTGATATGTGGAGGTGATAAGATCGCACAGTTGATTCTAACACCGGTAGTATCGTTTATTCCAATTTTGTGTGATGAAAAAGAACTTTACGACGAAGATGTATCTATGTCTAATAGAGGGGATGGAAGTCTGGGTAGTACTGGTCAATAGGGGGTATGTTAAGGGATGTCACATATCTAAATAAGACACTGTTGATCTCACGGAAATAGTACAGGTCTAGGTGGGATAGTGTGACATCCCCAAACTATCATTTTTATAGTTAATTAAGTGGTTAATCTGATATTTAAATACAGATTAGGAGATTACGATAATGGCAAATAAATTAGGAAATAACTATAGAAATCACACAGTAGCAGGACCCTCAATTAATCGTACGGACGTAATTAAGGGCATTATAGGGTTTTCTGAGACTCTAAAGAATGAAAACCCTGACTTTTATAAATATGGTCTGAAATTGAAAGAAGTTGATTGGAGTAACGAGAAGAACGTTGATTTCATGATGGACAAACTACTTGGCATAATGGACAATATCGCTCCCGAAGGTTCAGACTTTAAACAGGGTGAGGACGGTTCATGGTCGTTTGTGTCTGATGTAACCATCGAACCAGAACCTCAGGATCCTATTGATGGTAGTGAGGATAGAGCGTTTCAGTCTGAGGGAGGTAACGAGTTTACATATATACCCGCTCCAGTACCAGTATCTGAAAGTCATATTAAGTATATATATTCAGAGACCATAAAGAACGTATTAAAAGAAGACTAATAGTAAAGAGGTTAAAATGGAAAAAAAGAGGGCTTATGGATATGACGATATAGTGTTGTGTCCCACATATTCGGCCATAGAGAGTAGGTCTGAGGTAGATGTGGGAATCACTCTGGCCAATGGGATAGAACTGTCTCTACCCGTCATTGCGGCCCCCATGGACACTGTATGTGATTCTAGTATGGCGATAGCTATAGGGCTTAGTGGTGGATTGGGAATAATACACCGTTATATGTCTATAGAAGAACAGGTTGTACATATTAAAAAGACATTGAGTAAGATACCTTATGTAGGGTTTGCATGTGGTCTTCATGGTAAGGATGGTATGGATCGTGTTGTGGCGGGTGTGGACGCAGGAGCCCAGTTGGTTTGTGTTGATGTTGCCTTCGGAGCCACCACAATGTCCAACAACATGGTACACGAGATCAGAAAAAGATACGGAGACTCGGTACACGTCATGGTTGGAAACATAGCCACAGAGAGTCAGGTAACGTTTATTGACAATAACACCAAGTCTATATCCCATGTTGACAGTTTCAGAGTTGGTATTGGAGGAGGTTCAGTGTGTACAACATCACGTGATACGGGATTTGGTATACCCACAGTAACATCCATAGAGTCGGTACGAAGTGGTATGGGCTATACTGTCAATCGAGCTTTAATAGCCGATGGTGGTATCAAGTATACTGGTGACATCGTAAAGGCCATCGCTGTTGGAGCGGATGTGGTCATGTTAGGTTCCATGTTGGCCGGATATAAGGAGAGCGCTGGTAAGAGTGTGGACGGTGAATATAAAGAGTTCAGAGGAATGGCCAGTAGGGAAGCTAGGGAAGAGTATACAAAGACCGAAACTAAGCACGTAGAGGGTATCTCAACAAAACTTCTGATTAAAGATGGGTCGGTTACCGACCTGTTTGATTCGATTGAGGCCAACATTAAATCAGGCCTGTCTTATGTAGGGGCTAGAAACCTTAAGGAGTTTAGAGGTAGGGTACGTTATTATGTTACCACACCTGCAGGATTCCAGGAGAGATTACCACGGTATGCAGAAAAAACACCCAATGGGGCTGAATAAGAATAGAACTTTCAAGTCGTACAAGTCAACACGGAAGGGGTGGGGTAAGAGGTATTCCTCCAAAGCCAACAAAGAACAGGCCTTGGAAGAAATAGAACTTGATAAAAGGTTGATGGACCTACTTGACCTAAAGGACGAGTATGAGATTCCAAGAATATATACGAGGCTAATAAGGGAGAAGTGGACATTATACGATATCTTACGTATACTGTTAGAGGGTTTTATTGTCGACAATTCTAATATAATGAAATATTTGAGTCTAACAAAAAGTGAAGAGAATGAACCTTCATACCCTAATAAATATAGAGAGTTAGATGAAAAAGATATTGAAGTTAGAGAAGAGTTGAGAAAGATGTTCGATTATGAATATTTAAGTAAAGAAGAAAAAGAGTCACTATTTGATTTAATAGAGCAAGAAATGGATAATTAACAGCACGTTAACGTATTTTAAAGGAGATATATCGATTATGAGTAACAAGATTAACCTTTCTGAAAAACAAACCAGAAGATTTATGAAGTTGGCCGGGAATGGTAACTATGCAGACTCTTTTCTTAAAGAGCAAGAGATCACTAAAAAGACACCAGAACAACCAGAGCCCCAACCTTACAATGGCGATACCAGCGGAGTTGGTACCCCCTACAGTGAGGCCAATGACAAGAAGACGGAAGTACCCCCTGAGAAGGAAACTAAGGATCCTCTCGATGTTCCTATTAATGAGGACGTAAACGAACTCGAAGACAAACTCTACAACAAGCTTATGGAACAGTTTGACATCGAAGATGAAGAGGACGAAGTAGATGTAGAGATGGGTGGTGACGATTCTGATCCTTTTGATTTGGGTGGTGAAGAAGACTTCAATTCTGATGAAGAAGACATGGGTGGTGAGCCTGCAGAACTAGATATGGGTACAGGTGAACTCAGTGTATCTCCAGAAGACGCCAAAGAAGTTGCAACAGTACTCATGGGAGCTCTTAGTGATATCCTACCTGGTGTAGATATTGCCGTAGAGGAAGTTGGTGTAGAAGTAGAGCCTGAGATTGAACTACCTGCAGAAGACGCTCTTCCTGAACCTGAAATTGAAACTCCCGAAGAGGAAGTAGAAGATGCAGAAGAGGAAGAGATGGACGATCTTTTCGAGTCTAAAATTAAAGACTATGCCAAGCGCCTTGTAATGGAAACAATGAAATCCATTAAAACCAAAAAGAAAAGTAAATAAACTATCTTATAAAAAATAAAGTTTAAAAAAAGAAGTAATCTAAAACGGGGAAACCTAAACAGTGGAGAAATTTATGTTCAAATCTATGTTCAAAGACTATATCAGAAAAACCATTATCGAATTCTTAAACGGTGGCCCCCTAGAAGAAGAGCAAACGATGACCAAGGAGGAACTGGTAAAACACATTCAGGAGCAGGTAGAGGGAAAGGAGGAAGAGGAAGGAGAGTCTAAAAGTTTAATCAGTCAACTACAGATCGAAGAGGCTTTGAAGATTTTAGAACTTCAAGTACCTATTTATATTAACAGAGTGATCGATGAAAAGCTTTTCGACTCAGTTATTACAAGACTTCATGATATTCTATTTTTACGTAAACGTATTAAAGAGTTAAAGGAGAAGTATCCAGACGAAAAGATGCTCTCCCACGTTGATTTAAATGCACCAGTAAAGATTGTCATTGCGACTCCAGGTGGTAATGTACGTGAAGGAATGGCCATCTATGACGCTATGCAACTTCTCAAGAAGGATGGTTGTATTGTTGAGACGATAGGATCAGGACAGGTATTTTCTATGGGAACTCTTCTGTTGGCGGGAGGTTCTAAAGGTCATCGTTATATGACCAAAAACTCAATGTTAATGATACACAATATTAGTGGAGGTACCATTGGAACTCTACCAGATATGGAAACCAGACTGAAAGAGATGAAACGTCTTAAGGAACAGTTTTTCAGTGTATTCAAGACGGATACAGATTTTTCAGAGGACCATCTTAGGGATTTGTTAAATGAGAAGACGGATCAGTATTTGACCCCTTCTGAGTGTCTTAGATACGGCGTTGTTGACAAGGTTATCTAATATTTATACTATGTGGGTCAATATATAATAAATGTCAAAAAAACATATAAAGTACTTGACTCACATAGTATAATGTGCTATAATATATATAGGTAGTAAAAAAATCAATTTTAAAAATAGAAGTCATAAGAGGGAAAGGTTCTAAAGGGCCCTGATATCGTTAACATATCTTAAAAACAAATCTGGGAGTATAATGCCGATTTGTTTTCTTTAGCACAGAAATTTATAACATAAAATTTAATTTAACAAGGGGAGTATCGTTTATAGATATACAGTATTTCCCTAGTGGAGGTAAGTAATGAATAGTAGTAATGATTATAGAAATATGAATGGTAGTGAGTTTAATAAATTGTTTAGTTCGGAGCGAAAGGAGAAGGCGCGAGGGTATTTTATTGATGAGTATGTTGATAAAAACAATCCTCTTCCGGTAAGTTCAAAATGGTGTTCTAACAACTCTGAATACACCGAAGTCAAGCTAAGGGCCCCCTCCACAGTGAGGAGTTTGATAAACGGTGCAAAGGTGAAAAGAGGGATTTTTAAGTCTGGTATTGAGTGTACAGCTACCACTAAGGATGGTAAACAAGTACCAGTCGAACTCAAACCCTCTGATTTGGTAAAGATACCAGAGTTGGGAGGACAACCAAAGAATAAGTCGGTTCATCATGAGATTGAGTTTGTGGATAAGTTGAACAACGATCTTAAGTCAATTATGAGTTCACCTGACACTGGTATTGATCTTGTTATGGAGGACACCGATTCTGGTATTAAGACGGTGATTCGTGGTGTGTTTTTGGTTGAGAGACTCGGAAAGGCCTGCCTGGCGGATGTAGTACTGCTTGACGTTAATGGTAATCCTGTTGGGCATTTATCTCACAAAGCCGGTGTAAGTAATAGACAACAAGACTCTTCATGTAAACAGAAGCCATTGTTAAGAATGGCCACCAAGGAGTATCATAGGGTTATACGTCTTATTACGGTACCATTTCAAACGGCTGATGATGTGTTAACATCCAAGGGTAAGGGAGGTTGTGTGGGTTATCACGGTAACCCCCTTCTGAAGTATGGTAAGGGTAAGGGACGTCTATCTGGTTGTTTATACAGTGTTGTCAACGATCCCAGAGTTATAATGGCTAGTAAGTTTGGTGTAAATTACTCTCACAATACTCCCAATGTCGAGAACTGTGAGGCTGTAATATACGGTACAGTTAAATTATTACATACCAACCCAGGTGAATGTACTATGATAGCTGACGGTAAGGACAGCGCTATACTGACCAAGGAACATTATAGTAGTTTAATTAGAGAGGGCCAACCGTTACCCCCTCTGTATTACCAGGCTAGATGTACTGAAGATTCTGGTCGTAAGATCGGTGATATTGGTCGACTACGTGAGTTTATTGTAGATCGTAATTTGATATTTGATACCAAGGGAGGTGTCAAAAGAACATGTAACGCTCTACCCTTAACCAATATTCAGGTAATGAGATATTTGATTGAAACGAGTAAAACGATTCCTTGGACTTGGAAGAAGGGTGAGATGACTCTCAAAGACTCTATGTTGATGTACTTTGAGGATGTTGTAGGAAACGGAATACCAGTTCCAGTCACAATTATCAATGAGTTGGATGACTGTCTGAAGGATCCAACGTACGGTATAGTAGATAGAACTTAGTAGAGATTTGGGTGGCCTTCGGGCCACCATTTTATATAATATATAGGAGTTAGAAGTATGTTATTAAAAAGTTATGATGATAGAAAGAAAGTACTTGACATTTTCAAAGGACTGTATGATCATGTGAGCTCTAGTTTAGGGCCTTTAGGGCATACTAGTTTTATTAGAAAAGAGAACGGTAATCATATAATCACTAAAGATGGTGTGACAATCTGTAAACACTATAAGGGAGATGATGATTTCTCCAACTTATTGATCGATATCATAAAAGAAGTTTCCCAACGAACCGACTATGGTGTGGGTGATGGAACAACCAGTACCATCGTATTCGCCTATCACCTATTCGAGGAACTTCTTAGACTGTCTAACAGTGGTTATAGGTATGTTGACCTGATTGAGGGTGTTGATGAGGCGGTGACCAGAGTGTTGACTGAATTGTCTAAGTACAGGAAAGATGTTACCACTACAGAAGAGTTGGGTAATATCGCTTTTGTATCTTCCAACAATGATAGAGAAGTGGCCGATATTATTCAAAAAGCCATTGAGGAGGTTGGTAACGACGGCACCATTATCACTACGAGAAACAGAAGATATAACAAAACCGTGTTAGATATCAGAGAAGGTTTCACGTTCGATGGAGGTTATATTAGTGAGATGTTTGTTACTAATCCGGATTCCAAGTCTACTGAATATCATGAGCCTCATGTAATTGTAACAGATTACGCCATACATACCGTCAAACAGATATGGCCACTATTACAGTTGTTAAGTGCAGATAGAAGACCTGCAGTACTCATCGCAGATACCATTGAAGAAGAGGCTTTGGGTTCTTTGATTAAAAATGCCACAGAGGGGGCTATTAGGGTGTGTGGTATCAATGCTCCATACTATGGAGATGAAAGAAAGGCCTTCTATGAGGATGTGTGTGATATTACTGGTGCAACATTCATATCCAAGCACAGTGGTAAAATGTTGGAAGATATCTCCCTTTCGGATTTTGGAAAGTGTGGTAAGCTTGACTCACGAAAAAAGATAACCACTCTAATCAACGGCGCGGGTGATATGGCCAAGATTAGGTCTAAAGTACAGAGTTTAAAAGATGAAATGTTGAATATCGATATTACGGAAGAAGAGATGGAAGATCTTACCGATCGCGTTAATCGATTAGCGTCAGGTGTGGCAGAGATTCAAATAGGTGGTTATACCGAAGCTGAGATTAAAGAGAAGAAGTATCGGTTTGACGATGCTCTATCTGCGGTTCAAGCCAGTTACAAGTCCGGTACTGTAGTTGGTGGTGGTATTACATACATAAATATCTCGAAGGATTTAGAGGGACGTATTGATCCCAACTACAGAGAGGGAGTTAAAATGGGTTATAAGGCCGTAATCAAGGCCCTCTACTCTCCATTTGATAGATTATTGGAGAGTTCTAATAGACAGGGAGAAAGACCTCTTATCTTAGGAAAAATAGAGAGACATCATACAGAATTTGGTAATGAGTATGGATACAATATTCGTACCGATGAATACTGTAATCTAAGAGACAGCGGTATTATTGAACCCTCCTTAATTCTGAAAAATGTAGTACGAAATTCTTCCAGTATTGTGAAATTACTGTTAAATAGTACATCCATTATTTTATAAAATTAATAATTAAAGATTGTAATACTTACTTATATTAATATAAGGAACCACAATCTATGCGAAAACCTAGAACAGTACACGTACAGAAGACGTTAGACAAGATAAAGAGAGACAATATAAGTGCACATGCTGACATAGAGTATGGCCTTTTACTAGAACAGTTATCAATCTTGATAGATATTTCAGACAGACATGAGGACGAGGTCAGTAGTTTAAACGAGATTATTGGTGAGTTGGAGACCTCCAGACGTTTACTGGAAGAGAAATTCGGTCAACATCTGGAAACTTCCACCTCTACCAATTCTAAGATTGATGAAATACACGATAGGTTAATGAATCCGGACAATGGTCTGGTGGTAGAACATCGTGATGTAAAACGAAGATTGGGTGAGCTTGAGGAACATAATCAGGACGTCAATCAAAATGAAAAAGAAAAAATACAAGAAACCAAACTGGAGGTTCAAGAAGAGGCTAAGATCAAGAGAGAGAAAAGGTGGAATATTATATATATAGTCACCATGTCTTTGATGGTACTAGGAGTGTTCGGTAAACAGGTTGCCATTCCTATCATAAAGGCTCTTATTGCCGTCCTTCTATAAAATAGGTGTTAAATGAAAGAAAAAACGTTATATAAAGTGGGGTATATGCTAGAGGAGGATGAGGTAGAGGAACATTTCTCTAACCTAATACTGTCTCAGTTAGGAAGAGTATTAAACATGGTTGATGAGTCTATGATGGGGTCGTTAAATCTCGCAGCGACAAAGCTGGACACTCCGGAAGGTATCAGACATTTTAACCAAGAGGTAACCAATTGTCTAAATCAAGTTTCTGTGTATATAGCTCAGTTGGAGGACAATGTGGAAGGTTTAAATGAGTATGCACACTATCTGGAATCCAAGGATCAGTTCGGTGTATCTCCCCAACCCGGTCTTATCACAGAGACCCTGGAAAATGACGACGATCCTCAATAACAAAAAAATATATTTCATCTCTTGACATTCTTAAAATAGTACCTATAATAATAAGTGTGATAATTTAATATTGACTTTTTAATTCGATACAATGAAGGAGTTTATTATGAAGGATATAAAATTTGATGGAAAATTGGAAGATACTTTATTTTATTTTAACGTAAGAGCTAGTGCAGGTTCCAGCCTTACGTGGGTACCTTTGACTGAAATAATGAAAAACAGACTTGACGTCAATAGTGCAACTGTTGTCCGCGGATACTTGAGCTATCGCAACATCGAGGGCTTGGATGCATATTTGAAGCTTCATGGATGGAAACGTAGACCAGAACCTCAACAGACCAATAAGGGTGTTAGTACAGACTGTGGTGAATGTCTTGCAATGACCGATGAGGATTGTGTGTGTCCTCCATCACCAGGACCCGTAGAAGACAAACAGAAGGAGGGTGTTTTACGGTTCGATACTGTGATTGTTGGAGGTCACAAGGAAGACATCCATGTTGCAATTAAGGGCAATACACTGTCTATTACTTACGACGGACCCAGAGAGTCTTTTTATCGTGATTTAAGTTTAATAAAACGACAAAGTATAACCCCGATGGGAGTCTCCTTTCTGAAAATTAATACCCAAGAAGTAGAACTCGACGTCGAGAATATTGTATGTAAGTACGATGTTGGTATTTTGACAGTTAGTATTCCTTGGACAGAGAAAGACAACACCATCAATATACCCGTGACGTAATAAATCTAATTCAAATAACTACCTCCTATACGGATAATTAATACCATAGGAGGTAGTTAGAATGAACGTCTATAACACCGATTTAAAATTAAGTAGAACAAAAATAGTAACATGGTATAGGAAGATGGGGGACAGGTTTTCTGTAAAGTATATACAGAAGAAACGTTCATTCCTCATGATCATAATTTCATTCTTCTTAGGGATAGGACATCTATTTAGTAAGGGGATATGTAGTCGTAAAGAGTTTATGGATGACTTTACGACTACATTGTATGGTAGGATTTATATTGATTACGAGATAGGCAATTCCAAACAGATGTCCTATCGTAGCAATATACCACATATTATGCACGAGATTCAACATACCCGACAATTCAGGAAAAACCCCATCATGATGCCGTTGAGGTACCTATTTTCTAAAAGTTGGAGAGCGAGGTACGAGGCTGAATGTTGGATGACCCATTTGGAGTATTCATATAAGTATGAGTTGAATGGAACAAAAGACTCTAAAATCGTTCATTTATCTAGATATATCAGAGATTGTAGTGATAAACTTATAGACTATTATGGAGTTGATAGGTTGAATGCTTTAAAGGTGTATGATGTAATGATGAATAAACTGTCATATATATCCAAAGATCCAGACAGTCACAAGAATGAGATCGTAGAGTATTCATATTCTGTTCTGAAAGAGTTAGAGGCTATCTCCTAACAAGTAGTCTCAAGGTAGAATTAAATGTCAAAAAGGAAGTCTTCATATGGGGTCAAACAGTGTGCTTATTGTGGTAGTCGTAAGCATTATACCCAACATTGTCCACTGATTAAACAGGATAAGAAACAAATTCTAGAACAAAATAGGATATATCGTAGGACACTCATAGAGACGATAGAGAAGGTCTGTCTGTTTCCGGCGTCGACGATAAGGACCTCCTCGAAACCCTTCCCTCACATTGGCTTTGAGAGTAATTTTCACTACGACACTCTGTGGATGGTTAAGGATTTAAAACTTCACAATGAGTATATTCAGTATATCGATATCGAGGACTATAAACTAGCTAAGACTCGACACTACAAGCGTTTAAAAAAGAAGAGAGGGCGTAACTTTGAGTTCATGTACGTTGGATCCTCCAGTAATGTTAACTCCTGCGGTACAGTCAAGTTATTCACTCCCCACTCTTCAGTTGAAACAGTACCGTTTTCACTGACTCCGTCCCTGGTTAGTGATCACCAAATTGATGGTTATAACTTTATATCCTATGCACAAGACGGAAAGAATATTGATACCATAGACGGGCTGGACTTAAACGACTTCTTGTATACCCTACCAATAAGTTCGACGGTAAGAGGGGACAGTATAAGTCTACATGATAGTGTCCAAACGATAGAACGTACTCTGTCCAGATTAAAAAAGGCCAGTGTGAGTCCGGATCGAGAAACTTTTCAGATACAATTCATGTTACTAGACTCTTTTAGAGACATGTATAAGAAGATATACGGTCCGTCGGTATATCAGTATATGGTTTATAGTGTATTTACTATGATGTTTATAATGATGAATGATTATAAACCCTATTCCAATGCGATCCGTACGGTAGAAAGAGAGTTTCATCACGACTACCTTAAGCATGTTTCTAAGAGTAAAACTCATATCGATTCTGTCCTACCATTTAGTGTTAAAATTAACTCTTACGAGAATGATCAAGGGAGAACTATAGATTCGATCAATTATCCAAATTTGGGTACCGTATCGATCGATGAGTGGGTTAATCTTACCAAATACGATGAAGATATGATATGGAAAAACTTTCTATCTGGTTTTAATACTCATGTTAAAAACTCAAAATAACACATCTTTAAACTAAAAAATAATAAAAAAAGTTAATAAGGGGGTTGACATATCGATATGATGGGGTATAATTGTGGTAGAGGGTAAGGTTTATTATTCTCATAAAACTTAATGAAAGGATATGAAGATGAACAAGCTTGACGGTTTAAGGGTATCACTCATGGATGTATGTGAAAATCTTTATGGTACCATGGTTTTTGATCACGGCATTATTATATACGAAGGTTCCCTGTCCTTACGCAATTCCGACATAACACATCTTCCAGACAACTTTTATGTAAACGGAGGCCTGAACATAGGTGGGTCTAAGATGACACAGTTACCAGGAAATTTAACTGTCCACGATCATTTCAATTTGTCCCACACCAATATTACAGAACTCCCAGATGATTTAAAGGTTGGTAAGTGGTTGAATGTTCGTGGTTCTAAGGTGACTAAAATTCCGGACAATATGACTGTAAATGGTACCTTTATTGCGGCCGCCACACCGTTAGAGCTCTTACCAGGTGGTCTACATGTACGTGAGGGTTTGGATTTGTCAAACACCAATATTACAAAATTACCCGATGATCTAATTGTGGATGGTTGGTTAGATATTAGAAACACCAATATAACCAACATTCCTGAAACCGTGAAGATTGGTGGAGAGATATTTAGATGATCACAACAACCAGGCATATATTCGACGAACCCAAAGTCTATCCGTGGGACATACTTGAATGGGTTAAGGAGGGACAGAGATGCTATGATGGACCAGTTGATCTGTCTCTTGAACATGTAACCCACCTTCCGTATGGTATGGAGGTAAATGGTGCGTTGGATTTAGAGAACTCACATTTAACCGTTCTCCCTAGCGGTTTACGTGTTGAAGATTGGTTAGATCTCAGTGGTACCAACATAACTCATTTACCTGATGATCTATATGTTGGTGGTAGTTTGTATCTCGGTGGTACAAATATAACTCATTTACCCGACAATCTAGAGGTTGGAGGTAGTTTAGATATAAGAAACACCAACATTGTTGACATTCCAGATACTGTAAAGGTGCTCAGGAGGATAATAAGATGATTACAATTACCATAAAAATAATGGAGGTACTAGATGAGTAAAAAATCAACATACACGTGTGATATATGTAAAAAGGAAGTGGATAATAATGATTACGATAAGGATAAATGGTGCTCGGCCTATGTGGTTGGAAACCTTAACAGTGCCAGAAACAAGTTCTCGACTGTGGATAGGCCGCTGGAGGATGTATGCGTCGACTGTATCGTTAGGATTCGCATGGCCATTGATAAGGAAATTGAATTATTAGAAAAGGGAGACGAATAATGAGACCTCCAAAACCTACACGTGTGAGAGAATTGAGGGATTGGATATCGGAATATGCAACTAAAAAGGCCTTCCTTCATGACAAATTCCATGCATACTTCAGAGTGTTGATTGGATTTTGGGTGGTATGGTTTGAGTGGATTGTGAGAGTGTTTAAAGAGGGGGTTCCTCTTTATGGATTATTAATATGGATCCTAAGTCCCATAGCATACGTACTCTATATCCCTATTCATCCATTTTACATTCCTTTCAAGATGATATTTTTTAGACTTAAGGTTAGAAAGACTCTAAAGGTCCTGGACGAATTAATACTTGAGGGTCACGGAAAAGATGACGTACCGAAGTTTCTCGACGACAATATGAATAGGATAAAAGAATAACTTGACAAACGGGTCAATATCGGGTATAATTTTAATAGAGAGGATTTATATTATGTTAGTAACAACCGAACATATATTTGACGAGTGTATACCTAGAATTTATCCATGGGATGTATTGGATTGGGTCGAGGAGCGCCAAACTAGGTACCATCGTAGTTTATTTCTCAGAGATACTAACATAACTCATTTACCTGACAATATGACAGTTAATGGTTGTTTAAATCTCAGAGATACTAACATAACTCATTTACCTAATAATCTAAAAGTTATTGGTGATTTATATCTAGACAGAACCAACATAACTAAATTACCCAACGATCTATATGTTGGTGGTAATTTAGATTTATATGGTATCAATATAACCAACATGCCTGAGAGTGTACGTGTTGGTGGAGAGATAATAAGATGAATTTATATGAGGCATTAGAAAAAGACTATCCTGGAAGATTTTACGAAGATCAAAAAGAGTTTGGTTGTAGTTTATATCCTCATAATAAAACAAACTTATTACCTGTTTCCATGACGGTGTTGGGTGACCTTAATTTAGAAAACACAAGGGTGGATAAACTGCCAGAGTTTCTGATTGTGAGTGGTACTTTGGATATTAGAGGTACCAAGATAAGAACCTTGTCCAATGTGATAAAGGTTGGTAGAGGTCTACAGGCTTCTCACTCTAAATTGACGTCTTTACCAGACAACCTCCACGTTGCTTACTTAGACATTAGTAGCACCGACGTAGAGGAGTTACCTGTGGGGTTAGTAGTAGATGGTTATGTTGACGTAACAAATACACGTATCACAAGTATTCCGAATGATAGTTTGATCGGAGGTAGAATTTATTCAAAAAAACCTCTTGACAAACCAAAAAAAATAGACTATAACTATAGTATGATTGGTTACAAAGTAATTTAATTTTAACAATTTCACAGAATGGAGTTAGGTATGAAAACGTTTGAGGAGTTTAAACAAGATGTTTTAAATCCATATCTCAAGGATAAGGGTATTGAGGTTGGTAATACTATTAGCACTACACTGTCTGTTAAGTTCGACAATGAGGCCGACTTTCGTCGTTTGGCCCTGAGTGATGAAGAGAAAAATATCCTTAGTCATTGTATAAAAATTAACTATTTTGTCAGAGATGTCGAAATAGATTCTGCCGAAAAGAAATACAATAACGGTTTTGACGAAACTGTCGAGCTTGTTGAGTTAACCGGGTCGGTTCTTTATTGTCAAGAGGAAATGACCATTGGTCTAAGTTCAATCATTGTCGATGAGCGTCTTTTTGATATATATGACAGACTGAATACTGATACCAATACTGCCTCAACCGATGCGGTGACTCTGTTGAATGGAGTTTTGAATACATTGGTGGAGTTATATAATTATAATATGGCTATCCCTTATCGTGATTCAAAAAGCTGTCTAGACCTAAGTTTTTCATCGATCGATAAAGTTTATAAGATTTCTCATATCGATGAAGAATACATTACAGACCTTATAGACAAGGATTCGGATTACAACACATTTAGATATAATTTAGACTATCTGGATATTCAACAATGGGCCCTCAAGCGTGGCATGGATGTGTTTAAATACCGTATCATTGACGAATCACCAAACACGTTCAAGTCAAGAATGTCCAAACGTAATAATGATATATTCGAACATATTCAGATCGAGCACTATAAACCGTTGGTTCCTGGTCAAACCTACCCAAATGTGTATAGTGGTGAAGTTCGTCATGGTAAAAGGACACTGGGAATGAGTGTTGACTTGATCGTACAGTAGAGCTTGTAATACAACTTATGTTGTGGTGTATATAATTTAATTTTAACAATTTCACAGAATGGAGTTAAGTATGAGTAAAAAGAGTTTTAAAAGTTTCCTTAAAGATATCGTTGAACCTTACATGAAAGATAGAGGTCTTGCAAAAGGAAAGGTGGTTAAACTTGATTATGCGTTTGACGTCTTCAATGAGAAAGATCCGGATAAGTATGAGAATGTTCAGGGAGTCGTTGACAAACTGGCCAACCATGGTAACGTTATGAATTACATGTTCATCACGGATATTGATTTAGAGCCACTAGAGAAGAAGTACGATGGCGGTTTGGAGAAAGAGTACTCAAGACTTGTTGATGAGACGACACTCCACGCCCAGGAGGAGTTCAATCTCAGTATCTTCAAGACTGTGGTAATGGGTAAATTCTTTAAATATGTTAAAGAGTTGTCTGAGGACGACGAAGAGATGGGTAGGGTCTTCAACGATAACATTATCGACAAACCCATCGACCTGTATCACTATAATGTCATTCTTCCTGAGAAAGACAAAGTGACATGTAACCCCAAATATACCAACATGTTTGACATTGTCAAACATGGTACCAGGGAATATGCGTCCATCGCCAAGACTATGCTTCTCAAAGAGGCTGGCAACTCATTTAGGTACAATTTTGATCTGGTCGATATTCAACAATGGGCCAGAGACAATGGTATCGATGTGTCCAAATATAAACTTATCGATGGTACCAAAGAGGACCTCATAAGTCGTATTGAACACAGAAACAATGATACCTTCAAGGGTGTTGAGTTGGAACACTTAAAACCACTGGCTCACAATGCGAAGTATCAACGTAATGGTCTTATCGATCAGAAAACCGTTAAAGGCGTGAATGAAGACGCTAAAGACGGTGGTGCGAGGGTTCGTGTTAACGTTAAGGTTGATATCGTAGGGTAGAGCGAATGGGGGGTTTGTCCCCCCATAATTCTATCAAAGGAGTGATGTTATGATTATATTTATAACATTGTTGGTTTTGTCTTTAGTGGCGATTGGTATGCAGTATCTTAAACGATATATAAATAATGTAAGATACTATATGATTGCCGATTTGGTTGACGATGTAGTGTCCTGTTATATCGTAATCATCGTCTTCTTCTCTCTGTATGAACTAGTCCCACTATTCATTTTAAATTAAACGTGTTACAAGTTAATATAGAGGTGAATTACGATTCGGCCGACTTAGAGTATTATGCTGATCGAGAATTGTGTCAGACGATCATATCAGAGGTGGTCAATGATTTCAAACTAGATCGAACCGTTACATTTTATGAGTTAAATCCCAATGAAGAACATGGAATATCATTACGTAAGAATGAACAGTTGTTAGGCTTGTATATATCATATTGTTGGATTGATAGGATTAAAGTCTTAAAAGAGTCCGAAGGTTATAACATAAACACTTTACTTCACGAATTGGCTCACATGTTACAGTATCAACATTACTGTGATGAGAGTGTGGGAACAAGTGCACACGGTTACTATTTCACATTGGCCAAGAGAAGAATTCAAACTTGGTATAAACGAAACTATGGTGAATCTATAAGGGTTAGGTAGTATGGATATAAAGAGTAGAAAATTAAATAACAAAAATAGGAATTATTTTAAGGTATATTTCATAGTAAATAAAAGATACAACCTGGTATGGCATGTTCGTCATGTAGAACGTTATGTGTCTGGATTTCGCAAGGGTCAAATTAAACTGAGAAAAGACATGATAAGTCTCACTAGAAACCAAGCTCAGGGGAAATTAAACCGTCTCTATTGGCGTAGTGATGATGAGCAGACATATGAAGTAGGAATCAATCAAAAAGAGTTAGAGACTTACTACGGAGGTAAAACAGATTGTGATATAAAACTCAACCCTGATTCAATAAACAGTTACAAGGTCACAGTATACCTTTCAGATTTAGAGATAGTAGAGCACTCTGTCGACGTTACACAGTTGATTGAAAAAGATTCTGAAATGTTTTCCTTATTTTAAAACTCTTGACAAGAGATTCAGTTTGAGGTATAACTAAATAAGAAAGGATAATTTCATTATGTTAGTACCAACCAAGCATATATTCGATGAGTGTAGAGTTTATCCATGGGATGTATTGGAATGGATTGAAGAAGGTCAAACTGACTATATCGGTAGTTTAACTCTCAGAAATACCAATATAACCCATTTACCCAATAACATGACGGTCGATGGTTGGTTAGATCTCAGGGGTACCAACATGGTTCAACTGCCCGATTATCTATATGTTGGTGGCGGTTTGTTTCTCGGTGGTACAAATATAATTAACATACCAGAAAGTGTATTTGTTGGTGGAGAGATATTCAGATGACTTATAGCAGGGTAAAAACCTACATACTCATACTATTCGGTAAACCTACATTTGAAAATCCGGATGAAGAAGGTGTAGAGTGTTACGAGTATATAATAGATAGACATATTAGGTTGTTCTTCTTCTTCGATCCAGATGACGTTAAATATTTATTACTTTCATCTTCTAGTGGATTCACGGAAGGTGTTGTGCGTGGTGAAGAGGACGTTAGGAGGGTGTTTGAATTACTCAAGGAGACACGTAAGGAGTATGAGACGTATGAGTAGACTGTTGGTTGTGTTATTAATTGTTTTTATGGGATGTGACGACGGTAGTGTGAATGATGGTAAACAGACCAACAACACTACGATGGAGTCCGTCTGTGGAAATGGTATATTCGAGGGTCGTGAGGGTTATGAGATGGACGATGATGGTAACATAATATCGTACTATGGTAGTCCTGTAACCTGTGAAGATTTTGCATTTGATGGTGGGACATTAATATTGAGTGATGACTGTAGGGTTGACTTTACGGATTGTATATGTTTACCCGACAATCCTTACTGTAATGAATAACGAAGGGAGATGGATATATGGTTGTAACTAAAGTACTTAAGGGCTCTACGGTGGAACTCCTCGAAACGGCCCTCAATGATTGGTTATTAAAGTATGAAGGTATATATCACGATAATAATGTAGAGATAGTTATTACGGGTGATAGTGACACTAATGGTTGGACTGCACTGATCAAACTACAAAAGATAGACAAAACGGTAGTGGTGAAGAATGCATACGATGCAGGTACCAGGACCGACGGATTCAGGTTCAGTTAGGAGTTTATTATGGAAGGAACATATGATGGAAAAGTAACCTATCGTGACAAGGATGATATTTCTCTCTTTCTTCGGCATTGGGAGGGAGTTGATACGGTAAGTTGGACGGCCGACGGCAAGGTTAGAATTGTGGTAGATTCATCAATGACTTCTACCGATAAGGCCCTGTGGCAAAAACGTCAATATTTTGCAAATAATCAGTTGTTTTAGTTGTGATTAAATAAAAAGATAAAAAAACACTTGACTGATGTAAAGTTTATCACTATATTAAAGGTATGGGAATAAACCCATACTAACTTAGAATGGAAAGAGAGTTAAAATGTCCAAGACTTACAGAAAACAAATTGGTAACAAGAAAATCAAAAGACAAGATAATAAAAAAGGTAGAAGACATAATGTGAAACAGAAACTTCACGATCTTGTCAACAGTGGAGAATGTACCAACTGTGATTTTGAAATTCCAGAAACTTGGGAAGGGTAACTAAAATGACCAAAGTTAAAACAGGACCTAATATTTTCTCTCAAATGGAATATGGTTTGGACTCTCCATCTGCTTTAAAAAGAAAGATTGACACATTGGCAGGTACCTTGGTCGAGAAAATGAACGAGGAGTTGGATACTGATAAGTTCAAAGATATGAACTCCGACATGTTGCGACTTGTTAAAGAGGAGTTGGAGAAGGATATCAAAAAGGCTATTGATAGTGCTTTTAGTGAGTACATGAAAACTAAAAGTCATTCATTGTTTTAAGATATAAACTGACAACGGGATAATTATTATAACAGGAGACAGAAAATATGTCAGATTTTTTATATGAAATGGAAATTATAGATAAGAATGGTAATAAGATCTTACTTAAAACCAATGATAGAACAGAGTATCAACAGTGGTTAAAAGAGTACAAATCTTCACCATCACCTCAAAAAGAATCTAGAAAGGTTCTTCTCAAAGGTTAATAAGTTCAATTGTTGGTCCCGCCTGTCTTTATTACAAATCTTAAAAATATCAAAAATGTGGATGTTTGGAAACGTGAACTCGTAGAACAGTTCAAGTATTTGTTAATGACTGAAGATGGTACCATACTCGTTACTGAATTGTTGAAAGAGTTGAGTTTAACGGGTGTGGATGTGGAAGAGATAGTTGAAATGATGTACAGTAAGGTTAACGATGGTAGGTACTCTCTGTTCTCCGAAGAGTATGTTGTAGAACTAGGAGAGGAAAGGTTTTAGTTCATATGTATTTCAGTGTAGCAAAACAGTTTTCAATTTTTCCAGGAGCTAGATATAGAAAGACTTCCAATTGGAGCGCGCAAGAGTTATATGAAGATCATCTTGAAGTAATGTTAAAACAGTCTGTTAAGTATAGTATCAAACTGCACTTTGACCTAGATGGTACCTGTGGATATGGTGTTAGTTTTTTACACCAACTGGCATTCCTGATAAAAACAAATATACCGGAATCAATTCCATTTATAAGGTTTATATCAAAAGAAGAACCATATTTGGTGGAAGAATTCATGGGATATATCGACTCAATTTATTAAATTAATCCTTGACAACTGAATAAAAATGGGGTATAACTAAGTAAGAAAGGACAGATTTATAATGTTAGTAACGACCAAACATATATTCGATGATTGTATACCTAGAGTCTATCCGTGGGACGTATTTGATTGGATTGAAGAGGGTCAAACTGAGTTCTATGGTAACTTAAGTTTTCACGAAAGTAGTATAACCCACCTACCCAACAATATGAAGGTTGAAGGTTGGTTAGATCTCACTAATACCAATATAACTAAATTACCCGACAATCTGTACGTTGGCGGTAATTTATATATCGAAAGAACCAACATAACTAATTTACCCAACGATCTAAGACTTGTTGGGGGGGTAATAAGATGAAAAAGATTGAAATCAAGGTAGGTCCATATCGTTACGGGCCCTTTGAGGTTTATTATAATAACATATCTAAATCATGCCGAGTCATTCCGATCGTTGCTAATAGTGCTCCGGCTGCAGACAGTGTCAGTTGTTTTTGTGATATGTTACATAATGAATATTCTAAAACAAATCCTCTGGTGGCCACCCAGTCATGGGCCGCGGCATGGTGTGAGTTGGAAATGATAGAAATTCGCGATGATATACATGTAGGTTACCATCCAGAGCGGGAAGAGTATACATTTTACCCATTAGACCCAAAGAATGATGGAAGATTTTCTCTATTTTCAGAGTTTTATTAAAAAACACTTGACATGTGATAAAATGTGTGGTATATTAATATTAAGTAAGTTGATAAAAGATACAATATCCATTAACGAAAGAATTGGAGCTTATAATGACAGAAAAGAACGAAGAAACAAAAGATCTTACTGAACAAGAAGCCAAGGATATGATAGAAGATGCTATCAAGGAACAGATCAAGGCTATGAAGGAAAAGGAGAAAAAATATCCTCCCGTAGATTGGGATACTGTCTTTTCTACTACCTTCACAGATGATGAGCACCTCTTTGATTATATTCTAGGACAGTTTAGAGTTGTTAAGTCGACCCAAGTACCCATTGCCGGTGTTACATACAGTCCTAGTTTGGAGAAGTTTGTATTACTTTATAACGATGTTAACATGAGAGAGATTCTCAAAGAAACTGGTAAGAGTAAGATTCGTGGCATTATTAAACATGAGATCTATCATGTCATGTTGGGTCATCTGTCTGATCGTAGACCAAAGAATACTAAGTTTGCCAAGATTTGGAACTACGCCACTGACTTGGCCATTAATACCAATATCCCATCAGATCAACTACCTGAGTTTTGTCTATTACCGGGAAAGGAACCATTTCAGGAATTCAAATCCAACCAAACGGCCGAATACTATTTTCGTAAGATTATTGATGTCTACGGTGATATGTCCGAGGAAGAGTTGGAACAGATGCAATGTGGTGAAGGAGACGGGTTAATGCCTGGTAATCTCAAAGAGGCCACAATGGGCCATGATCAGTGGGAAAAGATGAACGGTGAGGGTAGTAATTTAACAGATGAAGAAAAGGCCTTCATGAGACAGCAGGCCGCACAGGCAGGTAAGGAACTGGTTGAGGCGGGACTTATTGAAGAGATGGATTCAGAGAAACGTCACAGTAGTAGATATGGTGGTAAGGTGCCTGGCAACATTCCCTATAATACATATAAGGAAATCTTGGAAGGTAACGATATCACTAAGTTCGGTATCAAAGAGTTGATCAATAAACTCTCTACCAGTGCCATCGTCTCCAGGAAAAGAAAGTGTTCACGTAAGATTTACAATAAAAGAATGCCTTGTTTTTCCGGTGTGAGAAGAAGAGATAGAGTACCTCATATCGTTATTGCCGTTGACCAGTCTGGTAGTGTAGATGATGACATGGTACATATGTTCTTCGAGGTATCAGCCAGGCTCAATAAGTACTTCAAAATTACCATTCTACCTTTTGACACGAGGGTTAATGAGAACCATATTGTGACATTTGAAAAAGGTAAATTTAAAGGTAAACACGAAAGGACATGTTCCGGTGGTACTGAGTTTGATGCAGTGATTGAGTATACGAATAAGAAATATCCTAGAGGTAATGTTGATTTGATTATCGTAACAGACCTCGGTGATAGTTATCCTGATACTAGGTCTAAAAATCCAATTCACTGGGTTGCAAGTGATAGAGATATTGAAAATTCATATGATGAAAAGTTTTTAGATCATAGACTTGCAGACCTGTATGAAGTGTCTGGTACCGATTAGTAAAAATAATTTAACTTTTCTCTTGACAAATGAATACTTTTTGAGTATAACTAAATAGTAAGACACAAAGACAATTTTTAATTAACAACAATTTGAAACTTTTAACAATTTCAAAAGAATGGAGTTCAAAATAATGAAAGTAACTTGTAACATTAAACAATTTTTAGAATTAGTACCCTACATCCTTAAGAATAAAACTTACGGTGGTAGACCTATTCCAGTTATGATTATTGGTAAACATGGTATTGGTAAGTCTGAAATCATTGCTCAGTTAGGTAAAGAGTTGGACATGCCAGTTGAGAATGTTAGAGCTGGTGAGTTAACAGAAGGTGACTTCTCCGGTATTCCCCAAGCTATCGAGGGAGAGTATGGCGGTCTTGTTACTACATTTGCAGCCCCTGACATGATTCATCAGGCGTGTAATGTACCAACCATCTTCTTTTTAGATGAAATTAACCGTGGTACTCCTGAGGTTCAACAGGGTATGTTCAAGTTGGCAGACTCTGGTAAGGTCGTAAATCATGAGTTCCACAAGGATACCATGTTGATCTCCGCCATGAACCCTTCCGGAGGAGACTATCAGGTACATGAGATGGATCCTGCGGCCCTCGACAGATGGTATGTTATTAACCTTGTACCCACAGAAGAAGAGTGGTTGTCCTGGGCCCAGAAGAATAACATCAATCCCATCGTTGTGAGTTACATCGAGGATCATCCTAAGTCACTTGACCCTCCCGACTCATTTGAAGTAGGTAAGACCTACCCTTCCAGACGTTCATGGACTAGAATGGGTAAGACCTTAACTGCCATGGAGGCCGGGATTGGAGCGGATGGTATCTCTCAATCAACACTACAACTTATCGCCTCTGGTTATGTGGGAGAGGCCCATGTGGTACCATTTGCCAAGTACTACAAGTCTCATGCCAAGGATAACGCATTCAAACGTTATCTCGAAAAGGGTAAGTTTGATGGTGACATCAAACTGGAAGATGCGATTGACGCACTTGAGATTCTTTCACAACGTAAGATCTTCAATAAGACCTTGGACAACAAAATGGCCAAGAATGTAATCAAATTCGCAACACTCATCCCCAGAGAGTCACTTCAAACTCTCGCATGGGAACACATTCAGAGGGGTACTGTTCCCACAACTGAAAAATTGTTGGCCATGCCCGTTAATGATGGGTCTGGTATGACATTCGGTCAATTCATCCACAAAAATACTATCGATAACGACTAGGGGTTAGTTGGGAAGGTGGGAGCTTGTCTCCCACCATTTTTTTTGTCTATAAGAAGGATGATTTCGTCATGTTAGTAACAACCAAACATATATTCGACGAACCCAAAATCTATCCATGGGACGTACTGTATTGGGTTGAAGAGGGTCAAACTGAGTACGATGAAGACCTGGATCTCGGTGACACCAACATAACTCACTTACCTGATAATATGACGGTCTATGGTTATTTAAATCTCTACAGTACCAATATAACTAAATTACCCGACAATCTACGAGTTGAGTATAGTTTGTTTCTTGGACATACCAATATAACTCAATTGTCCGACGATCTATATGTTGGTAGTAGTTTATTTCTCAGAGATACTAATATAGGCCAGGTTCCTGATACTGTAACCGTAAAAGGTACAGTCCATTGGTGATCGTGCCTAAAGGAGAGGAGAGCATGGAAAGAGTAAAAGTAGAAAGTACAAATCTTAACAGTGTTGGTTATAATAAGGATGAAAAAATCCTAGAGATTCAGTTCAACTATCGTTCTGCAGTCTACCAGTATTACAGAGTTCCAGAGTATATCCACACTGGCCTTATGAGAGCTACTAGTAAGGGAGACTACTTCCATAGACGCATCAAGGGTAAATACAAGTTTAAAAAGGTTGAATAATGAATAAAAGTTACAGAGTATACAGACTGAAACACAAAAAGACAGGTCAGTACTTGGACTACTATGACGATATGGCCTATTGGGTAGATAATGGTGGTAAAACATATCCACATCCCGACTCATTAAAGCTTATTCATATTGATATCAATAAGATTCTGAACTACTATTTGGAGTACTTGGAAGAGGTTAAAACTAGAACCGTGATACAGGAAGACCTTATTGGCGATTTAAGTGAAGTTATTGAGAGTTGTCTGGATCTGTTAGATAATGGTATCATGGTACAAATTGAGATAACAGAAAGAGAGTTGTAATGAGAAAATATAATCCTTTGGTAATGTTTAGTAGAATGATCGATGTGATAAAAGAGGATATCTTTGAGGAAGACAGTTTTAAGTATGTGTTGCTAACTATATTTTTTATATGTCTGTTTATGACTGGTATAACCATGTCCGCGGTAGGTGTTATTGGATTTATGATTAAGGGAAACTGGTCGTACACTTTTCTATCGTTATTCAACCTGGTTCTGTCCTATTTCTCATTTGGATATATACTTGACGATTGTGAAAAGTGACGTTATATTGAAAAAAAAGCAATGTACGGCGATGGATATGTAATTAAGGCTGTTACCAAAAAAACAATCCTACAAGGAGAATACAGTTATAATGCCATTCGTTGATATAGAAGAAGTACAAGAACTTTATACGGAGCAATCCATGAAAATTCAATCCTTAATGTCTCAGCTAAAAGAACGTGATGATGAAATAGCAGAACTCAAGGAGAGGTTGTCTGAATTAGAGTCAGAATAAGACGTGATTTATACACTTTAGTTCGAACCATATACCTCAACACCAATTCTCATTTCAAACTCACAGAACGTTAAATTTGACATCACCGTAACAATTTTAAGACGCAGTATAGGTGAAAAATGCAAGTACCATACAAACAACTATTTGGTAAAACAAAACCGGCAACGGACCTTAGGAAGCTCCGCGAATTACATAAAGTAAAGTTGACCCCTTTGGAGAAGTTGTTACAGATTCCTGGTGTTAAAAGAATGACTGTGCGCGACTATCGAGGTTTCATTTAGACTAGAGTACGTAATGGATTGAGTAAAGGCGACTACTTTCACAGTTCACAAACTCTGGAAGCTAAACTTGAATATCCATTTGATTATTGGATAACGATAACTAAAGAGGTTGTACTTCCTGAATTACAAGATAGAATACATGTAGTTCTTAGAAAGGACGGTAAGGTGTTGAACGAGGGAGACTTAGATATTAGAATATTTGATCAACGAACCGGTAAGTCGATCCATGGATCTCCATGGATGTTTAGTGATATATAGGTGTTAATGTGGAAGTGTTTAAAGACCAACTATTTTCAAATGAGTATACGAGAGAGTTAATTTTTAAAGACCTAAGGGAACGACATAGGACTCTTGGGGAGAGTATAAGTAAAGAGAAGCTCTCATTCATAAACAATCCAAATGTTAGAAAAGGTACGAAAGAAGACTGGGCCCTATACATAGAGTCGTATGTATCCGAGGGATATACGGGTTTTATTCACAAATATTATAACTTCGAAGATCACGGAGAGTGGTATACCATAGTTCAGGGAGAGGTTGAACTTCCTAAACTAAAGTCCGAGGAGTATGTACATATCATAGTACTACCAGGTACAGAAAAAAAACCCACTTATTATGTTGGTAGCTATATATACAGGGTAGAGCGACCGTCAGGCCCTGTACCGTTTTTCGATGATATGTAAGAAGAGAATATGGAAGTACAACGAATGGAACGGTTGTTATAGTCAGTTACAATGCTGGTTAATTGGAGGAATGTATGGATAAAGGTATTAATGTATTGAGTTTATTTGACGGGATATCTGGTGCACAAGTGGCGCTACAGAAGTTAGGTATTAAGGTTAACAATTATTACGCATCAGAGATTGATAAACACACGATTTCTGTTACAATGAAGAATTTTCCTGACACCATTCAGTTGGGTGATGTAACTAAGTGGAGAGAGTGGAATCTACCAAAGATTGATTTATTAATCGGGGGTTCTCCATGTTTCGTCGCAGGTACTAAGGTTTTAACGGAGGGTGGTTTAAAGAACATCGAAGACGTGAAGGTTGGAGATATGGTGTTAACCCACGAGAATAGATATCGTAAGGTACTTAGGGTTGGTGGTAAAATGTCTGAGACTGTTAAACTGGTTTCTAGTGGTACTTTGATAACTGAAACCACGAAGGAGCATCCCTATTATGTAAGAGAGCTGTGTGGAAACGGTTATGGGGGTGAGGGAGGTTTAAGTAGACCGTCGTGGGTAAAGGTGTGTGATTTAATACCAGATGTACACTATGTTGGTGTTCCTATCAACATGGAGGCGTGTGAAAACGGCCACACCTCAGAGAGTATATACACACTGGCCTCGAATATTCGAGGTCATCAAACAAATATTCCTTATGAGTTTGTTGATTTAAATAATGAACTATTACAGTCATTTTTAGATGGTTACAATTCAAATGATGGTGTAATAGATAACGACTTTATGTCGGTACATGCCAAGGATGAGTCAGACGCCCTTACGTTAGGACTTATAGTCAATAAACTTTACAATGTCCCAGTTAGTTATAATAGTCATCAATGTATAGGTGGAAAGAAGAGCTATAGTGTGATGTATAGAAGACAGAATTATAAAGATTTTGTAAGTGATGATATAGTGTGGCAACCGATGAGGGAGGTTTACGAGACTGGAGACGAGAAGTGGGTCTACAATTTAGAGGTTGAAGAGGATAATAGTTACACGGCCAACAACGCAATTGTGCACAACTGTCAAGGTTTCAGTATGGCCGGTAAGAAGTTGAATTTTCAGGACCCTAGAAGTAAGTTGTTCTTTGAGTATGTTGATATTCTCAAACACTTTAAACCAGAGCATTTCTTCTTGGAAAATGTGAAGATGAAACAGTCTTTCCAGGCCGTCATTACTAGCTTCTTGGGGGTTGAACCTGTAGAGATTAATAGTGGACTTTTATCAGCTCAAAGTAGGCCAAGGCTGTATTGGTGTGATTGGGATGTGATGGTACCGAAACAGAGGGGTGTTGTGTTGGATGATATACTGGATCCTAATGCGAATCATAACCGTAAGACATTCAACCCTATTCAACCTACCCCTAAGCCGTCACGTAATGGGTTGATATGTAGACGTACGGATTTGCCTACCAATTATGATTATGGTAAGAGGGTCTACTTATCTAAGGGTAAGAGTCCCACGTTATGTGCAGCCTCTGCGGGGTCTGTTAAGATATCTGACGATGATTATCAAACCTATAGAAATCTGTCTGAACTTGAAGGAGAGAGATTACAAACTTATCCGGACAATTACACAGATACGATTACTAGATCTCAAAGGTTTAAGGCTTTAGGAAACTCATTCACTGTTGACGTAATCGCACATATTCTCTCACAAATGTAAATTAATCCTTGACAATTAAACAAAAATGGGGTATATTAATATTATAAGGTCGAAATGACTTTAAGGTTTAAATATTTTAAGAGAGGATAAATATGAGCTGGTTCTATAGTGGTGGAAGACGTTACAATAGTGATGACAACAATCTATCACCGACTCTAATAGAGTTACGTGATAAGATAAGAGATAGGTTTAAGCATTTAAAAGATGCGTTAAACGATAAAAAGTATGTATATTGGAAGTCGGGTGATCCTAAACTGCCCTTACATCCAGTGTCAGATATATATATAAGTGATAGGATAGAGAGTGGCAGGTCTTACTATGCTATATTGGTGAAATTCAAAAACAATAAAGTATACACAAATACAGTATATGGTAGATACAACAAGTACAGTGATACCATCGTGGATGTCGATTTCGTTAATGATTTTGAAATAAGGGATAAACAAGTACGTAAAAAGGCCATTCGAAAACCTAAACTGGATATGTCTATGAGTGAGTATCACATAAATCAACTGAAAATGTACGATGAAAGCCCTCACCATGTTATATGTTATTTTGATATTAACTGGTTTGAGGATGATGGTAATGGTGGTTTGAAGATGACTAGTGCGCTACAAAATAGTCTGGATCAAATGAGTCTGGACCGAATATTCTACAGATATAGTGTAAGTGGTTTAAAATTTAGGGAGAACAGTAAGGGTGATGTGGTAGGGATATCTGGGTTAGGTCCTATGGGTGGAACTAGAAGTGTCTCTAAGTTGAGATTCGATTTAAACTTCAAAATCTATGTCGTCAAGAATGTTAACTTGTCTATGGAAGAAAATCCAAAGGATAAGTTTCAGTTGTTTTAAGATTTAGTAATGGAAGGTGTGAAGATGGAAGTTAAATACGGAAATGGTAGTACTGAATATGGTCCTGGAATAGAAATAAACCTTACTGGTGACGAACTGGCGAAGGCCTTAACAGCATATCTAGTCGCTCATGATGTACATATTGACGGACCTCGTACAGTACGTATTAATGGTGACTTATGTGATGACGTTCGGATATATGTAGACCCATCAGGTAATGTATATACTGGTGGTGAGAAGTATTCCGGTCGAGGTCCTACTGGTAACTGGGAGGAGTTCTTCACACACAAAGAGTTGAACGATATCGGCGGTGTGGTTAGGTTATTACGAAAAGAAAAAAACTGGACCCATGAAGATTTAGGTCATGAAGTCGACTTATCCAGTTATATGGTACAATGTTTAGAAGAAAATGACTTCAAACCTAATACAGAGTTAAGACAAAAACTCGGTAAAGTGTTCAATCTGTCACCAGAGGTATTTAAGGTACCAACTAAAAATGAAGTTAAGTCATGTCGTCTTTGTGGTGAGGACGAATATGCGATTGAGGGTTACGTTGAACATAAATGTGAAAAGGTTAATATAGAAGACTCTGAGTATATGCGTATGACTACTGAGGATTGGAATTCTTGGAATGATGGTGAAGCGGGGGAACTATTAAAATGAGTAAATGTAAAAAATGTAGAGATGAGGAGCCGATAGAGGCGAGTGAGAAAGAAGTTAAAATTGTAATCTATGATGATGAAATTGACGTCGAGATTCCTCTGTATTGGGGCTCTGCATCTACAACTTTTCAAATCAACTATTGTCCATTCTGTGGGAGGGAATTATAATGAGCGAATGCAAAAAATGTAGAGATGAGGATAATTTCCTAGAGGCGATAATAGGCAATTATGACTATGCAACTGTCAGCATTTATGAAGATGAGCTAGAAGTTAGGGTTGATAAATATGGTGCTAGCGTTACTGATAAAATCAAAATCAACTACTGCCCATTTTGCGGAAGGGAGTTAGGAAAATGAATAGCCATTACATCATTTTGCAAGAAGAGTGTATTACAGACCTTGAGAATGAGGTTAATAAAAGCATGGAGGAGGGGTATGTCCCAATTGGAGGGCCGTTCCATTGGGTTGAGCTAAGGACTGAATATCTATGTCAAGCAATGCTGCTAAAAGAGACCATTAAGGATAATGAACTATGAGTGAACAAGAATTAAAGCCGTGTCATTGCGGGTGTAATGAATTACAGATATTGCACGATGACCCTAATCCATGCTGGTCTATGATGTGTAATAACAACGATTGCGGCTGGGAATTTGGCTGGTATGATACCAAGGAGGAATTGATAGAAGCATGGAATATCCGCCCCATTGAAGATGAATTGAGGAACCAAATCAAATCGTTGAAATCTGAAATGGAAGTCCATAAATCATTTCATGACTTAGTTGTTCTAGAGCGAAATCAAGCGAGGTATCAACGTAATGATCTACGGGCCCAAGTAGAGCAGCTCGAAAAAGAGAAAGACGAACTGTTGAGTGATATTAGTGGATTACTACAATCTTTAATGGAACATGGAGCCAGTACTGTACCCATAACCAGTGAAGAGTTGGAGCAGATGGGTAGGTTGATAGAGGGAGTAGAGATCGACGACTAATTGTACAAATTATCCCCAAAAAAGGCCTTGACAGGAGTGTAAAGGTGTGGTATAATATAAGTATAGTTTGTTAATTTGGAGGATAATATGAATTTAAGAACTGAGGTAAGAGTGACTATTGAGAATTACGTTAAGAGGTTCGTTGTTATTAACGATGAGGGAAACTCTAACGGCTCAACTGAGAATAAGGTATATATCTCATTTTGTGGAAAATCATTCTATCCTACCAGTGAAAAACAAGAGTCGGAATGTGTCGAGATTTTAAAGTTTATCAAGGATGTGTATGATAGTAACGCTTTCGGTAAATTCTCTCAGCGTGTTAGTGACCTCTATGATAGTGTAATTATATTGACTCCAGGTACGTCATCTATATTAAATTCCAGATATACAGAAGGTAAACGTGTAGATAGTCTGGGTATGTTGGTTGCGGGTATACGTACAGTACTTAGAAGAAGGATTACAGAACCAACCGGATATAAGAAGGGTGACATGATCGAGGGTGAGATGGTTCTAAAGGGTATCAAGGAGTACGTTGATAGTAGCCGTTGGAATAATCGTTGGGATATGGACATGCCAGTACTCGACGTTGTTCCCAAGATGGTTTTAAATGGTACGATAGGTGGTATACCATTCAAGACCATCATGCTTAGAAATGTCGACTCGTGGGTATATCGGGTAAAGTGGTTTCTTAGAGATTTTATAGAGGAGGCCTGTGATGGTCATTATGTCTGTGATTCTTTCGTAGAAGAGTCAGATCAGTTGAATCTCTTTATGGATGTACTCAAACAACGTAATAATAAACTCTCCTATAGCTTCATACCTAAAAACACGGAGGTGATAGTGTTGGGTGAGACATACAATGATATCTATGGTTATTCATTAGATTTAGATATAAAGTATGTAGAGAAACAGTCAGAGATGGACATGAAACGTGTGTATCATAACAACCATTCAAACTTCTTTTAGGATATTATAATGAGTAACTATATCGATATATTGAAATCAAGAGTTGCAGAGATATCACAAGATGCTAGTACTCATATGTATAATGCATTCAACAACCTATTTATAGAACAGCTTGAAAGTGCTGTAATAGATGTAATGTTGAAGTCGGGTATTGAGGGTGGACTGCATAAGGTAAAAGAGGTTGTCGAAGAGTTGATGGTGGAGGTTATACAAGATGTTGAAGACTTACAGGATGTTATCAACAATAGTGATGAACAACTAAGAGAGATAGACGAAAATATAAAACGTCTAAGACATGAAAAGTATAAACTTCTAAACAGCACCCAAGGTATTCAGGATAGATTTACTAGAGTTAAGGTGTTGGCGGAGTTTGTACGAAGGGTTTATAGGGATATGGTAGAAAACAATAGTCCTACATTAAATAAACTGAATAAACAGCTGTTCTGAGGTGATTTATGGAGTATGACTTTTTAAAAGACTTTAATGATGTTGTAGATATTTTAAACGACATCTATGTAAACTCGACGTATGTGGCCTACATAACCGTTAATGGTATGAGACACGAGTTAACAGGGATAAATACTCCTAGATTTCATGAGTGGAATTCCAAGTACACTCTAGAGTATGGTAAAAACTCACATATGGATGTACCAAAAGAGTCCAACGTGTTTGAGTACGTTACATTCTTTGAGTTAAAAGACGTCAATGAAGAGTTGGAAGATAGAATAGGACTGATACGTAGTACAAGATTGAAACAGAAAATATCAGAAGACCTTCAACTATTTTAGGATATTAGTATGGATATGTGTGAAAAGCTCTCTAAATGCCTTGATCTACCACTGTATGACGATGGTGCGGTAGATATTATGCTCATTATAAATGACTGTCTTTACTATATAGTAGATTTTATCAATGAGAGAACCATGGTTAGGGTTGAGTACGTTAAATCCCCATGGCGTATGGACAGGGGGAGGACAGAAACTATCATATTGGATAATGATTCTGACTTGTTTAAACATTTTACCTTTATAAGGTTGGTTAGTATTGACAAAGAGGTAGAGACAGAGTATAATAAAATAAAGAAGAGTGAGTTTTTTAAACAACAGTTATTTTAACCCTAACATATGGAGATTTTTATATGAGTA